ACTACACGCGAAAAATCGCAGGTTGGGCAGGGGGGGGATTCATGCGCGGGCGGAATTAAGGAAATTTGAGGTCGTAAAAGGCCTTGAAAAAACAGCGAAAAATGCCAAAAATTCAGGGTGGTAGCTTTGATGCCAGGTCCAGCAAAAAAACCAACTAAATTAATGCAACTGGAGGGAAATGCTGGAAAGCGTCCATTGCCGGCCAACGAGCCGCAGCCCGAAAGGGATGTCCGCGTTCCGGTGTGCCCCGCTTTCCTCAAGGGGACGGCGCGGCTGGAATGGAACCGCGTGGCGCCGGAACTTTACCGGCTAGGGCTTTTGACGAAGGTGGACCATGCGGCGCTGGAAAGTTATTGTTCCTGGTATCAGACGGCGGTGGAAGCAGACCAGGAAATAGCGCGGCTGCGGAAACTGCACCGCGAATACAGGCGGAGCAAGAAAAAGGACGAACGCGCCACCCTGCCATCAAATGGGATGGTGATGTATACGGCAGCCGGCAATGTGATTATGGAGCCGATGCTCTCCGCGCGGAAACAGGCTTGGGAGATGGTGAAGGTATTTGCGGGAGAGTTCGGGATGACGCCGGCGAGCCGGGCAAGGATAGCCGGAGGCGGCGCCAGGAAGGCCGATGCCGGGAAATCCGCGATGCAGAGGTTTATGGATGCCAAGCGGGAAATCTCGAATTAAGGAGTTGGCCGATGAAGGAAGAGATAATCGCTTTATTGAATGAGATAAACGAACTTGACCCCAGTGTGCTGCCGGCGTTGATAGAGCACCGTGTTCCATGTAATCAAAAACTAGCAGATCACCCCACAGTACAGGTAGGAAAAACCTCAGACGGTTATGAGGTCGGTTTGCTGGGGATATTGAACGGTTTATGCGGAGTGAAAGAAGACAGCACCGGATACATCGGCGCGCGGTATAAAGACGAAGAACTAAACTGCATCGAGCGGTTTGAACTGCTGGTCTAAATGGTTACTCGCAAAACTAAAAAAAAGGCGGGTAAGAAAAAGAGAACATCCGCTAATATATACCAGCCCGGGGTAAAGCAAAAGATACCGCGGGGCTGTTACTTCGATGAGAGGGCGGCGCAGGACGCGGTTGATTTTATCCAGGCACTGAAGCATACGAAAGGGAAATGGGCCGGGCAGCCGTTCATCCTGCTGCCGTGGCAACTCGCCATCGTGCGGGATATCTTCGGGTGGAAGCGTCCCAACGGCAAAAGGCTATATAAAAAGGTCTACATCGAGATACCGAAGAAAAACGGGAAATCGGAACTCGGGGCGGCAATCGCCCTCTATCTGTTATTCGGTGACGGGGAAGCGGGGGCGGAGGTCTACAGCGCGGCGGCGGACAAGGACCAGGCGAAAATCGTATTCGACGTGGCAAAGGACATGTTCGAGATGGAGCCGGCGCTGCAATATGATAGGGACGGCAATTTACGGGGGAAGAGAATCCCCTCTACATACCGGATTGTCAATTACGAGCTGGGAGGATTTTACCGGGCGCTATCGAGCGAGGTAGCGGGAAAACACGGTTATAACGTCCACGGGGTAATCTTCGATGAACTGCACGCCCAGCCGGACCGCCGGCTTTACGACGTTATGACCTACGGCTCGGGGGACGCGCGGGAGCAGCCGCTGTTCATCTTCCTCACCACGGCAGGCATTGACCGGAACTCAATATGCTGGGAGGTCCACGAATACGCGCGGCAGGTCATCGCCGGCATCATCGAGGACCCGGAATTTTACGCGGTATTCTTTGGTTTGAGCGATGAGGAAGACCAGGCGGACCCGGAGGCGTGGGGGCGGGAAGAGACGTGGCGGCGGTGCAATCCATCGCTGGAGGTAATCGTCCCCCTCGAGATAGTGGCCAAGGAATACAGGGACGCACTCAATAATCCGTTCCTGGAAAACCAGTTCCGGCAGATGCGGCTCAACCAGTGGGTGAAGAGCAACATCAAACCGATACCGCTGCGGGACTGGGACGCCTGCGCGGGGGTTGTGCATAAGGATAAGCTTTTGCATAAAGTTTGTTACGGAGGCCTCGACCTGGCCAGCAAAATCGATATGGCGGCGCTGGCATTAATCTTCCCGGACGATAAGCAGCCGCCGGGTTATGATTTGCTGCTGCGTTACTGGATACCTTCCGACAATATCCGGGACCCGCATAACAAAAACCGGGAGCTGTACCTCAAATGGGAGAAGAAGGAGCTGGTAACGGCCACACCAGGAAACGTCATCGATTACGATTACATCCTGGACGAGCTGGATGGGATGAGGCTCGATTACGAATTACAGGAACTTGCCTACGACCCGTTCGGGAGTTGGGAAATAATCCAGGAACTTCAGAAGCGGGGATTCGTCCTCGAGGAAAAAGCGGCGGGGTACGGGCATCCGCTATTGGTGACCTTCCGGCAGGGCTGGAAGACGATGAGCGCGCCCACGAAGGACTTCATCGCCATGGTAGTCGACCGGCAGAACCGGGGACGGTTCCGTCATGGGGGCAATCCGGTTTTGCGGTGGAACGTGGATAACCTGGTGCTGTGGCAGGACAAGGCGGGAAACGTGACGCCGGACAAGGCTAAGAGCAGCGAGAAGATAGATGGCGTGGTGGCGAGCATCATGGCACTGGACAGGGCGCTCAAGCACCAGGGGCCGGGGAAGAGTGTTTATGAAGAACATGGGCTGGATTCAATTGACCTTTAAAATATTTGGCGGGGAGAAATAAATGGCAAATCCCATTAAGCAGGCAATTAAAAACACCCTGAAGGGACTCTCGATAACGCTGTCTAATGGTGCCCAGTTATTGAACCGCGGCTATAACGGCGATTTTAAGACATTTTTTACCGAAAATATATATTCCGATTCTGATGCCGGAATCAGCGTGACAAAAGAAAAAGCCCTGAATTATACCGCATTCTGGAGTTGCGTAACACTGCTGGCGGGGACAATCGCGTCTCTGCCGTTCCATTTAAAACAGAACACCGGGGATAGGAACACAATCAATGCTGTAAATCATCCTCTTTACAAACTGCTGCATGACGAACCTAATCCGGAGATGGACAGCTTTTCATACATGGAAACCCTGATGTACCATCTCGGCGCGGCCAACGGCAATGCCTATTCCTTCATCGACTGGGATTCCGATCGTACAACCATCAAGGCTTTATGGCCGATGGACCCGGACAGGGTTACCAAAGTGCGTGGAGGGAACAACGAAATCGTTTATCTTTACCAGTCTGATGGCGGGCAATTTCTGCTGCCGGCATACCGCGTCTGGCATATACCCGGATTCGGGTATGACGGATTGATCGGCTATACACCGCTGACCCATGCACGTAATTTGATCGGGAGCGCGTTGGCGGCGGAAAAAATGGGCACCAAGATATTTACTAACGGTCTGACTTTCGGCGGGTTTTTGAAAAGCTCGAAGATATTAACCCAAGATGCCAGAGACAATCTTAAAAAATCAATCAAAGAAGGTCATGAAGGTGTAGAAAAAGCACAGAGGCTTTATATTCTGGAAGATGGATTATCATATGAAAAAAATAATATCTCCCCGGAGGATGCTCAAATGCTCGATACGGAAAAGCATCTTTACACCAGGATGGCGGGTTTTTTCCACATTCCGCCCCATATGATAGGAGACCTGGAAAGGGCGACCTTCAGCAATATCGAAGAACAGAATATTTACTTCGGCGTGCATAGCATCCGGCCGTGGTGCGTGCGCATCGAGAGGTCCGGCAATCGCCAATTACTTATCGATAGCGAAAAGGACAGCTATTTCATGAAACTGCTGATTGACGGCCTATTAAGGGGCAATACGGAATCAAGGTTCCGGTCTTATGCCATCGCTAGGAACTGGGGCTGGATGAGCGCCAATGACGTGCTTGAATTGGAAGACAGGAACGGTATAGGGGAACAGGGAGATATTTATATGGCGCCATCGAATATGGTACCTGCGGATAAGTTCAATCAGATGATGCCGGCAGCCGCTCCATCAAACCAGCCGGCTAATAGTAAAGATGAACTTATTCTTCCTCGTCCAGTTTTTTAAAACTCAGATATTTCACGCGAAATAAACTTAAGCCTCGGGAAAACCCGTGGCTTTTTTATTGGGAGTGTAAATTGCCGATACCGAAACCAAGAAATAATGAAAGCGAAGATGAATTCATCAGCCGGTGCATGGGGGATGATGTGATGAATCAGGACTATCCAGACGAAGACCAGCGCGCCGGAGTTTGTTATACGCAATGGGAAAACCGCGATAAGGGAGAAAACGCTATGGACGCAAAAATTCAACGTAAATCTTTTACCGGCATCGAATTAAAAAAAGATAAACCCGGCGCTTTTACGGCCAGAATCGCCACGCTAAAAGTCATTGATAAAGACGGCGATGTGACGCTACCCGGCGCTTTTCCCGAAGGAAAGACCATATTGATTTCCGCCTACCAGCATGGCAGCTGGATGGGCGAATTGCCGGTAGGAAAGGGCATCATCCATGAGGTCGAAAACGAAGTGCTGGTGGAAGGCGAATTCAACTTGAAATCAGAAACGGGGAAAGAACATTACGAGACAATCAAGTTCGCGCCGGATTTACAGGAATGGAGCTATGGCTTCAAGGTCATTGACGCAGAAGAAGATACCGAATATGAGGGCAATCATGTCTGGCGCATTTTGAAAAAAGTGGATGTCTTTGAAGCTTCACCCGTATTGCGCGGTGCCGGCATGAATACTGCCACCCTGGCGATAAAAAACGAAAAAGAACAGGGAAAAACCTTCGCAGCTCAGGCGGAAGCGGCGCTTGCCGCCGTTAACGGCCTAGTGGCCCGCGCGAAGTCGCTTGCTGACTTGAGGCGGAAGGAAGGGCGGAACCTGTCCATATCCGGCAGGGAGGAAATAACCAAGCTGCAAAAAGGGCTTGGGGAGATAGAGGTCGAGATTAAAAACCTGCTGGAAAAACCGGAGGACGCATTGAGCGGCAGCGTCCAGACTGAACTCAAACGGTCGCTCATAACCATCAAAAATATTTATGGGAGGAAATGAACATGAGTGTGAAACTCAAGACCAAATATAGCAACATCAAGGACCTGCGCGGCCGGCAGGAAGAAATCGGCAAGACCATCACAAAGGTTTTTGAGGAAGCCGAGCAGGAAGGCAAGGACATCGATTTCAGCCGGGTGAAGTGTCTGGAAGGCGCGGACACCGCCGCCAAGCTGGCCGCGCTGAAAGCACTTAATGACGAATCCGCCGACATCCATGACGATATCAAGGCGCTGGAAGAGGCGGAGCAGATCATCCGCAAGGCGCGGCAGGCAGCCGATGAGGCGGCCGGGTTCAAAGAGACAGACCTGCGCGAACAGCCCGGGAAAAAGGCAACCCAGAACAAATCCCTTGGCGAGCAGTTCCTGGAAAAGAAGCTCAATAAAAAGAATGCCACCGGCGAGCTCGATATCGACCTGAAGACCATCGTGCAGACCGGCGCCGGCTGGGCCCCGGAATCCATGCGGCTGCCCAGGGTCGAGCTTTACCCGCTGCGCGCACTGCGCGTGGCCGACGTTTTCCCGACCTACACCACACAGAACTCCGATATCAAGTACATGGAAGAGACGACCCATACCAACAATGCTGCGGAAATCGCGGAGGAGACCGATGCCTCCAGCCCCACAGCTTATGGTGAAGCGGCTATCGGCATGACGGAACGCTCCGTGCCGATTGAAAAGATCCCGGTATGGATTCCGGTCACCGAGGAACAAATGGATGATGTGGTCGGCTTCGGTGAATTCATCAACAACCGCCTGACTTATATGGTTAGGAACCGCCTCGATGGGCAGCTTATCGCCGGCGATGGCTCGACGCCCAACCTCCGTGGCGTGCTGAACGCTTCCAATATCCAGACCCAGGCCAAGGGCTCTGACCCGACTCCCGACGCTTTCTTTAAAGCGATGACACTGGTACGTGGCTACACGGCCGGGACCGGCTTCGCCGAGCCTTCCGCCTGCTTTATTCACCCGCTGGACTGGCAGGACATCCGCCTGCTCCGGACGGCTGACGGCATTTACATCTTCGGGAATCCGACCGAGATGGGGCCGGAAAGACTCTGGGGTGTCCCTGTAGTAGTGACTCCCGCGGAAACGCAGAATACCGGCGCGGTTGGCGACTTTATAAACTATGCCGCCCTGTATGTCAAACGCGGACTTTCCATCGAGACCACCAATAGCCACGGCGAATTATTCGCCTCCGGCGTCCTGGCTATCAAAGCCACAATGCGCTGCGCGGCAGTGTATTTCCGCGGTTCTGCTTTCTGCAAGGTCACCGGAATATAAGAAAGGTCGAGCAAAAAGTAAAAAGTAACGAGGTGAAAAATGCCTATTATCGAAGGCGCAGTACAGCGCGGAGTAGCTAAATTCATTTACGATTTCGCAGCGCGTGGAGGTGCAGCCGGAGACATCGTGCTTGCCGGGGAGCCTCTACCCAAGAATGCCATTGTCTGGGATGGGGTGGTAGATGTAATCACGCCACTGACCGGCGGGGCCGGGGCGACGGCGGCAGTATCCACCGCGCAATCCGCCAACGACCTGATAGCGGCGGCAGACATAACCGGGGCCCCATGGTCCACGGCGGGGTCTAAAGCAATCGTTCCGGTGGGGGATGCCTCTCATAGCATCAAGATGACGGCAGACAGGGCCCCGAAGCTGGTAATCGCGACCAATGACCTGACGGCCGGCAAATTCAACCTGTTCATCGAGTATTACCTTTCCGACTAAAAGAATATCCCGGTAAATCTAAAGCTGCCGGGATAAAACAAAAAATAACAAGGAGAAAAAATGGAAGGATTAGTTCAGCAGGCAGAAAAATATATCATCCCTGACGGCTCGGCAAACCGTCCCTACATGTCCCGGCGCGGTGAATTATTCACCCAGGACTGGATCCAGGCGGCCATCCTGGAAGGTTACGGTTTCATCGCCAATGTCGGCGCATTATCCACCCCCGTAGTGGGAGGCGGCGCCGGCACGGTGGTGGACCTCGACCAGCCGGAATTCGGCATGATCATCCCGGACGGAAAGACCATCATCCCGATCCGTCTGGCCATCCAGCTCACCACACCGCTTCTGGCCACCGATGCCGATGAGGTAGAAGCGCTGGCCTTCGTCGATACGACCGCGGCCACCGTAGCGGCAGCCCTTGACGGGACCTGGGCCAATACCATCACTCCCAAAAACATGCGGATTGCTCTCACCAACAGGAAGAGCTCGACCTGCACGGTAAAAAGTGTCTGCTCCGGAGATACCACCGACCCGACAGAGAGCATCGACCTGGCGCACATCCAGCTTACCGGCGATGTCCAGGGCACGGCGGCCACCGCATTGTGGACCAAGAACGAGTTGCTTTACGAACCGAAGAATCCGCCCCTCATCGTGGGCCCGGCTTCTCTGTTCGCTTACTGGGGCGGCACGGTAGCCACCAGTGCCTTCATGCAATTCTTCTGGATTGAATTGCCCAGCACCCAGTTACAGTAGATTGACGCCCGCCCTTCGGCAAGGCGGGGAAAAGGCCGGGGGTGGTTCGGCTCCTCCTTTCCACCCCCGGTACATTTTTAAGGAGGGCATTAGAAGGAAGGAATATTATGAAATGCAAACATCCTTATTACCATTATGTTGATGGAGTTTTGACCTGTGTACAATGCGGCCAGCCATCACCGAAATTTAAAAGCCCGGATATCGAGGACAAAGCATTCCGGCAGCATGAATCCAAACCACTGACGGCGGGAGAGAAAACCGCAGCAAAAAAATAATAAAAACCCCTTAAATCCCCCTTTATGAAGGGGGAGATGGAGTCATTTATGTCCCTTAAAATAAAAACTCCGCCGGCGATAGAGCCGATTTCCCTGGTGGAAGCCAAGGCGCATTTAAGGCTCAACGGCCTGGCGCTGGAGGACAGCATCACCACAGAGCAGAGCATAGCCCCAGGAGCGCACGTAATCGCCGCCAGCTACTCGCTGGAGGGAAACGCAGTAGAAGTATCCGGGTATGAAGCCATCGTCAACCTGGTGGCCGGGACGAACGGGGCCGGGGGAACGGTGACGGTAAAAATCCAGGAGCGGGAAGACCTGGTGACGGGGGCGTGGGTGGACTGGGGAACGGCGTTCACGGCGGTGACGGAAGCTAACGATAACGCGACCTATGAAAAGGCATATACCGGGAGCTGCCGGTACATCCGGGCGGTGGCCACGGTAGCCGGGGCGACATGCTCGTTCGGGGTGGATGTGGTAAAGATGGCGGGCCCGGCGGCGGAAGACGACGCTATCACATCCTACATCAAAGCGGCGCGGCATTACGCGGAGTGGACACTCGCCTGGCGGTCCTACATTACACAGACGCTGGAGCTGTGGCGGGATGACTGGCCGGAGGAAGATTTTATCAAACTGCTCCAGCCGCCGGTGCAGGAGCCGGCGATAACAGCGGGGAGCTTTGCCATTGGAACAGTATACCGTATTTTGACGGTGGGGACGACGGACTTCACGCTCATCGGGGCGACGAGCAACACGGTGGGGGCAATCTTTACCGCGACGGGGGCGGGAAGCGGGACGGGAACGGCCACGGCCAGCGGCATCGTCAGGTATTATGGCACCGATGACACGGTATATTACCTCGACGGCAGTGTTTACGGCCTGGCCAAAGAGGACCAGTACGCGCCGAAAATCGCATTAAAGTACGGGCAAAGCTGGCCGAGTACCACGCTGCGGCCATATCAGGCCATATGCATAACCTATATCGCGGGTTACGGGGATGCGGCAACGGATGTACCGCCGGATGTGATTAACGGTCTGAAGCTCCTGATATCCGACGCTTACGAAAACAGGGGGGACATCATCACCGGGACCATCAGCTCGAATCTAAAACGGGCGCAGGACCTGATATGCGGCGCCAAGGCGTATTAGCGGAACAGGAAGGAACGGCATGACAAGGGCAGGAGAATTCAGGACGCCCATCGCCTGGTATAAAGACATTCACGTTACGGACCCGGCGACTTTAGAATCGGTGACGGATTACGCTTTGGTGGGGACGGACTGGGCGGCGGTGGAGTGGGCAAGCGGCCGGCTTTATGAGGAGGCCAAGCAGCTCAACAGCGAGGTGCAGGGCGTTATCAGGACGCGGTACCGGCGGGACGTTCAGCCGGCATGGCGTATAAAGCTGGGGCGGCGGTGGATACAGATAATTTCCGTCTCCAATTACAAAGAGCAGAACCGGGAGCTATGGCTTGATTGCAAAGAGGCTTTGGATTAATGAACGCTTATGAAATACTGGAAATAAAATACAACGCAGATAAAGAAGAAATACAAAAAGCCTATAGGTCACTGGCTAAACGATTTCATCCGGATATTTGTAAAGAACCCGGAGCGGTAGAAAAGATGAAACTCATTAATGCTGCCTACGACCTTTTAATGAAACCACAGCCTGCCCAGCCAGTAATACATCGGCAGGGAATGATGGTAAGAGAGGTCAAGATATATCAATACGGATGGCAGAGTACTGATAGCTGTACCGCTGATTCTTCATATACTACCGGATATTATTATTAGCCCAAATATTTCACATGGAATATCGGAAGCCCTGGGAAACCGGGGCTTTTTTATTTGGAGAGATGAATGGCGACAGGCGTATCGATTTATTTAAAAGGGCTTGATGAGCTGGAGAAGACCTGCAACAGGGCAGTCAAATACATGGACGCCGGTAAAACCAAGCTCCTGCTGGAACAGGCGAATCTGGTCAAAGCCCGGATAAAAGACCTGGCGGCAACACAGCAGAAGGGCAGTGTTAATCACAGCGCGCAGAAAGCCGCCTACGCAGCAGCCCAGTCCTCCACCACGGTTTACCCAACGGTAGCTTATGCCGGCATCCGCCCGAGGGCAATGCCCCACGCTCATCTGGTAGAAGAAGGGCACGGCGGTCCGCATCCGGCGCCGCCTCATCCCTTCGTGCAGAAGGCCTGGCAGGAAATGAAGCCAGTGGTGCGGCAGAACATCGAAGGCAAAGCGGGTGCGATTGTGGATGCGGCATTCAGCCAGGCCAAAGGTAATGCTGTAAGCGGCCCCATAGGGTTCACCGAAGTGTAACGGGAAGCAGAAGTTTATGGAAATAGAAACGGCCTTAAAAGCGTTCTTATTAACGCAGACGGACCTCACTGGGAAAGTGGGGGAGCGGATATATATACTTCAGGCCCCGCAGACGGCCGCCAAACCGTACATCGTTATCGAGCGTGCGGGGGACCCCGGGGTCCATACCTCGGACGGGCCGGTGGCGGTTGGGGATACCGGCGTCATCATCGGGTGCTACGGGACAACCTGGACATCGGCGCGGGAAGTGGCGGTCCTGGTCAAGGCGGCGCTCAACGGGAAAACGGGTGTAATTGGCGGGGCAAGCGGCGTCACCGTCAACCCGGTTTTTTATGACGACGAGGGGAGCGGCTTCGATACCAATGTCAGCCTGTATTACGTCGACCTTGAATTTACCTGCCAGACGGAGGGATAGAAAAAAATGAGGTAAATATCCCTTGACGACCCATAGGAGAGTAGAGTGAAAAAATATCTACAAACAATCATTGATTCTAAAAAAGGAGATTGCTTAGAAGCATGTATTCGGTGTTTGCTCGAAGATGAAAGTGTACCTCCTTTTAAAGATGGCATTCATGATTGGTATTATATGGCTAACGAATGGTTGTCAAGATACAATTTGCAACTTGGATTTGTTGGCTATGGTGCAATGCCGCTACCGCGTGGTAATTTTATATTTTGTGTGAAATCAGCTTTATTTGAAGGTACTACTCATGCTGTTATTGCACGGGAAAATCCTGAAACTGGGCTGCCTGAAGTTATCTGGAATCCAAACCCTCAAGACCCACGCGGTATAAACATTGACCCTAAACAAGGGTCGCATATTTACCTGTTAATAGTGCTCGACCCTTCAAAATTAAAATACGGGTTATGAAGGGATAGTTACGAAAGATGAAATGCCCTAATCCGGAATGCGTCAACGGGAAGGTAAAAATCGAAAGCCCTATTACATCCGATGTAATGGGAGAGGAAGAAATTGGCTGCGAGGTCTGCCACGGCGCGGGGGAGATTACGGAAGACCTGGCGCCGCTGATATATAACGCGCTTTACCGGGCAGTGGAACTGCTCGAATCAATAAACGAAAAATTGGGAGGAATAAAGAAATGACAGCAACACCTGGCTACAAAGGATTCGGGACAGCGGTATCGTTCGGGGGAACGACGATCGGCTACACGCGGGACAAGCCCTTTCCCAGTAAATCGCGGGACGAGATTCCTTTAGACAACAGCGATTCCCCTGATGAATGGGATGAATCTTTACCGGGGATGAAGCACGGCGGGGACCTTGCTATCGACATGATATTCGTGCCCGGGGACGCAGGGCAGGCAGCGATGATCGCGGCCTTCGATGCCGGCACGGTAGCGACGCTGTTACTGACGGCGCCCGCGGCGGTAGGGGTAACAGTTTCCATGTCCGCCTGGGTGAAGAGCATGGGCGGGTCCTTCCCGTACAAAGGGGAAATTGTCCAGACGGTGACATTCCATATCACCGGGGCGGTAACCTATTCCGCCGCAGCGTCCACCGGGCTGACCACGCCGTTTTTCTCCATCAGTGAGAGCGCGGTTATCACGCCTGACCCGGCCGGCGATGAATATGATTACGTCGCCACGGTACTCACCGGGGTGGAATCGGTCACGGTCACGCCCACGGCCACGGCCGGCGTCATCACGGTAGACGGCAACACGGTAGCCACCGGGGAGGCGTCCAGCGCCATCACACTCGGGGCGGCCGGCAGCGTAACGACGGTCACGGTGGTGGTCAAGGAAACGGGCAAGACGGCCAAGACCTACACCATCAGGGTCGTTCGCGCCGCAAGCTAAAGCCAAGACAGGAAACAGGGCTGGGGGAGGGACTTATTTTCCCTCCCCCTCTTTATTTGAATGAGGGGAAGTTATGCCTGACAGAGCCAACCCATCCGTGCCTGTAAAGCTGGGGGGTAGAACTTGTAATTTAAAATGCACGCTGGGAGCGGTCCACGAGTTCCAGGAGATGACCGGGCAGGATATCTACCGGGACGGGCTGAACGTGCTGGAGATGCACGCGGACAATTTCCGCAAGCTCGTCTGGTGCTGCCTGGTGCCGGGCGGGGGCCGGCCGTTTACGCTGAAAGGCGTGGGGCGGCTGGTCAACAAAAAAACGATTTTAACCATCTTGCCTTTTGTCCGGCTGGCTTTGGGTTTATCCTGGCCGGAGGCGGAAAAAACAGCCGCGGCTAAAGATGAAAAAATGCCGACGGACTGGGTAGGATTGTGGTCGTTCGGGCGGCAGACGCTAAAGTTAGGCGAAGCGGAGTTCTGGGGGCTGACGCTGGCGCAGTTCCTGGCGTTAAGGAAACGCTGGGAAGGGGAACAGGAAACGCTCGATTACCGGACAGGCGTTATCGCCAGCAGTGTCTTAAATACTATTCCGCGCACGGAAGAAACCAAAGACAAAATTTTTACGGCGGCGGATATCTATCCGCATTATAGCTGGGGAGAAGAGGGCGGGGAGCTCAACGAAGACGATATACGCAATCATTTCCGGCAGTGGGCGCTGACGGAAGACGCGCATATTACGGAGAATTGATTTGGCTAAAGGTAAAGAAATATCAACCCTGTTCATAACCATCGGCCTCGACGATAAAGATATGACGAAGGGCCTGAACAAAGCGCAGAAAGAAATCAAGGTCTGGAGCAAAAATTTCGCCATCGCCGGGGCCGCTATTACCGCGGCGCTAGGACTGGCTACTAAGGCGGCTCTGGAGGAAGAGGTTGGCGTCAACCGCCTGCGCAATGCCTTGAAGAACGCGGGGTCCGATTATAATACATTATCCGGGGAGATAGAAAAGAATATTGCGGCGATGCAGGCCTCTACTAATTTCTCGGACAGTGAACAAAGAGACGCCCTGACCAATCTTATCGGGATACTGGGGAGTTATGAAAAGGCCGCTGCCGCTTTACCGGCAGCTTTGGATGCGGCAGCGTTTTCCGGACGGAATTTGAGCAGTGTGGTCTTTACGCTTGGGCGCGCCCTGTCCGGTGAGGTCAACACCGCGGAGAGCGTAGGGATAACCTTTAACGAAACAGCAGATTTCGGCACCCGTCTGAAGCAGGTTCTAGAACGGGTGGGTGGTTCCGCCAAGGCATCGGCCGACCCGTTAACACAGTTAAAGAACGTTACCGGAGATTTGGTGGAGGCGATAGGGGGATTTCTTGTTCCCATCCTCCGCACGCTGGTAGAAAAAATAATCCCAATTATTAAAGGTGTGCAGGATTGGATAGAGAAAAACGAGGGGTTATCGAAGGCATTAACAATAAGCGCGGCGGCGGCAGGCATATTTTTAGGCGTTATGGGCTCGCTCGGCATGATAATGGCGCCTCTAGCTAAGGGATTAACCCTTGTCATTGTAACTTTGGGATGGTTGTCCAGAACATATTTGGGACTCATGGTTAGAGCCATTGCCTATAACGTGATACTCGTAGCACAGACAGTGATCGCTAAAGCAGCCGCTGCGGCGATACGCTTCTTGAGTCTGGCCATGATAACAACTCCCTGGGGAGTTGTCATCACGGCAGTACTGGCGCTGGGATATGCCGTTTACGGGCTGGTGAAACTTTTTCAATCGAATACGGATAGCGTAAACAAGAACGCCGCGGCCACGCGGCAGCTCACCGCGGAGCAGAAAAAGCTCAATGATGAATACCAGAAGCTCAACGAGGCGCAGCGGAAAAACGAAGCGTCATTAACCAATATCCAGAACGCCTACAATGCCACCAAAGAATCAAATGCCGGCATGAACCGCGAGATTGAGAACACGGAACATGCGCTGGCTAACAGCCGTTACGAACTCGGCAAAGCCCGTGACGCCCTGGATGCAATACAGAAAAGCTATGACAACGCAGCGCAGCAGGTCAATGAATTCGAGAGCGCTATCAGCGATGCTAACCGCGAGCTGGAAAAACTTACCAACCCGCGCCTCGAGGGGATGCAGGAATTCGAAGACCAGATACAAACGCTACAGACAAAAATAAACGATCTTGAAGTAAAGCGGGCGGAAATCCGTGTAAAGGGCGGGGACACCGAAAATATAGACAAAAAAATTGAAGAACTGCAAAACCAGATAGACCTGCTGGAGGCAAAAGAAACCGCCGCATTCGACGATATACTTTATAAAACCAAGGAATCCGTGGAAACAATCCAGGGATTAAATGAAGAAATTGCGCCGGAGGCGGTTACCGAACGCGTATCCGAACTCGGTATTCTATTGCAGGGGCTGGCAGCCGGGCGGCTAGCGGCGCAGGTAAATCTCGACGCGCAAACGGTAGCCTTGAACAATCAGAAAACGGTGGTGGCGGAACTCGAAGCGCAGGAAGCCGAACACCAAGCCAGGCTGGAAGAAATAAAAAACTACGTAGAAAACATACTCTGGTCTTATCAGATGCAGATACGCGCCACGGAAGATATCATAAACAATACCAATACGGAAATAAGCCGGGTGGAACAGCTCAAGGCGGCGGCGGATAAAACGCTGGACGGCATGCTCGAGGATTCCATCCTGATAAAAAACAATCTCGCCAATACCGGCGTCAATCCCGTCAGCAATACATTGACAATACCCTCTTATGCCGGCTGGGAAGGCCCGGTCCCCGGCCCGGTGGGCAAGCCTTATCTGGCGATGGTTCACGGCGGGGAAATCATCAGCCAGAGCGGCGCCGGCGGAATCACCAATGATGCGTCCGCTATTCGCAGCGCCATCAGGGATGGCCTGGCCGGTATGACAATCACCGTGAATGTGGGCGGCAAGGACGTGGCGGCGGTTATCAGCCGCGAACAATATTCCAAAAAACAGCAGAGGATTTAAATGTCAAACAGCATTAATTATAACGGCACGGATTTAAGCGCCTACGGCCTGAACCTGCTCAATTACGATGAAATCTTTGAGCAGCTGACGGAATCCGCGCAGTTGAAAAACCAGGCTTACCAGCTGGGGAAAGTGCGGCCCGCCAGGATAATAACGCTGGATGTGAAAATCATCGCTGCCAACCTGGCCGACCGTCAGTCTTATCTGGACAGCATCAAAGGCGCGCTCAACGTCAACGAGCCGGCGGTACTGAAAATAAATTCCATCACCGACCGTTACTGGCTGGCCGTGGGCATAATAAGCGGGGCGCCCGTTTCCGCGAGGGTCTGGTCCGGCACGATAATATTTACCTGTTTTGACCCGGACGCCTACGATAACAGCGAGACCACGAGCTCGCACACCATAGATGATGACCCGGAAAACTTTAACGAGGTGGTAGGCGGCACGGCGGAAACAAAGCCGGTTTATACCCTGACCAAAAAAACAGATATTTCCCTGGATTTTGACGGCGTGGATGACTATGTAAATGTTCCCCATAATGCCAATCAGTTATTAACTACAGGCGGCACAATCAGAGCATGGGTGCAAGTTGAAGGGTTGGGAGAAAATAACGCAGGAATGATTGTAGATAAATCCACCGGAACAAATGGTCAGAATGGTTTTTATTTACGCGTTGCCGCTACTAATAAATTTGCCTGTGTTATTAACAACGGAACGATTAAATATTCCGCCGAGAATTCATTTACCCCCGGCGATGGTATTTGGCACCATGTGGTTGTCACCTGGGATGCTACCGGTTTGGTCACATTCTATGTTGACAGTGCTCAATCCGGTACACCCGGTATTTCCGCTGACCCTGCGGGTATCACTACCACCAACGATTTGAGAATAGCCAACCGTTCCGGTGCGACTGACAGGACTTTTAACGGCAGGATAAAAGGTGTCTATATCGGTTCCGGACAATGGTCGGCGGCGGATGTGGCAGCGGATTACGCGCAGGGACATCAAGGTTCGCCCACCCCTTATAACATTACCGGCATCGTTGGCCTGTGGCAACTCGATGATAATACCGGCACGACTGCGGAAGATAGTTCCCCCGCAGGTAATGACGGCACTATCAGCGGCGCAACCTGGGTGGATGTCTCGCCGGAGGGTGCTGCCACCGTTATCATTAATAACACCACCGCTGAAGAAGAATTCTCCTGCACAGTCACGCTGGTAGCAGATGACATTCTTGTGATTGATACCGAGACGATGGTGGTCACGCTCAATGACACGGAGGTCATGAATAGTGTACCTGTCACTAGCCAATGGCCGCGGCTGCTGCCCGGCACGAACTCCTTTACGGTAGAAGGATTCAGCGGAACGATGGCTACGGTTTACCGGAAACGATATCTATAAAGAGGTGAAATATGGTTGAAGAGAGTCTGAAAATAACAGAACTACCACAGCATACTACGCCAGTATCAGCGGATAAACTGGCTATAGTTGATAGCGTACTGGGACCAACTAAATACATTACTTATGCTGATTTAACAAAGAATATACGTTTAATACATGCCAACGCAGTTACCCCGCAAACAGCGACTACAAACACAGTATTACACATTGCGCAGGCTGATGCTGCCGTAGGCAGGTTGCTGGTAGATGTTTATGGCACGAGCACGTGCGCGGTATTTGAGGGACGGGCTGCGAGAGGTACGGCGGCATCTCCTTCAGCATTGCAAAGCGGCGACCAGATAACAGAGATATCAGCTCACGGTTATGGAGCAACGGGGTATGCTCCATCGGGAAGAGGTCATGTCCGCTTTGAAGCTGATGGTAATTGGACAGATACCAGTAACCCAACAAGATTATATATTGATGTTACCCCCAATTCGTCAACTGTTCCTGTAGAGGCCATGCGTATCACTAATGCCGGATGGATAGGTATAAATCAAAACACTCCAGTCTGCCGTGTCCATATAGTAGGAACGCACGTTGGAGGCACAGGCATAACAAAATTCCAAGGGACGACACACGCGTTTATTTCCCTTGATTCGGCCACTGGAAGTGATACGGGAATTATCTTTAAAGAAAACAATACATCCCGTGCTCAAATAGCCGTACCGACAGGGAATAATTTTATTGAGTTCAACGTAACTTCTTCATATACAAAAGCTGCACGTGTTGATACGAAGGGTATCACTTTTGTCACAAGCATAGATTCGGGGGCCGTAGCAGATCAGGTGTCAATCTGCGGTTATGATATTTCCGCAGGCCACAGGGCTCTATCTCTTTCGTGCGAAGAAGTGGTTGTTACGGAAGTGGACGAAACTAAATTCTCCCACAAATTACCAGTGAGAATCAACGGAGTTACCTATAACATCATGCTCTGTGCTACTTAAGGAGTTTATGAACGAAAACGAAAAAAACGCTTTGATACTTTTAACCCAATTATGCCAGGAATCTCAAAACGAACTTAACGCCCGTATAGCTTCTAGGCAAAGTTTTATAGAGTTATTGGAAACAAAATACAATTCCAAATTTAACCCACAAACAGGCGAGTTTGTAAAATCAGTTGACGGACATCCTGACAAATCCGTTCCTGTCAACCCATAGATAGCCGGGCTTATGCGGGTCTGATTTCGGGAGATTAGGCATTTCAATATTACCATCAGAATGAATTATAAAACGCCTTTCAGGGGATAATGATCCTTGAGCGGTGGTATCAATAAATACACAAGTGGGCTGGCTTTCATCCGTCCAGTCCTCTTCTGCCTCAATAGCAACATGGGCAACACCGTGATTACCATATCCTGTAAGCCCGTATCCGTGTGCTGATATTTCGGTAATTCTATCGCCCTTTTTCAGCGGTGTTTGAATTTCCTGCGTGCCGTTTGCCCGGCGGCCGGTGAAAGCCGCACACCCGCCGTAGGTATCCAGCGTTATACGGGCATCCGAATTATCATTCCCCTGCACATAATCAACGGTATAAAGAGGCCCTGTATTTTTCATAGATTGAACGCTAGTAGCGCAGGACGAAATAACCAGGATTGCCATGATTAAAGCCATTAACCAATATTTCATATTCATTACCTCTTGCCTGTTTAACTTTTGAAATCATTATACCATTTTTGTCAATTATATTAAGGCGGTTAATTCATGCCTGATTATCTCTTAAAAGAAGATGGCGGATATCTGCTTAAAGAAGATGGCGGAAAAATAATTCTCAACGGCGCTTTCGCCCCGCCCCCAACGGGCGTCACCGCTACGAAAGGCACATATACCGATAAGGTCGTTATTACCTGGACGAAAAGCACTGGCGCCACCGGCTATAAGGTATACAGGGGAGCGGTACTGGTTGACACTCTGGGAGACGTGGCGACTTATGACGATACCGGCGCGGACGCGCCGACAATTACACCCGGCACGGCATCAGCGACAGACGGCGATTATTCCGATAAAGTCGTCTTAAGTCTGGCCGGTGAATCGGTCGCCAACGGCACCACGCACACCTATACCGTTATAGCGGTCAATGATGAAGGGGAGAGCGGGCCGAGCGAATCCGATACCGGCTACCGCGGGCACGGCTCGCTAACTTACCAATGGCAGCGCAGCGCGGCGGATAGTGACGCTAATTATTCTAATCTTACCGGTGCCTTGACCGACCCTTATAATGATACCACCGGGCCCGGTGACGGCACCGGAAGGTATTACAGGTGTGTGCTTAACGCTACCGGCGCGACGGAGGAAACGTCATCCAGCGACCGAGGTATCCGCGCCCATAAACTAAAGCCACGCAATATCTCGCAGGTGGTAGTGGTAAACCCGGACGGAGAGGTATTAAGTTTTTGTCCCAATGCCTGGGGTATCAGCCCGGAAACCCGCGTTAACGAGCTGGACTCGTTAACCTTTTGCCTACCAACAGACAGCCATGCCGAGCCCTATCTGGAATACCCCAACGAGGTCTGGCTGGTCAAAGATGGAATTCTCAAAAACGAATATAAAATATTTGATGTGGAGCGGATATTGGCGGGCGGCGCAGCCTATTTGAAGGTCACCTGCAAACATTACGGCTATGTCCTCGTCAAGGACAAACCCATCCTCTCGTACAATAAAACAATCGCGGATGGCATAAATACTACCGGCCATCTGACGGCGTTCCTTGCCTATCAGGAAACGGCGAGGGTGACGCTCGGCGGCGTCAGCCCTTTCCTGGAAAAAATCATTGCGGTTAACATCGCCAGCGTCACCGATATCTGGGAGGCCTTCAAGCTCATTCGGGATACGGTCGGGGGGTATTTATACTGGGAGATAAACCCGGCCACGCCGCTGGTGCGTAAAATCTGGCTGTTGAATGATATCGGCGTCAACACCGGCCAGGAAATTAGAACAGGCAAAAATCTCTTCAATATAAACCATAAAACATCGTACGATGATTTTTATAACCGGCTATATGCCACCGGCAGCAGTGTGACTTTAAGCGGCAAAACTTTTACCAAGGTCAGCATGGAAAAATCCTCCGACGCCACTTATGGTTACCTCAAATTATTAGAGCAGTATGGGGCCTATAAAGGCTGGACAGGGTTGGGGAATGCGCTTCCCACCGGCATGTATATCTATAAGCCTGGCGGCACCTGGAATAATCCAAGTTCTATAGTCTCCGCTATTGGCTGGGCGCATCCCTCATATGCTATCGATAATAATGAGTCCACCATAGCCTCCTATCCAAAGTGGACAGCATATTCATGGTCATCTTATCTTGAAGTTGCCATTACGTCTACTGTTTCTACGCAGGTTAAATGGTATCACAATCATTATTTCAGCGGCGGGCTACCGCAATCATTTTTATATGAAGTAGATATTTATTATGGCGGCGCCTGGCATAATATTTATACCGGCGCACCCGGTGTTGATGACGGCTTTACAACTACCACCTTCGACCAGCAGACCATTACCGGCGTGCGTATGCGTGCCTATAACATGGGCATGGACGCCGGAGAATATTGTGCCGTTAAAGAGATTTATGTCTGGAATACCAGCGGTTATATCGATGAGACCTCAAAATTCGTACAGGGCGCGGATGAAGCCACTGTCCGCTGCGCTATCGCGGATTATGACGCTTCCGCGCCATACGTGATTACCTACTACCATGCAGATTATCTGATCGACCTGGAGAGCGTGGACGGGCACGATACGCTGGCTGCCGGCTGGCGCAGTAATATCATCACCGGCAATGAAGCATTTTCCGCCACGGATGTAGATGCCTTGCTATCACTAGGCAGAATAGAACTTACAGAACGGAAGACACCGCGCGTCTCTATTGATATCAACGCCATTGACCTCTCGGTAGAAGAAGGGCTAGAGTTCGAGGAGCTGGCGTTGGGCAACACCGTAAAAATCATTGCGGAGGAAATTAATGTGGCGGAGACGCAGCGCATCGTCGGTATCATCAAGCCGGACCTTGACCACCCTGGCAAGGTAGAAATAGATATCGGAAATAAGACCCTGGATATTATCGATGAAATTTAGCGCGGGAGGGTTTTGATATGGCTGTTTGGATAGGCGTTTCGATAACGGTATTACTCTTTATCGCGGCGGTAATCGGGTTTTATACACGGGAAAAGCAATGGCAGACCCGGCAGGAAGCCCGTGATAAGGCCCTCGATAAAAAAATCGATAACAAAATAGACGGCCTGGCGGCCACCGTCGAGCTGAAAATTACCGGCATCCGTGAAGATATGGACGAGGTCAAACAAATCCTCGGCAACGGGCACGGCCTCCGCCATGATGTTAACGCGATGAAGACTTTATGCGCCGGCCAGACCGCCACCATCCACGGGGAAATCAAGGAAATTCGCACACGCCTTTCCGCCCAGCAGCACGAGATTGATGAAGTCAAGGGGAGGAAATAATGATGGACTATAAACTTGGTAAGGCCCCGGCCAGGCGGGACCCGCGCACGCTCAAGCTCAAAACAGTTTTAAAAATCAGGCTGCCCTCCATCCCGGCGGCGTTCGATATCGATAAAGCCCTGGGGCTGGAAATCCCCACTCCCATGTATGCCAATGACCGGTACGGAGATTGCGTCATCGCCGGGCGCGCGCACCAGACGCTCCGCCTGGAAGGTTACGAGCAAAACAAAATCCTCCCCATCCGTGAACAGGACGTGACGGAGGAATATTTTATCCAGACCGGCGGCGCGGATAGCGGGCTTTATCTGCTGAACTCGCTTAACGATTGGCGCAATGACGGCTGGGAAGCGACCAGCGAGGTTAAGGTATCCCGGAAGATTCTCTGCCTGCCCAGCACCACTAAATATATCCGGCGCCGGTACACTATCTATGCCTACGGCGCCGTCGACCCCAAAGACCAGGACGATGCGAGAGCCTGTATTTATCTGCTCGGCGGGCTGTATACCGGCCTGCTGCTTCCCTTATCCGCGCAATCGCAAGCCGTCTGGGATGTTGACGAAAGTGAAAACGGACGGCCCGGGAGCTGGGGCGGCCATTGCGTCTACATCATGGCCTATGACGAGCAATATCTCACTTGCGTAACCTGGGGCTATAAACAGAAAATGACCTGGGAATTTCTCATAAAATACTGCGATGAAGCCTTTGGCGTCATCGATAACAAAGATAACTGGCTGGGGGATGCATCCCCGCTCGATATTCCGCTGCTGGAAAGCTATCTGGAAAGCATTAAAAACTAAAAAGAGGGGCATTATGAATGACTGGTACAAATCGAAATTGTTCTGGCTGGGTGTGCTGCAAATCCTGGTAAGCGTGGGGGAATATTTGGCCGGGGTGCCGGCCGGGACATCGCTAATTACCGTGGCCACCGGCATCATTACCATCGTGCTCAAGTTCCTGCAGCAGTCCTCCGCCGCTGGTGCGTTGACGCTGGCGGATGCGGCGCGGTTGAACTGGCTGGAAAGGCTGTACGCTAAAATCTGGTTCAATGTGGAGGCGCTCTGGATAAAGAGCGCGAGCCTGCGGCGGCCGTTCACCTACATGATGCGGGACTTTATACTGGAGCATAAAGCGTGGAGTGCCGTCATCATCGTGATGGAAATAGTGGGGTTAATGTTCCTGACCCGGTGGAACTGGGTTGGGGGATTCTTCGCCACAGCTATATATTTTCTGGTGCTGGGTCACCTCGTGTGGGGCACGCCCATGGTCCACGGGGAGCAGGAATATCCGGAATATACCGATAATATATACTAGCAGTAGATACCCAAAGCGAATATTACCGACGGAAACGGGGAGGGGCTAAAACCCTTCCCCGGCTTTTTTATTTGGCAATATTTGTTTATCACTAGCCCATTTATCTCCCTAAAAATATTTCTTGTAAAAGTATTGACAAATAGCATAAAAGGATTATAATGATATTATGACCTACAAAATTGCAGACAAGAAAAATAGAAACAAAAGGATTAGAGAATACGCTAAGAACCACCCTGATATGACGCAGAATTCTATTGCTAATATCTTCCATATTTCACAGGCAAGAATATCACGTATCTTAAGCAAATCCGGCCAGAAGGAGGAAGCGGTTTGATTTAGATTCCCGGGGCGCACAATATATGAACTGCTTGAGTTTATAATTGAGTCTATAGCAGACATAATATTGTAACCTTAATCTCAAGCCGCTATAACAGCATTGTTAAATAGATTATTCAAACTAAAGTTCTGGACATTTGGTTCTGTTCAGGACTTTTTTATTGGCTGGGTAGTGCCAATAGTACTTAATCCTTATGCTTTTTGCTTGTAATCTCTGGTCAAAAGGCATATAACTATGGCACTAATCTCGTTAGGAGGAATATATGGGGCAATCATTAGAAAAGAGATTAAACGGTAATTGGCAGGAGGTGGTCCAATATGCCAGAGCATTCGGTGAAGAAGCCACCATGCGAGAGTACCACATCGCTGAATATGTCTCCTTACGCAACTATCTTGAGCTTCATGCGCCGGGTGAGAAATTCCGTTTTGCCATGCCCGAAGCTGACGACTTTACTGACACGAGAGCTTTTGATAACTTGGTCGAAGCTTTCATTCGCAAGATTACGAATATGCAGTCTCAATATAACGATGCTCTGGCGAAGATTGAACAATTAGAATCCCAATTGGAAAAGGAAAGTAAAGCACGTTGGAAAAGAACCAGGCCGGCCATTGAGACCTTAATGAATCTTTGTAATTCCGCTGAAGAACGTTAAACAAATAAGGAGGGGAACATGAAAATATTTAACATTATCCTGCTCGCTGTCCTATTCGCCATGGCTATCATCGGCGGTTTTCACATCAATAATCTGAACCGCGACCTGGACAAAGCCGATACTACCATCGCTTCTCAATCTGTTGAACTGGAAGCTGCCCATAGCTACATCAAAAAACAGCACCAGGAAATCACTCGGCTGGAAACAGAACTGGGTAGGTAGAATTCTGGAAAAAAAGAGAGGGGAGCGGCCGGCCAGCGCGCCTAAGCTCCCCGGAAGGGGGCAACCAATGAACATGATTGTAATTTCCGGTAAAGGACGGGATTTTGCGGATGCCCTGAAAGAATTGCTGATAGCGGTAGAGGTGGGCTGCGTTATCTACTTCGGGGCAAAAACCTTAAGTGGGGAGACTATCGTTAAGCGGGCGGAAAAACACGGCCGTAACATAGGCGACCTGACCATCCGCGATATACAGCCCGGGGAAAGCGCCGGGGTCTATCACTTCTCTAATATTTTCGATTGGGGGAATTGGTCCGCCTCTGCCACGCAACTATCCCTGGCATTGCTCTATGATGCCACCGGTGACAAGGAAGCCGCCTACCGGCATTGCAAGGATTTCACGGACCGTCTCGTCTCCACCTGGGGCGTAAGATGGAGCATCCACCGGGAGCAGATCAACCGCTGGCTGTCTTTATGGGAAAGCAAGCAGAACGGCGGCGCCCATGACTAAGCCGTTCGATGAAGCGATAAAGCTCAAGGGTATCTGCCGGTTCTGCATTGTCCGTGACGGTGACATAAAATATTTCCATTGTAACCGCGCCGACCTGGGCGAATTCCTGGAGTACTGTACCAAAGAAGATTATCTGGCCTGCCCCTTTAATGAGGTGCATATGAGGGAGATGCCCCAGCTGCCACCTAAACCCAAGCCGTCAGTCTTCAACAAAACGCCGGTACCGGGGTCGTCCAGCTACATCGATGATTTAAAGAAGCTCGTTTTTGCTAACGACGGCCAGTTGTATTACTCCTGCTACAGATATTTTGACAAGCTCAAAAAAGACGTCGAGCCGTTGCTCAAAGACTATGATCTGTCCAAAGAGGCAGACAGGAAAAACGCCTGGCTAAGGCTGATAGATTATTACGCGCCGCCGCCGGACACTGGTATGGATACAAAAAGCAGATAAGGAGGTAACATGGCCGGAATCAAAATAGTTATCGAAAGGGTGGAGGGGCTGGATATCAAATTCAAAAAAGACTCGGACGTGCTGGCCCTCGAAGCGCATTTAACATCGGAGGACATCGCCCGCCTGCACAATCTCTCCAAACAGGGGGTGCCGCTCCAGGTCACGATAGAAAGCCCCCAGGCGGAAATGGACCTGCGTATCGAGAAAGTCAATGCTACCACCGGCGAACTCTGGACGCCCAAATTCAAGCCGGACGCCAGGGATTGACCGACGGTTAAAATAGAACCCATATTGGTTGCCGGCAGCGGAGTGGAAAAGGGTATAGGTGGCTGACTGCCAAATCAGTCAGACGAGACTCGCGCTAACCAGCACCGGCACATAGCGAAAAGGGAGTGGGGGTGTGGCGAACGATTCCTGGCCGTCCATCGGTCGGAGGACACCGAACCGAGCCCCCGCCTCGGTAAAAAAAGGAAGGTTCTGTTTTGACGCAACGCCTGTTAGTTGGGAGGGAAGGACAGAATAAACCTCCCCATAAAAAAGGAGGAACGGAAAGAAAAATGGGGAAACTCAAGGTTGCCAAACGCCATATCATTGCCAACGCGGAAACCAAAAACTCTCATTCTTTTGTGGAATTTCGTGCCGAGGAAGCTTTTTCAAATCAGGCAGAAGCCGCTTTGCTCAAGGCGGCGGGAAACTGGATTGGAAAGCACGAGGATTGGGGTTTAATCGGAATGCAGCTGGAACACCGGCCTGATTACACTCTTTTTTATATTTTCTTAGAACAATAGAGAACTCAACCAAAACCAAAAAGGAGAGAGAAAATTATGCCCAACATCATTAACGTACCCCTGTCCGCCCTGCGCCCCAATCCCTACCAGCCCCCCGGCCGCCTCGCCATGCCGGAGGAGCAGGCGCGGAAGGGCGGGGAATCCATCCTCCGCAGCGGCCTCATCCAGATACCCGTCGCCAGAGGCAAAGACGGGGTCTATGAAATCGGGGACGGCTGGCAGCGCAAATGCTGGTACGAATGGCTAGTGAAAAACGGCCATCCGGAATTTGACAGCCTCCCCGTCGACCTGCGGGAACTCATCGACGAGCAGATGGCTGACCTCATTGAGGAGACGGACGAAAACAAACAGAACATGACCGTCTTCGATAGGGCCTGGCTCTGGAAAAAGCGCTTGGCCGATTTTCCTAAAATCACCCAGAAAGACTTTGCCGCGCGGCGCGGCATCAGCCAGGGGGAACTTTCTAACACCATCCGTCTGCTAGACCTGCCGGAAAAAGTCCAGGCCATGATTATTTCAGGTGAAATATCAGAAAGCCACGGCCGGGCGCTGCTGGCGCTGAAAGAGCCCTCATTGATATTTGGCTTCGCTACTCAAATAGAACCTACGAAGATGAGTGTCACTAAACTTGAGGATGAAATTAAAGAATACCTCAACCGGCAGAAGCCAAAGTTGAAAGAAACGCCGCCGGAAGAAGACATCGCCGAAGGCGATACGGAAGAAAATATCGAGACCGCCGCGGAAGCGGTTGAAGAGGAACTCACACAGCTGGAACGGGAAGAACAGACAATCGTTAGTGAGAAGCCTGATAACATTAGTGAAGAAGCCCAAACAGTAACAGAAAAAGCCGGAGAACTCGCGGTAGAAATTGTGCAAAACACCTTTGGTAAAAAGCCGGCCGCGCAGAAAACTCCTCCCAAACCCCCGGCCGCCGCGCCGCTGCCTCCCGCCCCTCTGGCAAAGCCCAATTGGAGCCGCAAGATCATTATTGAGGAAAAACAGGATTACTGCATAGCGTCCTGTATGAAAGCCGGCGGTGTTCCGGTCGCTAAAAAGATGGATGGAGATTTCCACCACGCCGTCGCCGCCGCCCTGCAATGGGTGGAAGAGCTGGAAGAGCAATGGAACAAGGAGGGTAAATAATATGGCCAGGAAATTTTACTTTAACGGGTTGGAACTGCCGGACCCTGACCCCGCCATGAGTATTGACGAGGTGAGACTGATGCACGCGGCGTTAATGCAGGAGCTTTCCAATGCGGAGACCTCCACCAAAAAAGATGGGGAGGATACCGTCATCACTTTCATCAAGCGGGTGGGGCAGAAGGCGGCAAAAGTCAAAGTCGAGGTAGAAATACCGGACGGCAAATTTTGTAATCCAGAAAAAGGCCCCTGTATTTTCTATTGGGAAGATGAGGATGGCTATACGGGATGTTCTTACCTTAAAAAAGATTCCTTTATCGAAGGATTTCAGCCTGAATATTACTCCAAAATGGATGGCTGTCCTAATCCGGAGAAGAAATAATGACCGCCCTCTCGTCCAAAGACTTTATCCGGCTGGCAAGCGCGGTACCGGAAAAGAAACTCCGGCTAATCCTGCTGGCGCAATCGCTCATCAAAGCGGACGGCACGCTGGACTTTAAAGCCGCCCAGTCCCGCCAGCCGGAACTCCATCTGGCCTGCGCTGAGGCTCGCGCCTACGTAACCGATGTCAGGACCGTCTTGAACGCGCTCAAGAAAATCAAACCGGTGCATGGGGGCGCTTTGTGAACGGCCTGATGTTCCTTGATGCCCTGGCGCAAAAGCTCGCCTGCCCCCTTCCGTCCCTGAAAGAGGTCGAGCACCTGCTCTCCTATGGGGAGTTGCCCGGAACGGATGACGATGAAAACAGCGAGATGACGCCGGAGGAAATGACCCGCTTCACCGAACTGGTGCGGGAATACATCCCGGAGCGCGCGGACAAAATCCGCCGGGAACCATACTTCAACGAAAAGATCGGCTGGTTCTTCCACTATTTTCAGCAAAAATATTTCCCGCTGGATGATTATTACGTCCAGACCGCTTTTGAAAACGGGGAAGATATGCTGGATTGCCTCACGTACTTTATCCCGGTGCAGTACCAGGCGTTTGAAGAGGATTACTACCACGAATCGGGAGAGATGCGGGAAGGCTTCAGGCTAATGCTGGCGCTGCTGGTCTGCCCCATTGATTCCGAGGGCGCCAAGGGCGCCGTCCTGGATGGGGCGAAGGAACTCGTGGGGGAGGAGCTGCCCGCCCTTATTCCGCCCCTGGGCTGGACGATAAGGGAAATAGAAAAGCTGGTAACCGGCACGCCCTACGCCGGCCTCGATGACTTTGCGCGCTGGGTCAACCATGAGACCGGCTGCCAGATGCTGGATACCACCCAGGAAGAAGCTACCTTCGATAATCCGTCCTGGACCCGGGGAGAGGTGGAACGCCTTACAGCGGAATGGCGCCGCGCCCGTGTCATCCAAAAACGTTTTGAAAAACTGGCGGACTGGCTGGAAGAAAAGCCATCCAAACATTTCCGCTTGTTGCTGGGGCATCTCTTGGGCAAGCCGCTCCCCATGCCCCTGGCAGAAGTCTTTGATAAGGAGGAAACCGATGCCGCGAAAATCAAAACCGACCCGCGTCTCCGCCCGGCCACCCGCGCGGACCTGGCCGCCATCGGGCGTTTTTAACCTGGCCCTGCCGGAAAAGCTGGGCATCAGCCCGGACCCGCTGCGCCTGCGCCTGGACTTTCACGAGCAGCTGGCCATGATGACCGTTTTTGAAGGCGATATCGCGCAGGTCAAATGCGTGGCAGTCGCGGACGTGGCCCATGCCATCGCGGACCAGCTCAATTTTGCTACCGGAATATTACCCGGCGACGGAGACAGCCCCAACGCGCTCTGGTGGGCGAACACCCCGGAGGGCCCGCTGACGGCGTTATACGAGCCGCCCCGGGTCCGCCGCATTGCCCTGGCGCAGGAGGTGCCGGCGCCCCGCCGCTTCAACATCCCCCTGCCGGGCTTTATTTTCCTCTGCCGCCCGTCAAAACCGCCGGCGGTCTACGCCGTCAAAGAACGTCCCGCCGGACCGGGCACGGAGATTTTCCACGCCCCGCTCTGCAACGTTCACCCGGCGGGGAATTCCTGCGGCGGCAGCCACCATTACCCGGCGGACGTGGGGCGGATACCGGCGGACTTCTTCCTCTGCTACTTCGCGGATGACGCGGTCACCCGGCACGATGTCTCGAAGAAGTTCCAGGGGGACATCGTCAAATTGTGGGAAAGCCTGGAGGGGAAAAAGAGATACCCGCTCGATGACCTTGTCCGCTTCGGGACGGTAAAAGACCTGACCGGCTCCGTGGCATCGGAAAACGTTCCGGATGATGATGACGACTTTGACGACGAAGACGAGGAGGAATTCCCCGATGATGAATAACCTGGTGGGATATATGGTGAACACGATCATCGCCCAGGAAAACCGGATACAGCACGCCGGGTCGGCATATACCTATGTCATGGCGGGAAACGGCAACTGGATCGTCGCGGAAAACACTCACATTTTTGCGCGTATTCAAGTGTCGGAAGTAAATATCCGCGGACTGATGCCGCTCACCCCTTCATTTTGGTTAAAGCACGGCCGCATCCCGCAGCGCTTATGGGACCTCGCCCTGTCCGTCCTCCTCGCCCACCCGGAAGAAGAGCGTTACGTGGGCATCCGCTGGAACAGCGGCGCGGCCTATGATATTTTTTACCCCGCCCAGGACGGCCATGAGGCCAGCCTGACTTATGATTGCGGCCAGGACATTGTCTTTGAGATACACAGCCACCCCGGCATGAAGCCCTTCTTTAGCGGGCCGGCCTCCAGAGAAGGCACGGATGATCACGATGAGCAGGGATTGAAGATCTACGGGGTGGTGGGGCAGGACATGATTGAGATTGAGCACATATTACCTGATCCCGATCCCTCGATACTCGAATCCGGCTCACTCGCTGTCAACCTGCGTATCGGGGTGTATGGCTATTTCCACCCGGTCAAGTGGACGGATGTGTTTGAGGGAAGCTTGGGGGACGTTATCGATGTTAACAAGGAGAACGAAGATGCCGAAGAAGAATAGCCCGGCGCGCTGGGTTGTAGCCAACAAAAACTTCCGGCAGGAACCGGAGATCATCATCGCGGGGTGCGGGGGGACGGGCGGCTTTATCGCGGAGGGGCTGTGCCGGCTATTCACGGGCCGGGCGGCGCGGCTCGCCTTAATCGATATGGACACGGTGGAGGAGCGCAACCTGTTACGGCAGAACTTCTTCCCGGAGGATATCGGCAAGTTCAAAAGCCAGGCGCTGGCGGAGAGGCTGGCGCGGCGGTACGGGCGGGAGGTCGTTTACTCCGTCAACGAATACCGCGGGGAGATGCTGGGGGCGTCCTGGGGCGAGGGCATGAACGAGGTTCTACGCGGGGATATCGTCATCGGGTGCGTGGATAATGCGGCGGCGCGGCGGAGCATCGCTAAAAGCATCAAGCATAACTGGTGGCTGGACACCGGCAACGGGGAGCATTACGGCCAGGTGCTGCTGGGCAACGCGGCGGGGCAATCGCTCAAAGGCTGCCTTAAAAAAGACGGGACAGTATCATATCTGCCGCTGCCCACGGTGCAGGAGCCGTCATTACTGATACCGGCCCCGGCCAAAAAGCGCGGCCCCACCTGCGCGGAGGCGGTGGAGCTGGGGGACCAAAGCCCGGCGGTCAACCAGGTGATGGCGTCCCTGGCGGTGGAGTTCGTGCGGCGCATCATCGGGGGGACGCTGGAATGGATGGGTGTTTATATCGACCTGGATACGATGACGATGACCCCGGTGCCTATCACGCCGGCGGCGATCGCCCGGATGAGCGGCCTGAAAGCGGCGGAAATATTGGAGAGGGGGAAGGGCAAATGAAAGCATTATCCGTTAAACAGCCGTGGGCGTATTTACTCTTTGGCCCTAAAGACATCGAGAATCGGAACTGGGCAGTCGGCAGAAGCCCTCACCATGGACCGTACCAGAGCCAGCAGGCAAATTTCAGTTTGGCTCTCCCATCGAGGATTTACATACACGCCGGAAAATCCAAAGACGAAATGACCAAGGAAACAATCGCCTTCATTTTACGGCGGCTGGATGAAAAAGAAGCGGCGTACTTCATGATCCATTATGAAAAGCTCTATTTCGGCGCGATCATCGGGGAGGTGGACATCATCGCCTGCGTCACGGAATCACCATCGCCCTGGTTCACAGGAAAATACGGCTTTGTCAGAACTAATCCCAAACTCTATAAAGTTCCGGTTTATTGTCCAGGCCAACTTGGCTTCTTTGAGGTTGGGGCGGAAGTGGAATACCGGATAAAAATGCAAAATACGGAGGCCTCGCGCTGATGGACTGGCCGGAATTCAAAGGGCAGATAAAGCTCGTGATATTGCGGCATCCCGGACGGGAGAACGCTATCACGGGCGGGGAGATCGCCCTGGGGTTCGGACTGAAAGACGATAGGAAAGTGCGGCTGGCGATAGACGAATTGATTGACGACGGCTTTCCGGTCTGCTCGGCCACGGACACGGACAAACTGAAGGGATGGAAGCCCGGCTATTTCTTCCCCCGGACGCTGGAGGAGGCCCGGGAATGTTACGGCAAATGGCGCCACCGCGGGCTGGATGTCTGCGTACGGGCGCGGAAGATGCTCAAAGCGGCCAGGCTCTACCACGAGGGTGCCCGGCAGCTGGAACTGCTGGCGGTATAAGGGAGGCTGAAATGAACACAAAGTCATACTCGCCTGACAGGAAAAAGAAGTATATCGATTCTATTGCTGGCGATGTTTGCGGCATAACGGGGCAGGGGCACCAGTGGGACTGCCAGCCTTACTGCCGGGGCATATCGAGGGGAACTTGCGGATGCGGCGCGGTCAGATTCTTCGCCACCACGCTTTACTACCCGGAAGCGCAAAAACTCCTCGACCATTATAACGCCAAACACGGACGGCCCGGCAAGGCCTATGGAGGGCCGCCAATCATTAAAAATATTCCAAAAAATATTCCACAAGAAATAAAAAAGGAGGAAAAAATGACAGCACAAATACCTGCCAAAGAATTACCCCCGGACATGAAAGAAAAACTCGGCATCAACAAAACCGGCACGGCGCTGGCGGAGCCGCCCCCGTCCCATGCGGTAACGCCCCGGAAAGACGGCGCTTACAGCCGGGAGGAAAAGAAGCTCATCGCGGAGGAGGGGCGCGCCTGCGCCAGCAAAGCCGCCCGTAAAGTGATTGCGGATTTTTACGGTATCACGCCCATGAGTCTCCACGGCTGGTACATGGTTTATGTCATTAATGCGAATAAAGAAAGGAAATTGACTCCTGCCAGGCTGGAGCAGCTCGCCAAAGCCCGCGCGGCACGCGGCAAGAACAAAGACGCAGCGCCCATTGCCCCCTCTGCGCCGCCAATACAAACCGGTGTTGATAACGACGCAGTGCCCGGGCCGGATAAAACCGTCGTCACTCTCACCATGCGCCTCGACAATGACCAGCTGGATAAAGACATCGCCGCCGCCCGGGAGAAAGTCGAAGAATTAAACCTGCTCAAGCTCTCCATCCTCCCCAAGCCCCGCTGGTGGTGGACGCAGAAAACCCTGCGCTATTACATGGCCACGGTGGAAAGGCTTATCGGTAAATGAAAACGGGCGGCTGCTCCAAATGCGGCGGGGATACTTATTATGAGATTGAAATTTATGGCATCGAGGAAAAGTGCCTCCAATGCGGGTTTGCGGTCAAGAGCGTTGAGGTAAAGCGCTACCGGACCGCCCCCGCCGAGCCCACGCCGGAGCAGAAGAAAACCGCCCGCCGGGCCGCCACCGATGCGCGCAACAAAGAAATCCTGCGCCTGGCGGACGAAGAAAAAATGACCTACGGAGCAATCGGGTTCCGCTATAGGCTGGCAAAGTCGACGATTAGACTAATATGCCAGATGGAACGGTTAAAGGAGGAGAAGATATGTCCAACAAATTAATCAGGCTCGGGCCCACCGGCATCGAATACGGTGATTACGCCTGGAATTTTTACAGCGGCTGCCGGCACCACGAAGAGGGCAAGTGCGCGGCCAACCCCTGCTGGGCGGAAACGTTCGTAAAAAGGTTCCCCAAGGTCTATCCCAACGGCTTTGCTCCGACTTTCCACCCGGAGGCGTTTTTATCCCCCCTCGCTCTCCCCAAAAAGAAAGCCTTCAACCGGGTCGATGGCAAACCCCGCGTCCTGGTGAACTTTATGGGGGATATGTTCGGGGACTGGGTGGACCCGAGACAAAAATTTCCTCTCGACTTAGGTTATGCGAAATTTGATGAAATGCTCTATATAACCATCAAAAATACCATACTAAAACGCCCCGACTTAACCTTCGTTTTCTGTACCAAGAATCCGGCCGGGATGCAGTCCTGGGGCAAGTTCCCGGACAACTGCGAGGTAGGCTTTAGCCTCACTGATTCAGAGGAATTCCTGCCGCGCTTTGAAGCGATGGCCGAGGTAAACGCGAGGGTTAAGTGGATAAGCATCGAGCCGCTGTTAAAATGGCGGGAAGATTTTTACACAGACGCCTGGAAGGAGTTCGACTGGGTGGCTTTGGGGGGGCTGACGGGGGCGCGGGGAGACCTCGACCGCGTGATAGGTGATTATCCCAAGTTGCGCTTCCGGCATCTATCGGAAAAAGGCAACCGCTATGTCCTGGCGCCGCCGGTAGCCTGGCTGAAAAACATCGTTAGCCAGTGCGATGCCGCCGGCACGAAGGTCTTTATCAAAGACAACCTCTCGAAATGGCTGACCGATTATGATTTTGAGACTCACATGGCGGACCACGACCTGTTCTTTGAAACGATGAGCGGACTCCGGCAGGACTGCGGTGGGCGGATATCGGAGACGGTGCGGGTGACGGAACCTAACGATGGGGAGTTTTATCAGGAGCCAGAGGTGCAGGAGGAATCATGATGAAAAAGAAGATTTTATTATCGCTATTAGGCTTCGCCATATTGAATGGAGCGTTTTCAATCTACTCATTTATTCAATCGGGTAACTGGTGGATAGGTCCGGTGATAGTAACAGCCTTCCTTTTTGTAGTTTTCTCTTTATGGTGGATAGCTATCAAGATATTTTTGGAGGATTAAATAGGAAAGGACACGCCATGCTTGAGACAACCGAAGGTAGGAAGGTGCGAATAAAACTCGTCAGGAATTGGGTTTGTTTAATATTACGTCATCGGTGGAGTAAGTGGCACAAGAGTCAACTTCAACCGTTAAATGATTTTAGATATTGCTCCCGGTGCGGATGCGAGGAGCACAAAAGAGTGAGAAATTATGCCTAAACGCGGCAGCCAGAGCGTCAGGGAGCAGAATTACAAGTGGCTGGCGGCCACCTGGACGGAGCGCTGCATCCTGAATCCGGAGCATTTGCCCCCGCCCGGCGGCCGGCTGGATATAGACGAGATCAGCTACGCCCCGGAGCATTATGACGACCCGGCCAACCTCTCCCTGGTCTGCCACAGCTGTAACTGCTTCCTGCGCGGCCAGCCGGAGGAAGTCCACCGCCGCATCATCGTTAACGCCCGCCGAAAACGGCGGGAGCTAATGGCGCAAGAGGAAAAGGGGAGGTCGGCGGCAGCTATCGGGGATAAAGGGGAGGAGGGGAGGCTCGCCAGGCAGCTCAAAAAAGCCCGGCGGCAGACCGGCATCGATACCCCCCTCCCGGACACGGAATTTAAAAAAGGGGTGCTGGATTATTTCAACGGCTCGTCGGAGATGAAGGCCAACGCCAAGTTCTACCCGGCCTTCGCGCTCGTGGCATGGCAGACGCTGATGGAACGGGGGCCGGTGGCGGAGGACGACCTGCTGGACATCGGGGCGCTATTGACGAAGGCCAACCAGACGACGCTCAAGCGGTACCTGAAGGGCTGGTGCGCGCCCCACAAAGACGCGCCGCTGACGCGCACGGACGAGGGCGGGCGATGGATGATTTATTTTAAGAACCCGGCGCAGGCAAAGCGGGCCGGAGGGAAAAGGAGATGCGATGATTATTGAAGGTTATATTTACTACGACGGCAAATGCTATGACGATGATGGGCACTGTGATGAATTTGATTTGATGTTTTGCCGCAGCGATACCGGCGGTGAACTGTGCCTGAACGATTTTGCAAAAGACCTATTTCCCCAGGGCGTTGTAGGTGATAGTTTCATGGGCCCGATGTCCATCAATGATAAAATGCACGTTAAACTTCACCTTGATATTGATAAGCTGCAAATCATTTATCCAACAATCGCCATTCCAGACGATGGAACGGGGGGAAAAGGGGGTAAAAGATGGTAAAAAAATGGCGTCCGGAGGGGTGGGAGAAAATCAAGAACGATATACTTTACGAGCCTAATGGAATGGATAAATTTTCAGACTCTTACGTTGCCGACCCTGCTTTTGAGGCCGGCGCGGACGCCATGCTGGAAGCGTTGAGGAAAATGGGTGTTACCGCCAGAGGAAACGATGGGGATACCCGCGTATGGGGAATAGAAGTCTTTATTCCGGACGATGCTGCCAACGGTCAGCCGGAGGAAGACAGTAAATGAATCCCGTTGACCCGGAGCTGGCCTGGGACGGGCACGCCTCGGTCACGCCGAATACGCCGGTCTATCTCTACCGCTGCGGCAGTAAAAAATATTACCGCCTCTCCCCCAAGGGGGCGGAGGCGGGGCGGATAAAGCTGGCGGAAGAGCTGCGCAAACCCGTCAGCGAGGTAGTTATTTTAAACGGAGGGCATATAATTTGACGCTCATCAACCTCGACCTGCTGCGCCTCCAGGCGGAAGTGGAAGCCGGGAGACTGCGCGAGGGCAAAAGCGCGGACTGGCTGGAAGGCTGGGAAGAGGCTTTGAGGTTCGTCAGCGATTATTTTGCCGCGCGGGATAAAGCGGTAATGCAGGATTTAAATGCAGAGCGGGAGGAGCCGTTATGACGCGCCGCTATTTAAGGGATGATGTCATCGGGCGGGAGTACCTCGCCTATGTGTCGCCGGGCAGCGTCCGTTATGATACGGAGGATATCGTTTTCCTTTTCCCCTGGCTCAAAGCGATGCGGGAGGGCATCGGGCCCGCCGACCCCCAATCCTCCCGGAGCGTCTCGCGCCGCAGCAAAGACTACGCCCATTACGAGGCCTGGTGCAAGGTGGCCGCAGAGATTGACCGGCGGCTGGAAAGATGCCACGAGGACCGGCTCATCGCGGAGCGCTATCTGGACCACCTGGACGGCCTCGCCCGGCCGGAAAGCCCGGTGGAATATGATGAGGTCATGGCGCGCATCGCGCGGGAGATCCACCGGGACACGCGCAAAGTCCATCGCGCCCTCCAGAGCGTCCTCTCCTATATAGCCAGCGGTCCTTGCCCGCGCTGGCTGGCCTGCGTTGACTGTGACGCCTGCCATACCTGCCGCAAACTGGCGGAGATGGAGCGGACGGGCAAAAAGCGGGACGTCTGCACCTACGAGGAGTGGAAAGGGCACCGCCGCAACAAGCCCACCGGAGGAGAGCCAAAATAGCCTCCGCGCCGGGGGCGGGTAGTTAGTGAAGCTACCCGAAGCCAAGTAACTATCCCATGACATACAGTAGGAGGCTAAAGTGACAGAGACTAAATATAGAGCTAAGAATATCAAATCTGGCGAATGGGTTTATGGGTGTTATGTTTATTTTGGTGTAAAACCTGCGTTTATATATTCTGCTATTGGGGAACGGATAGAGGTTGAACCTCTTACAGCAAGAAGATTTACCGGCCTCAAGGATAAGAACGGCAAGGAGATTTACGAGGGGGATGTGCTTCAAGCAACATCAACTGGCGGGAATATATTATCTCAAAATCCAAGATGGAGGGCAAAGGGCTATCTGCGGTTTATGCGCTCGACGATGGACTTCATCAGCCCTCCATCCGCTACGTCTTTTTGAATTGATAAAAGTAAATTAGATTGGCTATTCGGCAAACTGTATAGAAACAGTATAGCATAATATTGTTGTACAGGGTATTGACAAATAGGCAAACAGTGTGTATAATAGGGTTAGAAAGTAAAGAAAAGGGGGACATGAAAATGCAATGCCCAACCTGCGGTAAAACCGCTAAGAGGATTAAGAGCAAGAAGTTCCCCGGCTGGTATTATTGCAATAACCCATCTTGCAATACAACCGCTTTTGAAAATAAGTCATAGGGAGGTAACATCATGGGAATACGAGGACAAGGTAAGTTCACCACAAAGGCATCACGAAAACAAAACGATAAGTTCTTAGAGGAGTTCAAAACTCACCAATCAACATTCAAACAAGCCGATGTTGTACAAGTAGTCACTAAAGGTTGCGGGACATTCCCCGGACTTATTGTGGCTCGCATTTCAGTAATGAGCGGGGAAACTGTCTATTCCGTAGCTGTTACACGCTATGGTGGTCTCTGGATTAAGGGCGACTGGGTTATAGATACCTACTGGAACCCGATTGGAGACAAGGCACTTGAGCAAGATTATCCCGGCACGATGGAAGAGATTTTGAGCAAGTTACCAGTAATCAAAGCGTGGCAGGCGTCATTGCAATGACAGACAATCAAAAGCAGGAAGTCATTAAATTACTAATCGGCTATTATCCTGCTGGTACATACCATGCAATACCAGAAGCCCTATTCCGGCTTGTCCGGCTACATGGCTTATCCCTAAAGAAAGCCAAAGAGTTGCTATTAGAGGTTATACGACAAAACGGCTGGAGCATGTGCCCTAGTTCAATAGGAGCAATGACACTAGGAAATGTTAATGGAATGAGGGGCGAAAAGCGGATATTACAGTGGTACATACGGACTGATTGCTATTACACTCATTTTTATATCCTTAAATAGGGTATCATAAAGGAGTCTTAAAAATGTCTTCACCAAGTAACTACCCTCCCGGAGTATCAGGGTTTGAATTTCAAGTGAACCCGCCAGAGCGCTTACCCAAAGAACCTAGTAAAAGACTCAAACCATGCAGTCATGCTATTAGCATTCCATATTGTTCTCATAGAACAACATCTGGTCTTTGCAGAGTAAGATGGTGCGATAAAGCGTAACTTATTATGCAGGGGGTGACCCCATGCGGGGTAAAATAGATACGAATTTAGGGTGGTTACGAGTGGTCAAAACCAGACCAGTTAGCTACGGATGGTCAAACCGATACCAGACCGCATTAGCTTTGGTGGTCAAACCGCTTAAAACCAGTCTAGACTTGATGGTTAGCCGGATAGCTTTTTGGCTGACCATGTTTACAAGACTGATTGTATCAGGGGGAGGGTTACCCTCTACCCCCCGACCCTTAAGCGTAAAAAGTGGGAGAACGTATTTGCTAGGTGCGTATGTGCTGGCAGTAGAAAACCCGTATTTGCTGGAAGTGAGAGCTAGTGAAAACCTGTAAAGAGCTAAAGTGTGTCTGCTTTGAGTGTCAGACACGGAAGAAAGACAGACCGAAATGCGGTATGTGTCCTGGGAGAATCGCCAAACCGGATTGTACAGGGCTTACCGTTTGCATTAAAGGGGATAAATGAACATCTTGAACTTGCCCGACTGGGAAGTCATAGAGCTTAAAGAGAGCGAGTACGATTACGCTATCCATGCCAAGTACACGCCGGAGCCGACCGCTTGTATCCGATGCGGGGTTATCGGGCAACTATACCGGCATGGTATCAAGAGGCAACGATTCATGGACTTACCAGTTCACAACAAGCGTGTTGGCTTGATAGTGCATCGGCAGCGTTACCTTTGCCGAGCCTGCAAAAAGACCAGCTTTCAACCATTGCCGGATGTGGCTGACCACCACTCGTCAACCAAGAGGCTTTTAGCCTACATCGGCAAGGAATCCATGAAGCGTACCTTTGTTGGGGTAGCCGATGATACCGGAATCCATGAGCGGACTATCCGGCGTTTATTCGCTATCGAGGTAGCCCGATTAGACCAAGAGGTCAAATTCGAGACACCCCGATGGTTGGGGATTGATGAAGTTCACCTTGTAAAGAAGGCAAGGTGTCTCTTGACCAACGTGGAGCAACGGACTGTCATTGATATGCTGGCAACCAGAACAAAAGACGTGGTTAGCCGATACTTGTACCGGATGCCCGACCGCCAGTACATCGAGCTGGTGGCTATGGATATGTGGCAACCCTACAGGGACGCAGTAAGGGATATTCTACCGCAAGCCACAGTGGTCATAGACCGCTTTCACGTTATCCGGTTAGCCATTCAGGGCATGGACACGATACGAAAGGATACCAGGGCGAGCCTTACGGCACGTCAAAGCCGGACACTCAAGCGTGACCGCTATATTCTTTTCCATCGCCGGAGCGACCTTGACGAACAAGACCAGTTCATACTTGACCTGTGGTTAGGGCAGTTCCCTATGCTTGGCAAGGCGTATCAGTTCAAAGAGGACTTCTGTGACCTCTGGATGGTCAAGGACAGGCAAGAAGCCATAGAGCGGTATGAAAACCTTAAGGCGAGCATCCCGACCGAGCTACAGCCCGCCTTCAAGCCTCTGACAACGGCTGTAGGCAACTGGACAGGCGAGATATTCGCATGGTGGGACCATCCGGTAACAAACGCTTATACAGAGGCCATAGCAGGGCTTGTGAAGCTAACCAACCATGCAGGCAGAGGGTATTCGTTCAAGGCGATACGGGCAAAGTTGCTTTACTCTAACCTGCCGACCCCTCACAGACCAGTGTTTGACAGGTCATTGAAAGAGCGACCGCCCTTCATGCCACTGGAAGAAATTATAGATTACGGAGTTAAGTTTTCCACACTCCGCATAATGTTGGAAGGGGGATAGTTTGTTTGAATGCATTACACATCATACGCCGGAAAGCCTCTCTTTCTTGATAGCATTGGTTACTCGCCATAGGTCGGCGGCATCCGCATTAAGGGCACTTTCGGCTTTCATGGCTCGCTCTGCCCATCGGTGTCTATTCCCTACCAGACAGGGGATACATTCATACATTGTGCCGACTTCAAGGTAGTCTGGTGGTTTGCCAGCTTGTGGATGTGGATTCTTAGACATCTGCAACCCACATTTGGCACATAGTTTTGGCTTCGTTTCCACGCCCTTCGCCGAATTATCATTTTGTGTGTTCATTTGCTCTTTCCTCCTGTTTGCCGAATAGCCCATAAATTTCCCCTGGGTACATTCGCAAAAGACCATATTTTGACAATTTGGTTTTATGTTTCATCTTAACCTCCTACTGTATGTGGGATACTTACCTGCTTTCTTTATATTGGCCTGTAGCTTCTTGGACTACCCTAAAGGCATTGACCGCAAAATCGTGTTCCTTTTTCTTAGTCATACTACACACTACCTCATTAACTGGCAACCGCTTTACTTCATGATTTGTGTCCATATCTCACCCCCGATAGTTTATTCCCTAAATTACTACCCCACTTGGTTCAGCGACAAAACCAACCAGCATTAGCTTATCTCCATCTGGATTTTCCACATCTGATGTGATATCTACGCAAATCTGGTCGTCATGGCTAAAAATAAAGGGGTTGGGAAAATAGCCCTCAGCAACCAAATTCGAGATATCACCGAATATTTGCTTAAACTCCCTCTCTATATAATCTGATACCTTCCAGTCTTTAATAACTTTCAATATAGGGATAAGCATATAAAGCTCCGTCAATTCAACTGCAAATAACGGGTGATTTTTCATGCGGAATGATAAAGTGCTTACTTTCGGCTCGGTAGAGAGCTGCGCTATTTTGTAGAAACAATAGAACCTATTGATTTCTACTTCCTTCTCAAACCATACCGAAGAGGTATGGGCAAGCTGCGGCGGTGTCCTCCAGGAAGAAATGCCCATATCATTCGACATTATTTTCCTGACCGATATTTGTTGCGGTGGATAATGACAAATCTGACAAGCACGGTCAATTAAAGATTGTAAACAAGATTTTCTAAACAATTCCCTTTGATGAAGGGAGTTTTCCCAAGAAGGTATCAAATACTTTAACTCCATATTGTTCCTCCTGCTTATATAAACGCCGGATGTTTTCTTACTGTAACAGCGGGGCGGCTGCCTCTTTCATTAGCAAGAACTTGGTCCATAGTAGCGCTTCCCGTTTCGGGTACTTGAAATTCAAATACCCGATAGGCTTCCTTCCTTGCTTCGGCCAAGGCGTCCTTGATATCATCCGTATTAGTAAGCACAATATATTCAATCGTGTCGCCCTGATACGTTGCTCTTGCTTCCCACAGCATATCCATTCTTCTATTTCCCCCCTCATTTTATGGCCGGTGGCCCCAATCAACTACTATCACAAACTGGTCATTATCTTCCCGGACGTGTCCGCCGAAAAGATACTTCCCATCCAATTCAACGCCTTTTTCCACGGCTATGTAAATCCCTTCCTTCGAGGAGTAAACATCAAAGTGCTCGAAAATAGGCAGCATCAAAACTATACCATCGTCAATATAGAGCGGAATGAAAAAATCCAGCTTTATATTATCGTTTAAATACTGGTCAACAGTAAGCAGGAGCTGCACCTTCCCATCGACACACTGCGGCGCCTGGTCAGCCGTTATTTCCACATACGGCGCCCTGCAATCCTGGACTATGAAACCGACACAAACAACCAATACAGCGAAGAGTGCGACCGCTATAATTAACAGAGTCTTTCCCATTCAGCCTCCACGGTGAAAAATTACCGCCTAATCTATTTACTCCTGACGGGTTCTAAATATTCGATTCTCCAATAAGTTACGGCATGTGGCTGGTCGGGAGTATATTTTAGATTTGTGATAATACTCCCCTCGGGTAATTCCAAATGAGGGATTTCTTCCTTGGAATAAAATGTTTTTCTTTCATATTCTACAGAGTTAATGATTATTTTATCCATGAGTTTTCCCTCCTGACAGTATTACTTTACTGTCCCACCGACTCAAAACGATATTCTTTTGTTTCTATCATTTGAGCCCTTACATTTATTCTCAAATCAGATTGGTAAACTAGCACAGCTCCACAAAATGGACAATAGTTCAGTGTTGGTTTTCCATACCCACCCTAGGCAAATTCGATGGCTTTCATGCCGAACCTCAATAAAGAGGATGCTCCAAGTGCCTCTTTTAATTTGTCGCAGCAATAAGAAGGCTCTTTACCTACTTTTGTCCCATCTCTATGTTGCATAGGCTCGACAAATGTACTCCCCACCGAGGGCCAATCATCGCATGAGACGACAGTTGCGAAATAAACTATACATGCCTTATTCATTATATCCTCCGTACAGTACCCTAGACCTTTAGGCATTAAGTGAGCATGTCTATTGTTGAGTAGCCAGTAATGATATCCGCCCTTTTCCGGGAGACATTCGTTACAGTATTCCCACCGACCGAAGCGAAGCCATTTTAAAAATCGATAAAACCTTTCTTTCATATCGGCCTCACTCCCAGTCCTTTAAAAACGGATGGTATTTGAATATTTCTGCATCAACCTCCGGCATCCGGGGAGTGGTGTAGATATTCATCATTCCGCCGCCGGCCCACCGCAAGAACTGATACACCCTTGTCTGGTCCAGGATACGCTTCCCATCCGCCCCCCTTAACTCATCCAATACCGTCGCCAGGCCATGGCGGACACCGTGGTAGCATTTTTTAGGAACGAATTTCACCCCGGCGACATTAGCTATCTCATGAAAAATGGAGAAGCGGCGATTATACCCCACGGGAGGATAAGTGTATTTGAACACAAAGGGGGCGATTTGCTCCGGCACGTCATGCTCCCGCAGCATACCGCCTTTCTCCGTATGGATGATGATGGTTTTCTTATACGGATGAATATCTTCCGACCGGACGCCAAAAAGTTCTCCGACCCGAAGGCCATATGTTGTCGAGAGCGCTATGGTGTTCAACCACTGGGGATTGGAGCTCTTCTTGGCAGTCAGTATGAGCGCCCGGATTTCTTCCGCACTGTAGGAAAAGCGTGAGGCGAGGTCAATCATCTGCCGGTTCACCTTGGGCAGCTTCACCGGCACCCTTAGCCCATACATGCGGAAGAGGCAGCCTATCGGACCCCTGATGATGTAGTTTACATACGTTTGGTCTCGATTCTTCTTCAGATAGTCGAGATAGGTATAAAGCACATCACGCTCCTGCCAGTTCTTTCCCTTGAGCCAGGTGAAGTAATCATCCACATGCGCCCTGTACTGGCTCTTGGTCGATTCGCTATAGTACTGGATTTCGTGCTCTAGCTCTTTAAATATGGACTTCCTGTCTGTTGGTATTTTTTCCGTAGTCATTACTACTCCTCTACCCTCAGCGTTTAAAAGTCTTCCTCTCATGCGGTTTCTTCCGCTGGTAAGTAGCCTCCAAGGAAGTCATCTTGGGATTCCAGTGATAATCAATCACCATCACATCACAACCCAGTTTCTTCCTGATAGCGCTTGTAACAGCGGAGGACCCGCACCCGGGCGCCTCATCAAATTCCTCCATGGTTATAGTTATCTTTTCCGTATCAATATATTTCACTTTTCTCCCTTTTGGCGGAGCGGGAGAGATTTGAACTCCCGGGAGCAGGCCCCAACGGTTTTCGAGACCGCCGCCTTAAACCAGACTCGGCCACCGCTCCAATATTCTTTGGTAAGTATACCTTCATCTACAGTATTTCTTGAAATTGGCCATAATCCTCATCTTCAAGTTCTGCCATCTCTGAATCAGTCTCGAATTGGCAATTTTCGCATAGTCCACTTTTGTTGAAATCGAAAAATTCGTTGCCGCCCCAAAACTCACCACACATCCAACAAAAGCCCTCTGAATGGCAATGTTCGCCGCAATACCAAGATATATCATATGGCTTTTCGCTTGATTCCCAATCAACTAACCTACATTGGATGGTATCAAAGGAGCTGCAACCTTCATGTTCACAACGATGATTGACTTCAACTAACTCTCTCTGAATCATATCGCCAATTTCTTTAATCATTTCGACCTCCTACTGTATGTGGGATACTTACCTATTCTTTTAGCCTCTCTCTAATCCTTCCTAGATTACCAGATGAATGTCAAATAATTGTCCGAGTGTCGGCGCTCCTACCCATTCCTTGATAACATCGCCAGATTTGTTTGTGAGTTCGGTAGTAATTTTTATGTAGTGGCCTCCCTCTCCCGGAAGTTTTACCCTCTCAGAGTAGGATATTAACGTAAAACCACGGTTCCATAATTCAAACGGGAGACTACCCGTTAAATCATTATGTGTTCCCAGGCCAGGATGAGCGTCTAAAATGGAGTTGATTTCTCTTTTTAAGGAGTTTTCATCACTATCAAGCTCTGCGAGTTGAACTTCAAGAGTGACACGTTCCTCTCTGATACTTTCTATATCTGCCTGGAGAGAATCAAGTCTTTTAACCGCCTCGCTATGAGAAAGTTCTTTGATAACCTGTGTTTTTTCTGTCATACAAATCCTCTCCTATAGCCTTATTTCCGTTACTGGGGGGTTAGCTTTCGTCATCATCTTCCTCTTCGTAACCGGCGCATAAACAACCATCTACAGAGCAAGAGCCACTAGGTTTATCATGGTCTTCCGGTGCGTGTCCGCAAGTACAAGCCATCGCCTATTCCCCCTTCTTCTTTTCTTGCTTCTTCAATGGACTTTTGATTTATTGCTCTTTGGTAGGTGTAAATCTTAGATAAAATGCCATTTGCATCCTCATAGGCATATTTTTTCAACCATTCAGGTGCCTTAGACCATGACTCAAAACAGTTGTCTGAATAGCTATATTTATATCTATCCCAAATATGTTTAGCAATCTTTTCCTTCACCTTTTTATCTATTGGTCGTTTAGTTAGAAACGTTAAAAACATCTTTGAATACTTTTGGTAATAGGAAAAATCTTCACAGGAACTAGTACAAAACTCCCACGAATTTTTACAGTTATTACAAGGACAACATTCTTTGGCTAAATCATCTTTTAATGTCATATTGTTACTACCTTTCTTTTAGAATTTCTTTTAGACGCTCTGCTAAGTCATTCCAATTAGGGATATCACTTCCCCAAGCACATTCACTTTGTAACTTCTCTAACAATTCAGGGGTAATTTTATTTTGTTATAGGTTCCCCGCAATGTGGACAAAAATCCCAAGCGACATGAATATAATATCTTCTGCTACTGGGAGTACCATCATTTTTCACAGTATTAAATGTGACCTCAGTATTCCCCCAATCAGCATAACCAGATACGACAGTGCTATTTCCATACCTATTAGTGTAAACTTTACCGGATTGTAGCCGTTTTAGAGCTTTATCTATTACTTTTGTGTTCTTGCAATCACACATATCTCATTCCCCTTTCAGTGGTTTACTTGAGACTACCGCCCAAATTTACGAGCAACTTCGACAGGTCTTGCGTTGTTACTCACGCTTTCATCTCAAGCAATCTGGCTCGGAAGCTTACGCCTATCCTCTCCAATTACTTGGAGGTTCCGATAGTTTTCTACAAGGACACCAGCATTTAGTTCGTTATTCTTTTACCCTTTCTTGTAGAGTTGCCCCATCAAATTCTCCAGCTCTGCTATGCGGGGAAGGAACCAGGGAGGATTGAAGGAAAGAGAAATCTTCTTCAGCTGGTCAATGAGGACATGCGTCTTTTCCGCCATGCGGTTGGCCCGGTTGAGTCGGCCTTCCTCAATGTGCTCTTTTATCGTGTATAGCCGTTGCTCGATTGTCGCACAGCGGATGTGTAGATGCTCTTCGTATTTGAACTGGATTTCCAGGGCTTTTTTCTCATCGTGTTGCTTAGACACCCAGACGACGGCATGGCCCTTGGAAGAGATTTCGTTGGCCAGGTTGAAAGAGGTCTCACTGAAAGGAACGAGGTAGCAGGACTGCGTATAAGCGACGGCGCCGATTGCCGCCATGGTCTTCAGAACCTCTTTACGGAGCTTGCTGTCTGCTGCGGGAATATCATACGTAATAAGCACATAATCCTGTGTAATTACCTTCACTTCGCCCTTCATAAAATGCCCCCTTTTACGTACCGATGAAATAATGCTTGCATTCGTTACAATAGGCATAGAGGATATCACCAAGAACAACTACCATCGCAACCCCGCAGTGCGGGCAGGTAGCATTTTCAACATCCACCTCTTTCCACACCGGTCGCTTCCAGTCCCCATTGCCGTTCTTGTCCTGGAGTTTAAATGTCAGCTTCGCCTGGTCGTCCATACATTTCCCCTTCAGCCATGATGAAAGATAAACTACTACATTATAGTAATATTACTACAGTTTGTCAATATCCCAATGCCACGTTTTTTATCCGGCGGATAAAAGAAAGAAGCCGCCTGAGAGATTCCCCCCAGATGGCTTCTTCCCTGTGTTTCCACAACCCTATTTATGTATCACTTTTTTTTATCGTTCTTGTCTTTGAGCTCCTGGCCGACTTCTTTCATGACCTTAATACCTTCAACAACTTTAACGAGGCCAGTTTCAATGTCTTCCGCTGCCTTCGCCAGTTTCTTCCCGAGGTTTGTTTTCATCATACCCCCTTGAGCTTTTTAAAAGCCGTTGTGAGAGCATTGAACATTTTGTCCCGTTCCGTTTCCATGGAGCGTTGGCAGTTATGGAACCCGTTGTTTTTTTTTGTCTCGCAAAAACCGTTCCCCTGAGAATAAAGCTCGGCGCCGAGGATGACGAGGGTAGCGAGCTCTTCCGGGTCCGAGGTGTGCTTGATTTCATCCAGAACCTCTTCCAGGTTATTTACAACGGCCTTTTCTGTCGTAGCGGCCATGATTAGCTCCTATTCTTTAGCTTTTCCATGAAGGCGGCATTAAGAACGATGCCCTTCTTGGCCGCTAATTCTGCCATTTTGCTTGCCACGGGAGAAACATCGGGAGCCGTATGGCCATAGAGCGCTGGTCCCTTATATTCGTACACCCTTCCCTCGGTGCCATCGACAACGACCTGCTGGCCATCCTTTAATTCGGTGGTGGCATTGAAGCCCTCACTCATCGTACCGGTGATGCAGGGAACCTTCCACTCACGGGCCACAATGGCCGCATGAGATAGCTTGCCGCCGACATTGGTAATAAATGCGCCGGCTTTTTTCATATAGATATCATGCTCCGGGCGGAGCTTATCCGCCACGATAATATCGCCAGGCTGCACCTTGGCTATCTTGTCCTCATCCCCATTTACCACACGCACACGACCAACAACGACACCATTGGATGCTCCGATGCCATAAATTAAAACTTTACCCTTCATTTCCGTCATGATGCTACTCCAATCTGGGGCTCGCATTCGGGCAACTGTCCCAGCAATTCTATGAGCAAATCACCCACGTTGTCGCCTATAAATTCGGGTTTAACACTTTTTACGAGCCGAATAAAGCACGGATTAAAGCAGGCTTTTCCGGCTTCGGCAGGCACCACTGTTTCCACAGGCTGCTCCACTGGTTTTTTGGCAGGCTTCTCCTCGGACTTTATCGTTGTCTGTCCCTTTTGCACCGGCTTTAGTGTCTTTTTAAAAGCCGCAAGCTGCGAATCAATCTCAGAAAGTTCCATCGGATAAATCTTAATTCAGTATGTATGTTTTGTCAAGATAGGCACGGAAGCAAAGGGTTGCATAAAAGACTGGCCGGTTTGCTTCGCCAGGTTAAACTTATCCAGATTCTCTGCCGTTTGACCAGATTTTATTTCAAACAATAGCTTTGTCACTATCTTATGACATTTCACACATAAGGGAAGAAGGTTCCACCATACGTTGTAAGGAGTGACAACCCTTTTTGAGCCTTCGAGCGGAATGATATGATGCACCTCAAGGTTGGTGCGGAAATGATACCTATCAAGTTGTACTTCCTTTTCCTCTTCTCCGCAGAACGCACAACGGTAACCATATCGCCGGAGAGCCCACCTGGAAGCATCGCTCCACCAGAAGAAAAGGTTATAAAATCTTGAACAGGAAATATAATCCCCATGGGACTTTTCCGGGCAATATCTTCGGGCGTAATTACTGCTGGGAAAAGGTTTGCCGCACCAAAAGCAACCTCCCTGGCCTTCAAACCCGGTAATGATAGAGAATTTCCCGTATCTGTCTTTTCCTTCGGCTATAGGCCATTTGACAAGTTCCACTACGCTCCGAGGGTAATTCCCTTCAATGGACTCTAAATCTACCGGATAGTTCATATCTCACCTGCCTGATATTTCACTAAGGGGACATCATAAGCGATATAAAGTGGATGCTTCGGCTGACCGTCAGCGTTAGTCCCTAGGCAATATGGTTCTTTGAGCATCTGGAAAACCGCCGGCGCCCGTTTTTTCACCGGCTTAAACGAGCCCCATCCGCAGAGTTGGAGGTCCGACATCTGTATCATCAAGTGGAGGAAAGAATCGTTATACTCCCCAACGGCATCAGGTTCGACAAGAAGCACCTTTGGGTCGCTAGACACTAAAGCATATAGGTTGGCCATGAGGAGGCCGCCAAAACCCATCCTGTCGGCTCTCACCACAACCCGGGTAATCGTTGGGTCTGTTTTCACCTCATTGGCCGTTGAAGGATTAAGACCGATGACCATCAGGACGGGCCGGATGGAACTCCACATACGCCAAAGGGCATAGCGGTATTTCCTGTCATCGGAGAAAACGGCACCCTGGGGAAGGGTTAAATCAATACCTCTCATCATCCCATCACATTTTTCTCTGTTATTTCGTCATTATTAATGTGTTCCTCAATATGGCGGAGCAGTGGGTAGGAAGAAAAAGGACCTGCTAACTGCTCGGTGTGCCCACAATGAAGACAAGTGGCTTTTTCATCCTCCACCTTAACCCTGTATTTCATGGCCAATTTGAAAAGATTCCGGTATCCTTTAATGTTAGATTTCATACTGAGTTCCTACCCTCCTCAATATTCCATACAGATTGAGAGCATCTTTTGGCAGAAAGCTCTGCATATTTCTTACTTAACTCAATCCCGATACACTTCCGACCTAACTTTTTAGCTACTAAAGCCGTGGTGCCTGAACCAAGAAAGGGGTCAAGTATAATAGCATTGCTGCTACTAGCGAATATTTTTATTAACCTTGAGGGTATTTCTCCTGGAAATACCGCAGGGTGGTATTTATCTCGGCCCGGCTCCACAAACCAGACATCTTTTGTTTCATCTGCAAAAGGCACGGCTTTCTTTCCTCTTCTCCCAGTCCCGCCGGAATGAAACCATTGGTATTTTGAACCTAGAAGTATTATCTCGTGTGCAGGACGCATATAAGGGTCGGAGTCACATCCCATAGCGCAAGTTGTAGTTAATCCTATAGCTCCCTTCACCCATACGATTGGCTCCCGAACATGAGCATCTAATTCCATCATCATTGAAAATAGGCGGAATCCTAAAGGTTCAAGCCTTGCTTTTCCTTCCGTCTTCTCTTCTTTACGATGACTTTTGTAAGATGCATCATATCCGAACCAGGTATTAGCATAAAGATGGTCCCGTTGCCACCGGACAACGAGAGGAACATTTATTCCAATCGTACCCCCTTTAACTAAAACCCGATAACATTGTTTTAAAACAATGTTCATCTTTTGATAATATTCCGCCCAAGATAATTGGTCACGAAAGCCACTATATTTCATCCGGGTGTTATACGGAGGAGATGTCGGTATTAAATCTATACAATCGGGTGGGATGGCGGGCAATATTTCCGTAGCATCACCATGTATGATATAAACGAATTCATCCGAATATATTGCGGAAGGAAGGTCAAGACTATTCCAAATTGACATTTATTTCTTCACCTCCGGCTCTCCGCACCGCAGGCACTCTCCGTCAATGAAGAGGTGACCATAGACGCTGCATGTCATCACCACTTGGCCTTTAAATATCATCTGGCAGGGTTTGAGTTTCGTTATAACCGGCTCCGTGGAGGCAAAGTCCACTCCCTTCAACACAGCCGATTTGACATCCCGGAGGAAGACGCCGCCCATCACGCTGGGTTGATTGAGCTTTTCTTCCCATTCTATCCAGCGGTCATAATGGTGGGGAAAGACTCGCAAAACCTTCTGGTAGATGTCCGGTCCATAAAAGGGGCACCAGCTACATCCACTCACACCGAAATCCCGATAGAGGTTCTCCAGCGGCGAAAGCCCAGACATAGCAAGATAATTTGTAACGTCGCCATCTGTCCAGTTAATAATCGGGAAAACTTCAAACGAGCCCGAATGTTCCTTGTCGGGCCGGATGGGTTTTCCAGTGTAGGCTTTATAAATCGCCATCCGCCGGGCACTCTCCGCACGCCTTATACCTTCCAGCTTGTAAAACACCCCTTTGCCGAATGTCTTCGCCAGGAGTTTCTTCTGTGGCCGGAGTTTGAGGTCCCGGCAGCACCAGAGACGCTTTCCGCCGCCGTTGAATGAGCCCAGATTGGGGAATGATTGAAACCTCTCAATGCGCTTGAAGATATTACCCTTGTGCATGGAGGGATTGGACACGAGGAGACGGACGTTAAGCTGGGCACATGTCTCTCTTACGGTTTTTACTACCCCGGGAAATTCCGTGCCGGTCGCCATATAGGCGCAAACAAAATTGTCCGTCACCTCCCTCACCAGGCCAAGAAGGGCGAAGGAGTCACGCCCACCGCTGAACTGGATAATTAGCGGCATTTCGGAGCGGCGGAGGACCGCTCGCACGACTCTCCGGCTCTCTTTTAACCGGACTTTAAGAAAATAACTATCAATGCCTGGAAGCGTCGTCTGATTGACCATGTTCCTCCATCCTCCTTTGCTTGTTGCGTTCTCTCGATACGGAGCTGTAGCCGCAGATGGGATTGGTACAAAACTCGTAAGCGCTGCATCCGTGGAAGATAATCTGCGCCTCTTCCCCGGCTTGGTTCACCGTATCTAAAATACGTATAGGGCCAACAATCGCTCCTACTGTTTTCTCCACCCCATTGTGGAGATGATGTTTGCACTCAAATGCGATAAAACCAAGCTGAAGCATGTTCCCCTCCTCTTTTAAGCGGCCAATTTCGATATCGTAAAAATCTCCCTTACCAGTGCTTCGGCAAGGCAGCACGGCACGGAGTTACCAATCTGCTTTGTTACCTCTGCCTTATTGCCTACGAATTCATAAGTCATTTCCTCGTCGTCAAAACTGTGCGCCCGGGCAAGTTCACGGTTATCCAGCATACGGAATCTTATATCGAGGATATACCAAACGCCATCGATATTTACCAAGCGCTCAGGAGCAATATCTTCCCCGCCGGCTTCCCGGAGCATCGGCTCAGCGATACCGATATTACGTTTAGTCGTAATCGTTCCGATTGGTCCATCTACCCCTTGTATGCGGTTATCCACATCCCCATCCGTATGATTAACCTGTATCATCACCGGTTCCGCTAGGCCAGTATTTTGTCTTGGAACAATAGTCGGCAACGGCTCAGAGGGCGGGTACGCATACTTTCCGTTACCTCCCGTCTGGTCGGTTTGCACAATGACGGGTTCCATGAGGCCAAATCTAGCCTTTGTCGTCAGTGTGGAAAGCGGCTTGTCGATAGGTTCGGTATCAGCTTTCGTCCCATAGTATTTCAGGAGCTGCGGGCTCATCAGGGCAACGTGCGCTTTTGTCGGCAGCGCCGGAACGGGCTTGTCCACCGGGCTCGTATTGCTGGCGCCATGGAAAACAACGAGCTGCGGTGCTAAAAGGGAGATAGCGCCGCCGGTCGATATCGTCATCAGTGGTTGATTAAGGTTCCGGGCGGCGGAACAACTCTGCTGACCGAAGATAAAAGGCTCCACCAGGTAACCTGCACCCCGGCAGTCGGCAGTCGGTATGGGTTTGTCTACCCCATGCGCCCGGGTCCCGCCGTTTTCGCCATGGCGGCTAAGGATAAAAGGGTTCGCCTGTGGCATTATCAGCCAGGGGTGTCCGCTCGTGGTGAGTGTCTGGATGGGCTTATCCACAGGGCGGAAGGCCGGGCTGTGGCCTTGCTTCCCCATGACAAAAGATTTCGGTGTGCCGCTGCCGCCCGCTTCAGGTTCCAGTCCGAGGAGGTTGATGTATAACGGCGCCAGCTCGCCGCCGTATTTCTTCAACCCCCGGGCGATGCGCCTCCGGGTGTTAATCGCCAGCGGCTTTTTCTTATACTTCGGGTCGTCCAAGAGGGAGCGCCCTTTTATATTCCAGTCAATGATTTCCTTGGCTGCCCGCCACTTCAGGCGGCTCCCTTCCATACTGTCGTCTTTAAAATGCGTTGGGGCCGGCCATCTAACCGGTATGCCATCCTTCCTCGCAATGAGGAAGAAGCGGCGGCGGGTCGTGGCGTCGCCGTAATCGGCGGCGTTGAGGAATCTCCATTGGAGCTCGTAACCCAATCCCCAGATAGACTTTATCCAGGATTCAAAATAAACACCCTTCTTTTCCGGGATAGGATGTCCATCATCGTCCAGCGGACCCCAGGATATAAATTCCGGGACATTTTCCACCAGGAGGCACCTTACATCGAGGTCGGTAAGCCATCCGTTGATTGCCCATGGATTCATACGGGATTGGTCGCTCACTGGCTTGCCTCCTCTCGCCCGGCTGAAGTGCGTGCATTCGGGCGATGCCATGAGAAGGTCCAGGTAACCTTCCGGTACGAGTTCCTTCGGTTTGGCTGCTTGCACGTCCGCTATATAGTGCCGTGCGGTCGGGTGGTTCTTCTGATGCGTCTTGATTGCCACAGGCCAGTGGTTAACACAGACCAATATCATCGTGGCGCCCAGTGACCTTACGGCTCTTTCCGCCCCAGTCGAGCTGCCGCCGGCGCCGCAAAACAAATCTGCTACTAAAAGTTCTTCCACGATATTCTCCTCAATTTACATTTTAATCTTTTCGCACTTACGAAATTGTTTCATTTCCGCTCCATCTTGGCCTGCCGCATCCGGGCTATCTCCGGGCGATAATCTGTTGTCTTCTCTATCACCACAACCTCACCCTCAAGGAGCCGGCTGCTTATGCGGTGCTCTAATACATCGGGGTCGAGGTTGGTAGCAAAGAGAGTAGCAAGGTTATGGAAATAACGGTGATTGATAATGACATCAAAGCGCTCCAGCGCCCATACGGTTTCTTTCTCCACGCCGAGGTCGTCGATGACAAGCAGAGAAGCATTCTTTAAGAGGTTCATCTTCAAGTCAAACGCATCTTTTTGCGTCGGGTCGGTGATATGAAAACCGGACTTCAAATCATCCAGAAGGTCGGCGGCTGTCTCGTAGTAAACAACGGGCCTCCAGTACTTCTTTAGCCAAGCCCAGGAAGCGGCCACCAGCAGGTGGGATTTTCCCACGCCCTTTGTTTCACAAGCCAACGTGAGGAAGTGGTGTGGCCGGTCCTCTACAAACCGCATTACCGACGCCAGCGCATCAGCCGTACTCTTATTCCTCTTGATGAAGTTATCAAAGCGGTATTTTTGCTCGGTAAAAGGCGGTAATTTGGAAAGGCGGATGAGGGCGTTCCTATCCTCTTGAACCCATAGTTTACGTCTTTCCTCCTCCTCCCGCTTTTGTTTGAGGTCAAAGGCCGCCGCAACCTTCGTCACACATGCGGGGCAATAAGGGACCGGGATATAGGCGTGTTCCACTTTATTTTCTTCATTGAGAAACGCCGTATGGGTTATCCTGCCGGTGAATGTCTCGCCGCAATCCTTGCAGATACAATCACCATCCGTCGAGTCCACAATTTTATACTTCTTTTTCTGCCCCTGACTTTCAAGGGCCCCGATAGTCTTACCGACATTTTCCAATTCAGCCATTATTCTATCCCCCAGGTTTTTATCTTGGGCCTTGCCGCCTGGGCATCTGCTGGAATTGCACAGGCATTTCCTGCTCGCTGATTTCAAATTTAGAGCAGTAAATAGCGCCGCATTCCGGCCCGGCGCAGACCTCCAGGTATATGCCGACAATCGGGACCTTGACCGTGTTGGAAAGCACCACGGGCGGGCGGCTCGGGTCAAGCAGCGGCGTCTGCATGACGATACCTTCCGGGAATGACTGGGCGGCGATTTTCCCTTTAGAGCGCAGTTCGTCCATCGCTTTCTTAACCAGCCCCTCTTTATTGCCGCAAACGGGGCATTTGTCATGAACCACTGGCAGGTTGGTCTTGTTTGGTGTTATTTCCTGGTTCTCCGGGGTCGCTTGCATTTCCATTTTCTTCATCTCCTTTACCTTTATTCCATTTTTTTACGAAAGTGCCCTCATCGAGCGGTAATGCTTTTTGTACGGACTTTTTCTTTGGAAACTTCTTTTCATTTTCAGCCCAGTTGCGGAAACGGTTTTTCCACAAGCCTTTATTCTTGGCGGGTTTCTCCGCATAATAGTCGGAGCATTTCTTTAAAACAAGGATATCAACAAATGGATATTCCGCCAGATATTCATAGGCCCAATTTATGTCGGAATTGTCCTCTTTCCAATTAACCAAGCCCCATAAAATATCAATAAAAGTTGCACATTTATTTAATTTTTCAGGGCTTATCTCTTTATATATTTCTTTAATAGTTTTTTTTATAATATTGTACTCATGTGTAGTTTTGGTTACGTCGGGGGTAGTAGTTTTGGTTACGGGTAGTAGTTTTGGGGTGTGTAGTTTACTACTACCCTCGTTCTTTACTTCTACCCCTGTAGTTTCGGTATGCTCTAGTAGTTTAAGGGTTTTCTTGTCAATAATTTTACCGTTCCATTGGGCGATATTGGTGTTGATATGGTAGATGTAGCCCTTACCCTGCCCGATGTCCCTGCGGATGAGCACCTTGTTCTCTGAGAGGGCTTTTAATGCGGAAAAAACCGCCTTGCGGGTAATATGCAGAGAATCTGCCAAGTCCTGCTGGGGAAGCGGCGCCTCTTTCGGCCTGGTGTCTCCCACGAGCCATCCGTAAGTTATCCGACAGAGGTAAAGGACAATTCCTTTCTCCGAGCCGGATAAAGAGCTTATCGCTATGGCCGTCAAGAGCAGGTGTGCAATTGGCGTGGTGCCGTCCTCTGGGTCAGCCTTCAGTTTGAACTTGTCACCCTTGGGCATATTACTCCTTCAGTTAAAGTGATTTATGCCCGGTGTTAGAACGGCAATTCTTCTTCTTTTATAAGCTCCTGCGAAGACTCTTGCGGAGGCTCCTGCGGAGGCTCCTGCGGAGGCTCCTGCCTCGTATCTCTTATTGATTGGAATGCCGCCCAGGGAGTGCAGACTGCGGCATCGACAAAATTCTTTTTATTCTTGTAGCCGAGTTCATTATAGACTGCGGCGGCTTCGATGCCCCAGAAGAGTTTGGCATATTGTTCCAGCGCATCGGTATCCGGCACTTGTTTCTCCGTGATATCCGTCGGATATATCTTGGGTTTTTCCTGCGGCGGATTGGTTTGTTGCCCCTGCCCGGATGTGGTCACGGTCGGCTTTGCTGAAGCCTTAGTGGGATGAGAGGTTAACTTGCGCAAAGTATCGGTGAGCTTCTTACCGATGAGAATCAGAGCTTCATCCAGGGTGTGGCCGTTGCCTGTCCATTCCTTCATGGATTTCACTCCGAGTGCCCGATGGGCGGAGTCTTCGTTGACGCCCATGCCTTTGACAATGGACCAGAAGCGTTTGTAATCTTCTCCTTCGGGTAGCCCCACCCCCATACCTTTGGAAGGCTTTACAGAGAAGAGCTTGCGAAGCGCCGAGCCTACTCCGGGGAGAGTTTGGGCGGCATCGGACTCCGCACGCTTGGCGGCCATCTTGAGGATGGTATTACCCAAATCCTGCACATCGGGGTTTTCAATACGGTACTGAATGACATTCTTGTTGTCGCCCACCTGGCGGGTGCGGAGGTTCGGGATTTCTTCAGCCGGCACGCCCCATTCTGCCGGGTTAGTCACCCAGCGGAAGCCGTATTTGGTTTCCAGCGTAGAACATCCGCCGACGCCGGTGCCGACGAGCTGACCGGTTTTCCGGTTTATCAGTTCCACATGGATAAGGTAGGATACAATCTCATCGTTCTCTTCCGAATGGATGATTGTATGGCGGGGATAGGTATTGAAAGCATTGAGGATTTTTGACGCCCCCGACTCTCTGAGCGCCATAGTGGATGTTCCCGGATGAATCCCGTAGTCAACGTCTTTTTCCAGGACAGATGTGACTAATTCTTCCGCCATGGCGATATTTGTCGCCGTAATGGCAATCGCCTGCCGGGATAGTTGCAACATCTCCGGCCTATCCTCGGTCACATAACGTACCGCCACTTCCTTTTTTTCGACGGCTAGACCTTTTTCCTGAGTGTTTCCCTGAGTTTCGTTTTCATATTCCATTTGATTCATATCCTCCTGATTATAAAAATAGCAGCCTACGCTGCTTCTTCTGCTGGAATTGGTTCAAAGGTGTAGAGAACGCCGTCGAATCCGTTATACTGCGCTACGGCCCGGTAGGTGTGGACATATTCCTTCACTGATAGTCCGGCTTGCTCAGCGTTCTTCTGGATTACTTCCTGGGGAATGTAGACTGTGGTGTATTTACCCTCACGTCCCTGCGGCACCATGCGGTATCGCTTCTTGTACGTGACCTTCTCAGCCATATCATCAGCCCCCTAAAATTCACTTGGTAGCGGGGGGAGGACTCGAACCTCCGACCTCCTGGTTATGGGCCAAGCGAGCTGCCTCTGCTCTACCCCGCAATACTTAATTCACCAATAAGTATTTATCGCAACGGTAGATATGATATTACAGGTAATAGTACGTTGTCAAGTGGGCAGTGGCACTTTTAAGAAAATATATTTCAAGCCGGGGATGGCTCGCCATTAGGGCAGCTCACAACCAGGCTGCCTTCTTTGATTGATAATTCGCATACCTGGCTACCTTTCATCGCCGTTGGGACTTTACCCAGGCCCATTTTCTCGATATAGGGGAAACCTTCCTTTGTCTCCACATCGATTACTTTGACATCTTTGACGTTTATCCTCCCTTCCTTCACGAGCTTTTTCACGTTCTGGCAGGGGGGGCAGGAACCGGCGACGTAGAGGGTAATGCTATCTTCAGCCATTTGATTCTCCTTATAGAAAAGGGCGGGGTAGTTAACCCCCGCCCCTTTTAGTTCCGGGAATGTGGCTTGCGCTTAGTGCTTGCGCTTCCGGCTTTTCTTAGCCCTTCCCCGCTTGGGGCAGAGCAGGATACAGCCGGTGATTTTCACGTTACGAGCTCTCATGGTCTTCACCTCCGTGCTGGTAGCTATGAGTAGAGAAAAATTTCTACTAAAGCCTTTGCCCTTATTGGCCTTACTTGGACCTGCTGGGCTTTTCAACCTTCGTGTTTATTTTAGAACTGGAAGGTGGGTTTGTCAAGTAGGTATTCCATTCGCCGCAACCACGGCATTTGACATTGATGGCGCCGTCGGTAACGGCGGCGAGATAAAGAAATCGCCCGCAGTTATCGCATCTGACCTCAGTGGCCGTAAGAACGCCCGTATCCTGGGTGAAATTGAATTTAAGGTTTGTGGTCTTACATGAGTGACATTTTATACTGATGAGGCCATTGGTAATGCGGGCATAACCGATGAATTTGTTGCAATCTTCCGCTGAACAATGAAGCTCTTCCATTCCTTTCGTTTCAGGAACGGTGGCCTTACTCTGGGCCTTGGTCGTCATGGCTTTCGCCTCCTTTAAATTTCCATACCGGCGCCGCCAGCTATTTCATAACCGTCAGGTATCTGGGGCGGTCCGTCGTCCGGGTCGTAATATACGTGCTTCGACCGGGCGGCCTTCGGTGCTTTTGGGGGTTTGGGCAAGGCACACTGGCGTTTCGCTTCCTCGATGGTAGAGGCTTTGCCCGAGCAGAGCTTGGCGCCCTCACAAAATTTTTCCTTGCGCTCTTCCTTGGGAATGCCCTTCGGTATGGCCCTCATCTTCCCGACCATACAGGTTTTATATGATGATTTACTCATGGCTAATCTCCTTCACAAGTATTTTTTGATTAAATTTCTTTTCAAAAGCCCAATCCTTTTTATCATATGGTCGTTTGGGTCCTCTTGCCCTATTTTTGTATCTCATTCGATATTCACAGTAATCAATAGCTATTTTAGCCTTTTCCCTTTTTATAATTAGCCAGGGAGATATTGCTTTTAAGAATTCATAAACTTTGATTATGCCATATACTTGCCATTGATAGGCTCGCTTTACTCTGGTTGGGCCCCTTTTTTCTATGATTGAACCACCTACTAAATTAGTTATTTGATGTAAAAATTCAAGATTTGTATTGGTGATTCCTACTCTTAAAGCCAGATATTTATGACCAGTTTTAAACAAAGAAATGTGACCTTCAGTATCCAACGCACAGGCAAGCCAACATGCTTCAATGGGTGTGAGAATCATTAGTTTAAAAGTAGTATCCATAAAACACTTTCTTAATAAACGCTTGCGTTACAAATTGCCCACGGATTGACTTTCTTTTTATTTCTCCCGAGTTTATTCTGGCACTTCACTGCGAGGATACACCGCTCTTTCCGGGCCTTGATTCCCTGTCCCTTGGGGAGGGGCTTGCCTTTATTCATCTTTATCATGCAGGTATTTAATTCTTTTTGCCTTTTCGTAACCATAGTCTCACCTCTTCTTCTTGAAGATAAATATGAGGATAGCAAATGCGGGTATGCTTATCATCGCAGCTAAACCCAATGCGTTACCGACTTTCTCTTCAGCTGACTGCTTTCTGTGTATTCTTATAGCCATATTACTTCATTAAGCCAGCTAATGTCCTAGCGGCCTGCGCTACCTCATCTTCACCCTGAGACAATAGGTATTCTTCCCGGGGAGATAAGCGTTTGAGAAGGGCTTGAAATTCACCGACGTGGACTATCTCTTCGTCAGCGATGGAGCGGAGCACTTTCCGGGCCAGGGGGTCATCGGTCGCCTCCGCATGGGCGGTATAAAGGTGTGTGGCATCTTCCTCGGCAGCCAGGTCAAGGCGGAGAGCCCGCAAGAGCTGCTCTCGATTCATTTTCTTACCCGGGACCATACCGGGGAAGGGATTAGTAAATTCAGGCATTGGTCTCCTATTTCCCTCCAACTGTATCACATCGGGGCAAATGTCTCAATACCAAATAACCGCCAAACTCATCGGCGCAAATAAGGCGTGGATTGTTTCCGAGTTCCACTTCGGCAAGAGACTCTTCCCCGGTGTCTCCCTCGGACAAATAAATTTTCGCATCCCTCTTTGATTTTGTTACCCAAACGACATCATCATGTGAGAAATCCTCCAGCGACTTCAAGTCTTTTGGGGAAACTTTCATCTCATTGCCCAGCTCGTCTCTTTCATAGCGCACGATATCCGCTGCGGTCGTTTTACTCGGTGCCGGGTCACCGTAGTCAACCCTCCACCCCTTTCCCTTAAAAGGAGTGCCGATTTTGCTCTGGTCCGCCATGAGCTTCTTTTACCGGGTGATTTCTTTTAAAGTGCATTTCATCCTATGTCTTCACTTTCTTGGCGGAGCAAACTAGCTCATCCCATTCTTTAGTGGTATTGGGATAGACTGGTGTTAGAAAAGCATTATTTGCTACTCCCTCGACCTCTGCTCCCTCGACCTCTGCGTACATCTTTGCATGAGCGATGGCCTTGGGAACGCACGTGGGGGGCAAGAGAGGTATTTTATCGATAGAGGAGAGGAATATTGCCGCCTGGCGGATGCGGGAGGCGTCAGTGTCTCTCAGTCCATTTTTGTCACCCTTACGGTTTATACCACAGCTCATATCGAAACCATTATCTTCACAATCAAAATCCCAAGAGGTGAGGGTCTTCTTAGCTCCTTTCAGAGTCTTTGACCAGTTGCCATGTTCCTTGGGCAGATAGTGGAGCCGGACAGCTGTTACGCCGGCGGTGATATCACTGATGATTTTTATCGTCTGGGCATCTGTTTTATGTTCAACCACAGTGCCGTAGGCTTTGATGTTGGCATCTGCCCTCTCGCCTGCCGGGGCCTTCACGCCTTGGCAGTATGCTACCGTGGCGCCGTTGAGCGCCGTGAGCTTTGTCTTTACCTTACATCCCCCGATGCTATCCCCGATGCCAAGTATCTTGAAGGCGCCGACGAGCTCTTCGATGGTAGGCTGCGTTGTTTTTGATTCTTTCTTAGGCTCCGTTTTCTTTAAGCGCCAGCCCTTGGTATCAGAGTCAGAATCGATTACTCCGGCGGCTACCAAGTCTTGAAGGACTGGGATGATAGCGTCATCCTGCGGAACCTCATAGCCCTTATCGTGTATAGATTTCTTCACGCCATGGAGGGTTATCCAGGCATATCCTGGTTCCTCTGTAAATATCTGCGTGATGACGGACTTCAACTCTTTCGTACTCTTAATCTTTTTCCCCGGCGGTATGCCAGTTTTTTCCGCTTCGATGAGCTCCTGAGCATATTGGGAAAGCCAGGTTATATTGGGAAGACCGTCAGGATTTATCACATATATTGATTCGATGTCGGAGATTATCTCATATCCAGTTTTACTGCCGACCTGGGAGTAGACGTATTTAGCTATTTCCTCCTGCTCTTTAAGTGTGAGGTTTTGCCAGAGTTTGAGCTTCGGAGCTATATCAACGCACTGTTTTTCGTAAATATTCGTGAGGATGCCCTTCGTCATGGTCCCAAATTCGACATGGGGATGTGTTTTGGCAAACCAGTCGAATATCTCAACTAAGGAATTTCCCTGCTTTTTCATCATACACACCATGCCGAGGATGGATGATTGAACTGGGTCGGGAAGGGAAGAGAAGGGGATTTGTTTCACCTCTCCCGCTACCGGCTGGTAAGGATTCCACTGATAGGTTTTCTTCTCTGTCGCATAAACGATGACGTGGCCGGATTTAACCAGTTCGGTCAGTATTTCATCTACTTCAGCCTCTGTAATATCAACCCCTTTGGTATTCAAAATGGTAATATAAGCCATTGCGGCGGTGAAGGCTACTTCGGGATTGTTCTTAAGCAGTTCCATCAGGTAATGTGAGAGGGAGAAATCATCCTTCTTGGCGCCTCCCCAGGAAGATTCGGCGATTATCTTCTTTGCCTTTGCAGGTTTCTTCTTGGCATATGCCTTATTAATTAAGTCATTTAACGTGGGATTGTCTGGTGCAAGGTTATACGCTTCCTCAAGGTATATGAGAAGTTCCTGTTTGGTCGTGCCAACACTTACCGCCTTCGCAATATCCGCATCGACCTGGGGTTCGTCTTCACTGGAAAGGTCGGAATAGTCAATGAGACCTTCTGAGATATCAGAATCAACCTGCTCCTCCTCTTCCTCTTGGAAAGTCTTAGGCTTCTCGGACAGCCCGACAACGAGATTCATGAGGGCATCATCAATGGCGAGTTCATCCGTATCGTTGAGATATTTGAGCACTTCGGCCTCAGAGGCGCCGCCGGCCAGGGACGTGGCTATGTCCTTCTTTATCTGCTCCAGCTGGTCCGGTGAAAATGTTGTAATGCTAGTTTTATCGGATTCCTCAGACCCTGCTTCTTTGACGTAGTATTTATCTTTTATAAGCCCAAGCTGACCTTCCTTCAGAAGGAAATCCATAGCGGTCTTTATTCCATTCAGACTCACATCCCAGCCCTTTGCGGCTTCGTTATACATTTCCTCCACTGTCCAGCCGCTGTGGTCTCCGGTTGCGAAGGTGTTCATTATGAACTGTTCTATCTCAAGCGCAGAGGGAACGTGCATCTCCTTCTTCTTACCCTTGGCTTTAAGAGGTTTGGCGGGTGATAACATCGTAAAGAGCATCCCGGTTTCATCCGTCACGACTTCACCTTGTGCCTGGAGCTTTTTTAAAGCCGCCAGTACTTCTTTGTGTGATGGCTCTCCCCAATTGGAAAGTTTTTTATCCTGCATCCAGAGGTCGATAACCGCATAGGGTGAGAGCGCTTCATCCAGATTTTTTCCCATCAGCTTCTTAACGCCTTCGGCTATGATTTGAGAATCATCTTTTGGCTCTTCTTCAATCTCCTCTTCCTCTTCTTCAGATGATTCGCCATCGTACTCTTCGGATTTTTGAGTTATAAAATCGATGAGGGCTTGTGTTTCAATTAGCCCGTATTTCTTTTTAATCCTATTGGCTGTGTTTTCCACATCCCAACCCTCTTCAATGTCCGAGATAATGGAATCCTGAACTTCACTAAGTTCTGCCCCCTTCAAGTTTTGGAAGAATTTTGCAGGCTTTTCGCCCTTTTCTTCCGGCAACTCACCCTTGCGTATCTTATTCTTCTTCTCAATTTCCAGTTGGAGCTTAACCTGGAGTGGTGTGAGGTTGGGGAAGGTTTTAATGACTACCTCTGTGACCGTATTCAGCGTATCGTTAAAACTCTTTCCATTCTGGTGGTCATTGAGCAACTGGAGGTTCATGTTAGCATGAATGAGGTCTTTGCATTTCTGCGGCAGGTTCTTATAAGCCTTAGCTGCCTTGCATTTACTTAACAGTTCTTTATCATGCTGAACCTCATCTCCGAGATTATAATAAAGAGTCTTTTGTTCTAAAATCAGCTGACTTATATCGGTGCTGGGTTGCTCTTTAATTCCAAATATAGCCATACCCTGGGATTCGATTAAGCCTTCATTCTTGAGCTGGTCAATGGCCCATGACACCGTTCCCTCCGTCCCTACAACTCCCTTCGGTAGGGTATAATTAACCTCAAGAGCTTTAAACAGACCGGTTATATCCGTCGGTCCTGATTGTTTGAATATAGAATAAATCTCATTCTTCAGGGCTTGCGGAGATAGCGAAGGCTTCTCCTCCACCTCCAGTTCGTGTGTCTTCAGGTCTGGATGTAGGGCGTAGCACTCTCCCAATTCCGCAGTTGAATGAATGAATTCCAGATAGTGCTCGGTATGTAGCTGGTCAATGGCCAAAGTCACATCCGCAAAGTCAACGGAGTAATCTGAAACGAGATGGTCGTAAAATCCCTTCTCGCAGATTTCCTCATCCTCATTAGATGTAAGGGTGTTCTTTATCAGTTCCTTTATATTAGCTACGGTGAGTTTGTCTGACGCCCTTTTCTTTTTCTTCATATGGGCGTCTTTTACTACCTGGGCCAACATGGGGGAATCGATAAGACCGAAATGCTCCATTACATCTGCTAATATGAGTACGTCATTTTCATGGGCATCAATGAAGTCATGTACTGCCTGTTTCTCATCCGGGCTGAGGTCCCCGTATTTTTTACTCACGACCTGGCCGGATTCCGCCGGCAGGTATCCCTTACGAATGAGTCTCTTCTTCTCAATTTCTGTCTGGAGTTTGACCATCAGGGGGGTGATGGGTATGAGCGGCTGAGCTTTTGTTATGAAGAATTGGAGCTCCTCTAATGTTTTATCGAATGATTGCCCCGTTATCTCTCCATCGAGGAGGTATTGCTCCATAAGGGCGTGGAGATAAGCCTTACCCTTTTGGGGCAGCTTCTTATATTCCTTCGTAGAGTTCAGCTTTTCTATTTCGGATTTGCTCATGCTCGTATAGAGCTCCTGGGCCTTTTCAGCGGCTTTGAACTGCAAATCTTTAATATCGGATTTGGCTTTTGTTCCGGCCTTAACTAATATTTTCTCTTTCCATTCTTTGTAGCACTTTGCCCAGAGCTGTTTCAGATTACTTCCACTGATTCCATATTCATTGGCCTGTGAGGCTATCCAGTCAGCTGATGGGTAGAGCTCCATAAGACCGGCGGCTTTATCCACATTTGAGGAAGCGAGGAGAGCGACTTCATGGGCAAAACAATGAGCGATATCCGACCCTTTGAGAACCGCATGGAGATTCTTCATATTATATTTCCACGGATGCGCAACCATATCCGCCTCTTCAATCTCTCCGGCGTCTTTCTCCTCGGCGGTTGCGGCCTGTACTTCCTGCACGCATTCGTTCCAAATCATCTTCAGTTTATCAACGGTCATATTATGCGCAGATAGCCATTCGTTATTTGCAACGAAATAATCCGTAAGTACTAAATTGCCATAGCCAGTCAGTTGGGCAATCTTTTCTTTAAAGCATTTGTGATAAGGCTCTATGCCGGGTACTTTTTGTTGAATTTTGCTGTAATTCCATGGAGCCGCCAAAATATCATCTAGAGATGGATGAGTAATCCCAGTCGTGGGCATAGTCTCTTTTTCATACCACCAAAGGTTAGGGACTTCGTGAACATCATGTTTGATTTTTCCTTCAGTTACGAGCTTCTTCAGTACGGAGTAAGCAGTGTTCTTATATCCCGCTGCGGAGATATATTTCTGTATTTCGTCGGTTGTAATTTTCTTCACATTGGGTTGTCCCAATAAAGCCAGGACAAATTCATCTACGGTAAGAATTTTGTCTTCTGGTTTACTCGGTACGCCGCAGACTTCATCATTCCATTCGGTTACTGTGGCTGGATAGATGGGAGATATCTGCATCGTTTTAGCTTGTTTCCATGCGACCTCAACAGCTTTCTCCTGGCAATCCTTTGGGAGTTTGTGAACATTAGCCAGTCGAGAGAGGAAAAGCGCTGCCTTAGGAATGCTACCACTGTATTTATTATAATGCTTCTCGAATGTATAATGCCCAGAGGATAAAAGTTTAAATCCACACCCGCTAGAGGGCGAATACTCCGAATTCGTTAGGTGTGTAATCACATTAGGTAGCTCGGCAATTTCTTCAGGTATGGTGATAGTAAGGTTAAAGCCCTTAGAACTGAAGACAACATTACCATTTCCAAATATTGAATGCCAGTTATCAATCCAACCGAGCTGAGCAACATGAGGATATGTTTTTTCCTTCGTTTCCGTAAGTATACCAGCGCAGTAAGCTGCTTTTGCCTGTGATAGCGGTTTACTGTTTATCTTTACGCATCCCCCTATGGTGAGGGGAAGTAGGCCTTTTGTATTCAGGAGCGTATTGATATAACTACTAGAAATAACCTTTTCTTTAGTCACTATTGGCTCGGTACTTGGTTTGTCTACAGATGGCGGTGTGGGCATAATCTGCCCGGGTATTTTGCTACAAACAACCTTCGTCCAGTCGGCGGTCTCAAAGGGGTAGACGATGGAATCATGCGCCGTCTTACCCTTGGGTAGCTTCATGGCCTCATTGAGGGCGTATTGAACAGATGGAGCCACGCAATTGTCCGGGAGCTTGTAAACCTGATGCAGGCTGGAAAGGAACCCGGCCAGTATGCGCAGCTGGTCATCCGAGAGGGACTGGGAGGTGACGCAATTCCCTTGCTGTTGGCAGGTGAATTTCCAATTTGTTTTCATCACCTTCTTGGCTTCTGCCCGGAGCTTTTCGCCCTTCATGTCGATATTCTTTACCTCTACCTGCCAGAGTTTTCCGTCGGGTGTGATAGAGATATCGGCAATTTCATCTTTTGCGGCATTGTCGCCATGGAAGACGTGATGGAGTTCACCATCGGATGTGAAGTAGGCGGATATATTAGCGGACGGATTCTTTCTCACACCTTCGCAATAGCGGATATAGCCCATATTGGGAATGATATCGCTGTCGGCAAGGTTGCAGCCCGCATATATCTTATTGGGTCCGATGAGCTTGATAATGATTTTCTCTTCTTCCGTCAGCCCGGGCGGCAGTATGCCATAGGTAGAATGGCATTTGTTTATCCACGCCTTCGGATTATCCAGGATAACATCGTTATTGAAGGCGAATACGCCTTTCTTATTTTCTTCCTTCGCCGCCTTGTTTGCTTCCGCAATAGCCTTGAGAGCGCATTCCTCTCCGACCTTCTCATTGACGCCCTTCAGATTGGAAAAGAAAAGCGCTAACTCACGGATGGAATTCAGGTCCGGCTCATACTTTGAGCACTTCCCCGTTGAGCACGCATACGCATATTTTTTAAGGTATTTCTCAATAGTGGTGCGCCAGCTGCTTTCTCCGGGCGGCGTGACCATTATCCTATAACCCTTGGAGAGGTCCTCATCACCGATGTAGATGCCAAAGGTATTCGGCAGTGCCTTGTGCGTGATATCGTTACCGCTGACCGCCAGGCTTCCCTGAGTTCCGTTGAGGATACCCTCGCAGTAGGAGAGATTGCCGGCGTTTATATTCGATATATCGCCAACCATGGGGCACCCGCCGTAAGTTCCCTCACCCGTTAGGCGTTTGACCACAATCATGTGCATTATATGCCCGATACCATCGGAAAGACTGGTGATGTTAGCGGCCTTTCCCTGGTCGATATATTGCTGAAGATTGGATAAACTATAGGAAAGGTTGCTATCCGGCCATTTGTTCTTCTTGAGAATCTTTTCAAATTCATCACCATTTGCCTTAATGAGCTTCATGCCTTCTACGGGACTGGAATGCTCCTCCACGCCGTATTGGCTTTCGAGCGCATGGTGCTTGTCCCTTATGATGAGAAGGTTGCGGAGGTCTTCATAAATGACGTTCTTGGCATAGAGTTCCTTTTCCTTCTTGAGCTCTGAATAAAGAGTACCCCAAGCAAGCTGATTCTGTGGAGCATTTTGCCAAACGTCCTCTCCATATTTCTCGTTATACTTCTTTGCTATCTCCCACGCCTTATCCCTAACGACCTCAAAGAAGTCCGGGTTGGAAGAGCCCTGAGCGACATCGCCATTAAGCAGCAGGGAGAAGTAGGTGCCGAGCATCTTGACATCCTCATCCTTCTTCTCGCCCCAGCAATAGAGCTCGGTTTGTCCGTGGTAGTTCTTGGTATCATTAAGGCCGAGAGAGCACTCCAGACCTTCAAGCTCAAGACGTTGCCTTACGCCCTTCATGCGGTTAGGAGAGCCGGCATAAGACGGACCTGATTCGCTATACTGAATGGCTAACTTGGTCTGATTGGGGCCGATACTCATGAAAGAGGGTTTAACCTTGTGGCACCCAAGGGAGTGCTGCACCTGCGTGGGGTAGGTTACGACCTTAGACTTGCCGTTAAAATCCAGCTTCTTCATCGTGGTTTGCAGAACGAGGGCCTTACCGGATATCGGAACGACGCCGCCGCAATATTTACTCACTGCGACAGCATCATCGCCTTTAAATGATTTGACCTCGCAACCCTTGAGGTGGGTGACATCACCGGCGGAGGCCAAAGCTGCATCATGGATGGCGTTTGATGCGAAGTTTAGAATTTTCTCCTTGATAAGCATCAGAGCATTATAAGGTAAATAAATATCGCCGCCATCTGGTTTATAGATAGCAAGCGCATCATCCAACCCTTTAACCCATGCCTTTACCTGGTCGGAAAATATCTTCAGCTTCGGATATTTTTCCATGATGGGAATAGAGGTATGAATCAGCTGCTGGGCATCGAGCAGGATGTTTGCCGGCAGATGGGCGATATCCTCTTCTTTAACATGCTTCGACTCGATATTGGACATGAGCGTGTGAAGTTTGAAATCAATATCCATTAGGGTATCGAAGTCTTTTGCATGTTGTGCTTGTCCGACGGTAGGCATTTATGAATCCTTTATAAACTTAAATATGTCGATTGGCTTTTCCACATCTTTGCCGGCGCCAATTACCAAACCAAGGCCGCATTCTTTTGCTACATCCTGGACGTTACTTTTCGTATCGTCCACGAAAATACTCTTACACGCACAGAAGTTATGCTTGCGGTTAATTTCTTCAAAAACCTTACCCTTATTCTCGTATGAATCTCTTATCTCAACGAATCTCTTATCCAGACCAAAGGCTTTGAGGAGGCGTTTGACGGACCCGGGGGTGTTGAGAGAAATTATAGTGCTCTTTATCCCCCGCTTTTCCAACTCGTCGAGGGTCTGGCGGAAGGTTGGCAGAAGAGTAATGCGGTTTATCTCGTGTGGTTCGGATGTCGTAGGAACTGGCGGTGGGGGTAATGCGGTATAGTCTACACCAGAGGATAACCCGGCGAGAAATTCCTTATCATTCTGAGAGAGTCCTCCGACGAGTTCATCAGCGATTTCCCCTACCCCCTCCATCTCCCTGGCCCACATAGCTTCTTCATCAGAAATGCCTTTGTCATATTTGAAACCGGCCTGTTTAAGATGCTCAAACGCTTTGCTACTCTTTTTGACTTCCGACTTACCGCTGAGTTCAATCACCGTATCGTCGTCTATTTTCTTCAATGGGCCGGTAACACTTCCAGCAATACCGGTTTTAAGTGTCCAAATGGTATGGTCCGCATCAAAGGCCACATGTTCGATTTGGCGTGGTTTGCACCTTTCAGGATTTTCCTGGCAGACGGTTTTGTAACTATAGGTGAATGATGGAGAAGTAGATACTGTCTTCCCGAATTTCTTATCGTAATCCTTTTTAGAAAGGCTTATTCCATCATAACCGAATACCCAATCTTCACCATATAGTTTAACCACCATGTCACGCTCAATCCAATACTTGGCGTCCTTTATGCCATGTTTCGCCATGAGGTCGATTTGCTGCTGTGTCATGGCATGTTTCTCTTTTACCGGTGTGGGTAGTTGGGGAACGGATTTCTTCTCGGGTTTTTTGTATATATCGGAGGTTATTTCTTCTACCGTACCGGTTGGCGATATGGTGAAACCGTATTTACCGGCGCTGACAACGATAGTACCATCTGGCTTTTGGTAATCCACTTTAGCCGCAGTGCCGATATGGTCAAGAGCCTCTCGCTGCTTGACAGATATCTTATATTCCGGCATGTTTTACTCACTCCCCGGAAGCAATGTCCTGACTTCCTCTCTAGCTTTCTCTAGAGATATTTCTCCCCTTTTTACACGCTTGGCGAGTTGGATGACAGGATTAAGATTAACACCGTTGGCCTGGAGCCGGCGTAGGTAGGCTTCCATGGACTTTATCTTATCGTCATCTGGCACTGGTTCCTCCACGGACGATATGTGATATTCTGTTGCCTTGACAATTGATGGCTTTTCCATTCGCATAAGGGCCTGCTTGAATTCTCTCGAAACTTCGATTGCCTGGGCGGCTGTCCTCTCCAATTCCTGCACGGACTTTATCTGGCCGATGTTCTGGCGAAGCTCCCTGATTTTCTGCATGAATGGTTCGATGAATTCCTGCTCTTCCCTCGGTGAATTTTGGATAGATTCCGGCGAAAGGTCAATGCGCTCCATGATGTTGATTTCTCTTTCGGCTGCATCAATACGCCGCATCGACTCATCACTGTCAACGCCGTCCTTCCGGGCAAAACGAAGAGCTTCATCCAGCGCTCCTGAAATAGTAGTAAGATGCGAACGAGAGCACGCCATGCAACTTGTGGCCACTCCCTTCTTTTCCCCCGCCGTATCGGCGGTTATTACCGGGTTGGGACATTCGGGAAGCGATAGGGGAGGAGCAGGCACGATGAAGAGCTTGGAATAATCCGGCGTAGATTGCCGAAGCAATGAGTAGTCTATTACCGGGGCTTTCGGTGGAGGTATGAGCTTTGTCAAAACTTGAATTACTTGCAGCACGCCATTAAGTGAAATTGCCATGTTCTTACCTCCTGGCCATGATTATAACCCCAAGGGGCATGTTTGTCCAGATGTGATAATCCGGTCCTTTTCTACCCGTTGTTTTCTCCAATGGTGTAAATTGATAACATCGGGATTAGTTTTACATCTCATCCTTTTATATATCGTCTAACCCATGGTTTACACCTATGGCCGGATTAGCTATTTGTTTTACAATATCGCTTTACTCTATACTTGACTTTTATTTACATCATCTCTATAATCTCAATATGGTGAAAAAGAAGCAGCCAAAAAAGCTCAGCTGGAACCCTAAACAAATCGAAGTCGCAAAGCTCATCGTGGCGGGTAAATTGAATGGTAAACAAATGGCGGAAACAGCTTCTGTTTCTGAGGGGTATATCTCTCAAGTAAAAGCCGCTTTGGATTCTGGCCAGATTCCACCGGTAAGTGTAAATTCCGAAGTTGAAGAAGATGTAAATCCCGCTGTGCCACTGAATGAATACCCTGCAAATGAATTAGTCGAAGAAGCGCAGCCGGAAGAAGAATTATTCCCCGAAAATGAAGACTCTCCGGCTCCACCTCCAAAAGAAAAATCTCAAGCAAAATACCCTCTTACTTCTGTAAAGAATGCGAATGCCAAGGTTAGTATGCCAGGCGTAGCATCAGCCCTTAAGCTAGTCCAGGTGCCAGTCGTCTGCCCTCTTACCCCTATCATGATGAACGCCCGGGCGGTAGCGCAATATGAGTTGGGATGGATTCCAGATATGCCGTGGGAGGATTTTATTGATACTGTCTTTTATCATTATTTTAAAGCTCTCGGCTTTACGCTCCAAGGATATATAAAAGATAAGGTAGTGGAGGAAGCGGAATCCACCAAAACCTCTGTGCAATCTCAAAAAGTGTCTGGTAATGGGGGTACACATCTATCACCAGATGAAATGAAAGAATTAGCCAAGCAAACAGCCTCTTATATCATAGCTTTAAGTCAAGGAGGATAAAATGCCTGTGCAAGAAACACCGAATGGTAGAATCGAAAAGCAAATTGTGCCACCGATGAATGTAGGTAATCAACAGACTTCTTTTGTAGATGATGTGTTGAAAATCCGCCAGCAAGTGGCAGCGGAGAACATTGCCAAGAGTAGTTTTGGTAGTGGAGGAGCATCGGCAACTGATACTCTTGCGACTTCCATAGTGACGAAGGCACTGGAAAATCTCAATAAAGCGGAGGAACGGTATGCTTCAGACGCCCAGAAAAGCCGGCAGGATGCTATAGCCGCCGGAGCTGCACTGGAGAAAGCCAAGGAAGATGTCTATAAAGTCCAGATGGATTCTATGAAGATGATGTTGGAAAGGCTGGAAAAGGCCCAGGCAGATGTGAGAGCTGGAGCGGCGGCGCCTAAATCGGTTTCTGATGCCATCAAGGAAGCCCAGGAGCTCGTTGCCATAATAAACGGTGGACGTGGTGAGGCGAATACGTTACGCCAACCTCCGACCACGGATATTTCAACTCAAATCTCACTCCTTAAACTCCAGCAAGAACACGAAATGGCTATGAAGAAAATCGACCTTGAAATGTTGAAGATGAAGCAAGATGCGGACATCAAGATGCTGGAATTTAAAGATAACCGGGACCAGAAACTCCGGGAGTATGAAGACAATAGGAAATTCAAAGGCGATGCCATGAGCACTCTGGAAGATATCGCCGCTGCCGCTGCCGCTGCTACTGGTAGCAGTGGGGATAAAGAAGAGATGTCCTTTAGTGCTGAAGGGCATGATGAGGTTCGAGTGTCGAAGTCACCAAAATTTAAGCCGGGACCTCCGGCATCTTTGGCGCAAACTCCCCCAGCAGAGAGTGCAACGTATGAAGCTACGCTGCTTTCATTCCCCTGCCAGTCCTGCAAAACAGAAGTTTTAGTTCCTGAAGAGGGTGGAGGAGTCGTCTGTTCTAACTGCGGAGCAAAATATAACGTGGACAAGAAATTATGAAATTCGATATGACAGCGGCAGCTCGTGCGTTTATCAGCAGGAAAGCCACCCGGTTAATCAGGACATTTCTTGCAGCTTTTACGCAGAGACAATTGGAGTTGTTCATTCAGCAACATAAGTTCATTACGGACTTTATACCGGAACAAAAACGGCAAAGTTTGAAGGCGAAAGCTAAGCCATATGTTGACATAATTGCAAAGTTCACAATTTCAGAAGCCTATCTTTGGATTCCTTTGGAGTATCGCACTTTCCTCGAATCAACACCTGGCGGCAAAGAGTGGGCTATCGCTGAGTTAGAGCATATAAGAGAGTTTCTCCTGGATGCTTGACGAGGTGGTTTATTTTACCTTATACTCATGTTTATGACAACGAAAGAAAAGGCACTGCTCGGTGCCCTTGCCTTATCTTTTATTAGCTCTTTGGCAGCCAATCTTATTGTTAATTATATCAATAAGAAGGCTTTACAGAAGGCTTCACAATGAAATTACCGCAAGCAGCAGATAACCAAGCAGTAATCGCTCGACCCGGCGGCGAGGCTATATGGATTACTGATATCATTACGCCAAAAAATCCAGATGTTATGCTTCTCTACGATTCCCTAACCCATGGAGTTCATACTCAGATAGAAAAGATTATTTCTTGTTGGCAGTATGTAGCCTCCATCCCTTACAAGGAGATAGTAAACTCAAAATTAATAGTCCAAGGTAAATCATATACGGAAAAAGATACATGGCTTTACCCGGCGGAGGTTATTCGGCTGGCACCCGTGGCAAATTGTGCAAATAAGTCCTTTCTCCTCACATCTCTGCTAAGGAACGAGCTATCGGCAGAATCCGTAAGATGCGCTCTTGGTCATATTACGTTTGACGGTATTGGTGCTCATGCGTGGGTCTGTATGGATATACCAGAAGGTAGTTTCGTTTTAGAGACTACTGTGGATAATTTAGAGAAAGCTCTTCTCCCTTTAAATCGGGCAGATGCTTATGACCCAATAATCTATTTCAATGATGAAGGTGTTACCACGTTATCAGACAGCCAAATATTGGAAGAACATTTTGGTTTCTGTGCGGTAAAATGGCTGAAGGAGTATATATGTGAACGATGCCTTTCTCTAAACAGCCCATCTTGACAGAGTGAAAGGACCGGAATATACTCATGATGATTGGCAATCATCTCGGCGGAGGTACTTATGTCGGTCCTGATTACTGAAACTATTGATTTAAACTCTGCTACTGAACAGGAAAAAGCTCTGGCTCCGGGACTTTATGAAGCTAGGTTCTACATCAATAACCCGGTATCATCGGTAGATATCCGAGATGCTCGCCTTTATCTTAAAGAACAAGGCGTTGATGTCAAGAGCGTTTACCAGAAGAAAGTCGGCGGACTTTGGTATGTGGGGGTAAAATATGTTATTCACCCACCGTCCGAATCCATTTCTTTCTTGCCTGTTGCTGTTATTCCTCTCATCGGATTTGCTCTTGTATCCGTGCTTGTCGGCGTCGGCATATTTAAAATTGAATCTCTCACGAATAACATTGGGAAGATACTTCTCATTACTCTTGGCGGTACGATAGTTATCGCTGCTTTATTGAGAAAACCTATTGAACATGCTACGGCTGCGGCTGTAAAGAAGTATGTCTAATGGCAGAAAATACTAGGAAAACCGATTGGGTAACCCCTATTGCTATAATCGGCGGCGGAGCGGCTCTGGCTGTCGGTGCTTATTTCCTTATTAAAAAAAAGACACTCATTGAACCAGGCGATACATATGAAGTTACGTTCTCATTCAAATATCGTGGGCCGCAGTCTAATTACCTTCTCCGGGTTACCATGGGTAATATCATCGGATGGATTTTCAATGAGGAAGAATCCACGAGAGAAGAATATCCTATTGAGCTGTCGGCCTCTACGGATTGGCAACCTTATACATTTACAGTCTCTTACCATGTTCCCGATGTCATCGGGAACCTTAACGATATGGAATACAGTATCCGCTATGCTAACACGAACATCGTAAGTGGCGCTCGAATACTGGCTGATAATGTTGTGAACCCTAATTAAGAAGGATATCCAATGTCTCTGAGAAACGTAAAGCTCTATAGCTATACCAGCCAAGTACAGATGGGTGGGTGGTGCAGCATTGTGTTAACCTTCGATTATCTGGGCGGAGGAGCCCAGATAGAAACGTATTGCGCAATCGGAAACAATGGTATATTTGGTTTCAATGAGGTTATAAGCGCCAGCAATATCCGTGATATTCCCAGTGCTTCTTCATGGACAAAATTTTTCGTCTCGGCGTTAATTAGAATAACAGAAGAACTCGACCCAGCAAAAATCTATGATGTGTATGGAAAAGTCAGAGAAGTAGGTGGTGGGTGGAATATCTCTGATATTGCGGTAGATGCCGTATGGTTTGCTGGGATGGAAAGGGAAGACCAAACACTTGAAATAGATGTCTCTCCGGCAGATGGTGGATATGTTATCACAAATCCTGCAAGTAATGAGGGGAAGTCCAACTGGGTGAACGGTAATACGGGGACATTCCCCTACGGAACGGATGTTATAGTAAGAGCTGTCCCGTACAGTGGATTTAAGTTTGACCACTGGAGTGATGAGATTGTGGGTGGAGTAAGCACGAACAATCCGGCCCATGTTCAATCCATGACAGAACATCGGGCGATTAAAGCCCATTTTGTTTCGGAAACCGCTGATGAAGAGAAACTTATCATCAGCATTACCCCGACTGGAAAGGGTAGCGTAACGGCGTCTCCTCAACCCAATCATATTATCAGTAATGATTGGTATTACACTTATGGGACTATCGTTACTCTTACCGCTCACCCTATCAGTGGGTGGAAATTCAAAAAGTGGTCTGATGAGATATCCGGTGGCGTAAATACCTCCAACCCTGCACAGGTATCGGCCATGACGGAAACACGCACTGTTCTTTGTCACTTTGAAGAAATCGATGACGGAGGTAGTGATGATGGTGGAGGTGGTGATGGAGAATTCGATAATTTATCTGTAAAGATTAAGAGGGCTTGACAAACGAAAAGGACTACATTAAACTAGGGTCGATGGTCCCCCGACGGGGGGGCAGAGGATAAAACTTAATAGGCGGGATGGCGCTCTTCCGTGAGGAAGGGGAAAAAGGCCATCCCGCCTTTTCTTTTCTCCAGGAGAGCGCTACCGCCACCCAAGAAGGAGGAATCTCATGGGTAAGATTGAATGGAAAAACGTATTGGTGGGCGTAGGGGTAGGCGGTGCAGACGAAGTGCTCGGTTACTGGGATGAAAAATCCGGCAGAACGGGCCTTGGGACCGCCGTTAACATCGGGCGTGCCGCAATGGTAGCGCTCGGTGCCTTGGGCGTAGCGACCGGCTATTTCCATAAATATGCCGAGCCCGTCATGAATGCTGCGACCCCCCTGCTTACCAAGTCCGTTATCCAGGCTATCCGCAACCAGGTGAATTCCGGCGCCACTACTGCTCGTCTCAGCCAAATGAATATCCCTTCCCGCAGGGTTATGTCAAGAGGCACAATATCGAGCGCAGGCCCGGGCTTTGAAAACTTACCGCCTATTTACTAAAGGCAAGAGCATCCACTAGGAAATATTTAACCCAGTGGAATTTGTATAGCTACCCAAGGAGGTACATACAATGGAAAATCTGACTTATGTTATTCCTACCGAGGAAATTGCTCTCTCCGAACAGGGACAGCGCCGGCAAGCAGCCATTTTAGCCGGGAAAAATCGTGCGGCAAAGTTATGGAATCAGCCAATAGGTAACCTTGTTGCCCGTGATGAGGACTATGTTCAGGATTTTATCACCCCCGCAACTCCGGCTCTGGTCGCCGGCCTGAGCGGGTGGCTCTCCATGCCGTTTGCGGCAGCCGGTGCGTGGTATAGCCTTTTCGCCAACAACACGCCGGCGGCTATCGCACCCGTGTGCCCTACCAACCAGATATGGGTATTCTACAAGGTCAGCATCCTCACCCTGGCCGGACCCGACCCCGTTAGTATGCTCCAGTTCCGCACGGGCACTGCGGCCAACCTGAAATACCAGTTCAACCTGGAAAACCTCTACGGGAAACAGGTCCAGGATGGCTACTTCTCCCTGCCAGTAACCTATGAGAACCCGGAAATCGCAACCGTACAGGCGAGGTCCCGTGTGCTTCTCGGCATTGGGTGCCGCATCAAACTGGGCACCTTCATCATTGAAACCATGCAGACCACGGTGGTCTAAAAAATAAAGGTCGAATTTCGCAAAGGTGAGTATTCTGAATAAGGAGAAAATATCATGAGCGGAAAATTAAGCGCACTTTATACCAATACCCTGAACCCGGATTTAGTCCGGCAGGTGGTCGCACCGGCGGCTGCGGTTGCGGCTTCAGGTGCCGTCCCGCTATGGGGCGCCTGGAGCGACCTCGTACTTCCGGCTGCGGTGCTTTTGCCTACCCTTTGTGTAGGTTTCAGCATCGATACCCCGAGCGTGCTGGAAAGCTGGACAATCCAGATAGGCAATGCCAGAGGATATGCTAACGCTGCGGCTGTTACAGCTGCTGGGGCTGCGGCTATCGCTGCGGCTGCCCGTCAGACACTAAGGACGGAAATCATCACCCTCGTCGGTGCGTATCCCATTTTCTACTTCAAATTCCCCATTGTGTTTAATCCCGGGGAAGGCATCATCGCCCGTTCCGGCACCGTCGGCGGCACCGATACCATCAACGTCAGTCCTTTCCTAGTAACCGGCTTCTAAACGGAGCGGTTATCAGTTAACGGCCTTGGGGGAAGGAAATACTCTTCCCCCAAGTGGTTAACTTAAAACTAAATAAGCTCCCCGGAGTTCATGTCTCCTAGAGAGCGAAACGAAATAGGAGGTCGTGATGGATAATTTATATAATCCCTACAGTGCTGAGCCGATTGCTCCCATTACCCGGGTAAAAGAAAATCTCGGGCTATGGACGGGGCAAAAATACGAACCCTTCCGGGTTGATTACATTGAGCCGATTCTAAGGTCTTCACCATATGTAATCGATGTGCTCGCCCTCGTTGCCGGCGTCACTCAACTCGCAGCCAACTCAGCTGCTCAGGCGCAACTTGTCCCGGCGCTTCAGATGAATACCGGTGAACTTTTCCATGCGAGATGGTATCCACTGGATGATGTTGAGGGTGGACTCTATCAACTCGCAGGTATGCCGAGAAACAATATGAGAGGCGGGCAATCCCGCACCTCTCTCCAGACGTTGTTTGTTGACCCCTACCTTTCTCAGACCACCTTCTGGATTTACGGCTCAACTCCGGCGAAGGATGCCTACATACAGGTATTTAATCCAAAGCCGGTTTTCTGCACTATCGCCAGGTTCGCCTACTTCGGGTTTCGCTACATCCTCGAAGCCCTGACTGGCATCACCTATACGGGAATTTATCCCAACGTACAAAACATAACTTATCTTCCTGCTCAGGGTAGATAGAAGGAGTATGAGATGGTAATGCTTGAGAATGTAAGAAAAGGTATTATCGGCCCAAATAACAGCCCGGCGGCTGCGAGAGGGTTGGTAACTTCTACCCTCCTCGGTCCCGACCTCTGCCACCTGCATACGGTTGGCCGGACGGTACGCATCAGGAAGATACTATGGTATAACGCTACCGGCGCTGCTCGTAATCTTATCTTCGGCACGGTTACCAACATCATACCGGTGGCGCCAGGCACCTTTGTGCCTCTTCTTCCACCCATTGTGGCCGTCAACGGCGTGCATGATATGATTACCGAAGCCGAATTGCCCGATGTGGAATTTATACCTGACCGGACAGCGGGGGCTGGTGGTCTGACCGGTGATATCTATCTGATGGCTGGTGTCGCCGGTGTCCTTGTACGCCTCGAAGTCGAAGAATATTAAGGTTGGAGGCTAACGCATGGGTGAGCAGATTGATATCTCCAAAATAAAAGGTCCGGAAATAAAAGACGCTGGGGCTATCATTGTAATAGTCTCGGGAAATATGACCGTATCATCCTCAGACTCTAAGGTACAGATAGTGAAGAATTGATGCAAAATCCATATGTTGTTCAATATCTTGAATCGCTTCATCGCTCCGATGGAAGTTTTCTATGCCTTCCATCAGCGAATCAGATTCTTGTGCCATCCGTCCCGCCTAATACGCTGTTGACTTATAATACAGCTCCGGCTCCTGGTGTCTATGCAGCGATAGGTTATGGGGTGACTTTTGACCATGCTATAGTCCCCGGTTCTTTTAGAATGACAATCGTCCAATGGGGTGCCCAACCTATTTCTGGAATACTGACTTCCGACCTTATCGCCAATGGGATTGAATATATCGGATTTGTCACTTCTTCCCAAAAGGCCGCTAGCTCAATCACTAATATAACACCTATGAATCAGTATCTATGCCTGACGGGATATTATCTCAATATCATTTCTCAGGAAGATTATGTTGAGGTGGTCAATGCTTTGAGGAAACTCGGTACGGTCGATGCAGTAAAGATACTGAATACAATAGCAGGAGCTAAGAATCCTCTCCCGCCAGAAGGGAGCACTTAATGAATCCCATACAGATTCCCTCATTAATTCTCCCGTTTCCAAGCGTCAATTTGACCAGTTGGCAGTTGATAGCCGATTTGCTGGTATATAATTCTCTCGATATCCCCATTGAAAATCTGGATGAAAAAACCGCTTTCATATGGGCAAGTGAAATATCGCCCGCAGGTGCTCCCGGGCCGCTTTGGGCATGGCCGGAACTTTCTCCCTTCCCAACTTCTGTATCCGGGAATTTCTGGGCTGCGATAGGCGGAGGAGCTGGCCCATCCTATCCGGCGGTAGCGGCTCTTGTCCCCGTTGCTCCGCTTGTTATTACAGGTACGGGTGTTAACGGCGTTGTCCAAACACCGATGCTCCGCTTCCTGAACCATGCTCCTTACGCAAGGATAAGAATGCAGATGCCCATCCTAGGTGCCGCTGGCTCTGGTTGGGCCGTGCAGGTATGGTTTGCCGGAAAGGGGTAGGATGAAAGGCGATGCGAAAGGTATTTTAATTGCGCTAGGTTCTGCTGGTATACTTACTGGTATTATTGTATTGCTCAAAAAGAATGCAAAAAGTAAGGAGGATACCACGACTGTTGATTCTTCCATTACAGATATACAGGAAAGTATTATGTCGGCAGAAAATCTTATGCAACTTAATGGTTATTATGACCAAATTGGTGGCATGTTAAATGCAGGTATCATTGCCATAGAAGAATACGATGAACTCTATATGGCATATTTGAGAAGTTATTATCGGCTGACCGGAGTAACAGTATGAAGATACCACTTAGCGGCATGGATTTAGGCAACCCTGCCATACTTGCCCTTCAGGCAGTTGGTTCATACTGGGGTGTGACATCCGCCGATGGCAGTGCGCTCGGCATCACCGTAGTAGATGATGGGTTAGTGTTAGAACCTTCCTACGATGGGCTGACGATAAAAATATTATCTGGGCCAGCGGCAGGCCAAGCGAGGTCTATTTTTGTTCATAATGGCAATATCGTAACGGTGGCAGCTGCTTTTACCAACCCCGCCGGAGCGGTGCAGCAAATTACTCGTGGAACACTCTTCTGCATTACTTCCTTTACCGGTGGGGGTAGTGGTCCGGGGCCGGCTCCTCAAGAGGGTCTGGTTTATTATGGCGTTGTAGATGCCATACCGGGGGCCAACCAATTTACTATCGGCTCACTCGCAGGATTAGGGGCGGGTAAATTTGTCTCTCCCACCAACTCATATTATGCGTTTGTGCTCCGTGATGCTGGTGGTTTGAGTGCTGCTCCCCAGGGAGAATTTCAGGCCATTACCGCTTATGCCACGGCCACAGGAATTTTCACCACAGCGGCTTTTACAGCAGCAGTAGGGGTAGGGGATGAAATCCTCATCCTTCATCCTTCCATCGCCGCAAGTATAGCGATTATTCTTAACCTTGCCGTACCTGGCGCTGATGTTGCTACCAACGTCTATGAGCGGGATGTAATCGGCAATAAAGCTGACACGGCCCTTTATGCGATAACCGCTACAGCAAGCCTCATGCGGTACATTAAGGCTCTTGTTAATTCAGGCATAGCGGCAAGCGGTGCCGTAAACGATGCAGGGGCTGCCATTACCGATTTCGATACCAACCTAACTGAGGCAACCAATGACCATTATAATGGTATGGTGATGATGTTCATTTCTGGTGCTAATGCCGGCCAGAGTCATATTATCGATGATTATATAGGGGCATCAAAGAACGTATCCTTCGCCACTGGAGACCAGTGGACGGATGTTCCAGTGACAGGGGATGTCTTTGTAATTCTTCCCACGACTGATAAACTCATTCTTAGTAGACTCAGTATTTCAAGAGCTGGAGCACCTCAGACCTTTACAAAGAATATCACATCGGCAGCTAATGCTGGTGATGTTAATATAGCAACGGTAACTGCTCAGACATGTTTAATTAAACGAATAATTGTTCGAGCTAATGCAGCTCAAACTGGTGATTTAACAAAAATCGGTGTTTATGGTGGGACTGGTAAAGTAGTTACTTTTATTGATGATGTTACGGGCGTAAGGGCAAACATAGCTGCTACGGACCAGCAGGTATATTCCTCCGACCCCATAAGCTTGCCTGCTACGAAGACTATCGTTATTACGTTGACAGGTACGGGCGGTACGGCTGTCAATCTGCAAATAGACATTGAATATGAAGCAGTAGCTGATGGAGGTTACCTTGTATGACACCCGTAGGAATTAATGGCATCAGCTCCCAGTGTAAGGGCGTCAACGGTGTACAAACCAAGCAAGCTCTTAACGCTGCCAATGAAACTGTATCTAAAGGGGTCTATAACGCTACGACTTTAAGTTCTGTTGATGCTGATTTGGCTGTTGGCAATATAAAAGGTGGAGTCACCATCTTTGGTAAACTAGGTACGTATGTTCTAACTGAAACCATTGAGAAATATGCTGATGCATCTTTAGCAATAGGAGCAACTTACACACCAGCAGCCTCTGGAATATTTTTTGCACTTTGTGTTCTCAGCATAAGGGTGCAATATTATTCTACTGTTGCCGCAGCTTGGTATTCACCTTTCAATGATACATATCACGCTGGAGTTACTGCTATAGGTGATGGTACTAATTTCAGATTATATGCAAATGCAGCAGGAGAGTACTGCTTAATGCGTCATTATTCGTCACTGGGGACATATACGAGAGATAAAGACGAACAGTTGGCAGAAGGGGCAAGTTATACACCAGCAGCATCAGGATTCTTTGCAAATGCAATGTCCTTTGTGACCAGGCCGGTTTTACAGATAAATAGAACAACTGCGGGCTGGACAGACGTACAGGAAGGTCAAAGCGCCGTTCATTTTCTAAGTATCGTTATAGGTGATGGTACTAACTTACGTGTAACAAATCCGGCTGGAGCAGGTGCACAGTATCATGTACTTATGCGAGCTAAAATGAGTTAGGAGAATAAAGTGGGGAATTTAAAAGAAACTGCAAAACAGACAAGAATAGCCGCTTATAAATCTAATCTTAAATCTTTACTTGCTGATGATATTATTGATACAAGCCTGGCCGAATTTGCAGACCTTAAAAGTGAACATGGTAAGCCAATGAGTTCTCTTAATGGAGAAATTATACTTCAAAGAGATGTTGATGCAAATGGTAAACTTAAAGGAGTAATATCCATACATCCAGATATACTTGCTACTATACTGCCCGATATCAAAGCTGACCCCATTGGTACTGGCTGGAATAAATATATTGCTAATTACAACGCTAAGGGCAAAAATATACTCAACGGTGTAGCTGATAGGCAGGCTAATGAATACGAACAGGAGTAATCCATGGACAAGGATAAAAAAACAGCGTTACTCGCCGGGGCCGGATTGGTTGGATTGGCGGCTGTAGGGTGGGGTATATATAAACTTAAACATACAACACCAAAGGAAGAAGCTGGCAAAGCTCATCTCGTAGGAAGGATAGTTGATGAATCAGGCTATCCACTGGGCAACGTAATAGTTAGTCTGTATAGCGGCAATGAACGTATGGGTTCGTTTACTACCGGGGCAAATGGCACGTATGCCTTTTATAATATTCCTCTCGGTACATACGTAGTTAATTTTGTCAAATCTGGATACCTGAGTAATTCTTTTAGCATTTCTCTCACGGGCATCGGAACCGCCGTCGATGATTTTGTTCTTTATGCCGAGACTGCCGAACCAGTCTATGGCGTGGTGCAGGGCAGGGTGGTCAATCCATCCGGGCATGGCTTATCCGGGGTAAATGTCACACTCAATACCGATGCTGAAGGTAACCAATACACCACGACCAATGCCAGCGGCTATTATGCTTTTACGGATGTTACCGTAAACCAATATTGCCTTATAAGTTTTGCGAAAGACGGCTATATCAATGACTCCTTTGAGTTTCAGCTCGGCCAGGGGGGTGCGACGCTCGGAGACATGACTCTAGCAAGCGAAACTATTCCCCAGGAAACCGGCATCGATTTCACAATGAATTTCTCAAATGAATATTTTATGGACCTTCATAACGTGAACGGCGTTCCGATTGCGGAGACGGGCTCAATCCGTTATCTGGTCGGTGAGCTACACACATATCCATATATCCGGCTGGCCCATCCTATTGTGGCGGAAAAGCCAGACGGGCTGATATTTAACTTTACAGTCCGTGGTAATTCAACCTGGCTTTATCCTGGCTCACAATTTCCTGGAGAGATGGGATTAAAGTTTATTGCCATGTTCTTCCGGTATGGTCTCACGCCGCCTCCTTCCGGCATAAGATTTAGCACCTACCTTGGAATAGGAGAAAATGGCGTGCGAGTGCCTTTTAATGGCTCTGCTAACGCAAATTCATTTTACTGGAGCAAGAATCTACTGTATTACTCGCCGGGTTTATATGATGTGTTAGTCGATACGTCATTCGGTCAGTTTCTTATCCTCGGCGCCGTAAATGTTACTGGTAATCGTCCATATGCTGCAAACTATTATCTGCAAACTTTTGCTGAGATTTACGCACAGCAAGCGAAAGAGGATGCGATAGAACAATGGCTACAAACCCATCCGATGCCGGTGTACGACCCACAAAATCCTGGTGCTTTCCAGCAGGCTATGACGGCGTGGTCTCAGGCAAAAGTAGTGGTGGGGCAGGCCGCCATTGAGGCTGCTATTATCCAGTTTATGGCATCCCATACGGAAGAGGCAGCCTACGAATGGTATATGTCTACACATTAGAGGAGGCAGTCAAATGTTTAAGTGGGTTGAGAGTGCTTATTTCTGGCTATTGTGGTTCCTGGGATTTTCAGATACGGATGGTGAATTCCAGACTCCTGATGATAGAGAAAAAATTACTTTTATGCTGCGCAGGATGAAGGAGCGCATGGGAGTAATTTGGTGGATTCTATCACTGGGAACGATACTGGGGATTTGGACAGTCTGCCTGCTCATATCCTATTGGTATATCCCATTAGTAGCATTTCTGCTCTGGCTCTTCGTTCACGTTTTATACCCATATACTCCGCCAGACAATATCTGGAATGGCAAAAAGTTGAAGAGGGATGACTGATAAGGTATTATAAAAGTAATCCTAAATATGAGGTAATACCATGGGTGAATCGACCGTAGCGCTTCTCATTCAAGCTGGTGCCGTCGGGATAGCATTAGCTTTGGTAGGTCTACTTTACTTTACTCTTAAAGGCAAAAAAGATAGTGAAGAATCTGACCGCTTGGTCCTAACCAATCACCTCTCCGGTCTTTTGAAGGATGACATTGAAAGCCGTAAGCAGCTCACTATTGCGCTAACCACTCTTAACAGCACTGTGAGCAATTCAACACAGAATTGCTCACAGATTCAAAAGGATATGCAGAAGGCCAATAATGATATGCAAAAGACTAACAATGATATCAGTATTACGCAAAAATCCCTCAATAACGAAGTGGAGCAACTGGAGGAATTAGTAAAAAAGCTCTCCTAATCAATTTGGCCCGACCTAGCAATCAATATGGCATCAGCTCTGTCAACATTTTTTTTCAATCCCAATGGTGCTCTCGGATAAAGTTGCTGGGCAAGTGTACGAGCTGCATCCTTATCCCTTCCAATTAGTTTTGCTGTTTTTTTCCATTTGTGTGGTGTGACAAGGACTAATGGTATTTGTAGGGCAGCTAGAACACCGAGGACACTTCCATAAGACATCCCAAATGTAAAAGAGCTTGATACTCCCTGTTTCGGCATGGCGTTTACCTGCTCCACATATGCCCTGATGATATCCTGATTGAAATATTTCTCCCAATACCGTAGGGCTTTGGCAAGCTCCGCCGGATTTACTTGCCGGCGCTTTCCTGTCAGTGCCATTGTAGGCATATCGATAACATGGAGAAATTCGTTCTTAGGTCCAAGAAAAGCTATTGCTCCATCAGCACCTGGGTCAATTCCTATAATCATTTAGCCACTCTCCCAAAGGCTTCCTTTGTACCCTGTGTAAAGTTTGAGGTGTGAATAGCTCTGGCCATATGGAAATCAGCTGCCGTAGTAAGATGTTTGCTGGTTTTCATCCAGCATTCAGCCTCCTTTTTACGCAATTTCGCCTCTTCTCTCCATAACCTTTCAGCTTCCCGATAGAGTCTGTGTGCTTTTTCCCATTGTGTCTCAGCCATAATTTGACTCCTTTTATCCCATATACTTTCTTTTCCCATCAGGTTAATGGCAGGAGCTTAGCGCCGATGACCCATACCCAGGGGTTTTTGTTCCAGCCATACCCACGCTTTTCATTCAGCTTATCCCAGAGACGCCTATATTCCTCATAGGCCGTAGTCCAAAGCATCCTATTATCGAAGGCTGGAATTATTCCTTTTATTTGGTGGGTATGATGCCCCCTGCATCCTTCCCTAACTGCATCAGCTTCAGTCAATGCCTGTACCTGTTCTACCCTTAGTTCGGTAATCTCTTGTGAGATGCGGCTATATTTACGGGGCATGAAGATAGAAGGTTTCTTCCAGTACATACCCGATGCAATACCTTCAAGCATGGCCTCGGGTGTGACAAGCGGATGAGGCTCATAATAAGACGCTAGATAGGAGTGGAAGCCGTGGAAATCTTCCAAATAGGTCTCTTTTCCCCACAATCTCGAGCCGATTTCACCGTAAGGGCAGCGGATGTTTATCACATCCCCGGAGTGGATATTGCGGAAACTATACCTACCCTCAGAGTCAGAGCCTACCCGCATCCAATGATTGGAGAACTCGTTTATTCGGTTAAGACCCCTTGTCCGACGGGTCATATCTTTCCGACCATCTAGTACATCCACCGGATGGGAGCCGCTGTAAATAATTCCTGTCTCTTTCATAATGTTTTCTCCTTCAGCTTTTATAATCCGTGCAAAAAATACAGGCGTTTGACGTTCTGCCACGCAATACGGCTATGAGGTACATAGACCCATCTCGGGACCCCGGGTGCAATTTGTGACCGGCAGCGCATCTGACTCTATTCCCCATAACCCGGGCCTGAAGACAATCGAACGTGATTTTTCCATGTGTTTTCCGATGCTCCACCCGTTCCAATTCAAAGGCTTCTTCGTTGGATTCGCTCCATGGGTCTGCAACGACTGTTTTCAAGGCTTCTCTCCTTTCTTAAATTTATTCAAAAGTTCACTAAGAGGAATGAAATCCGTCCCGCTCTCCACATTGAAGAAGTACGCATGTATCTCCGGTTCCTTTACCAAGCCTGGGGCGAGGGCGAACTTGACGAGCTTTAATACCGGGTCGCCGCTCCAGCTTTGCTTGAAGTGCATCAGCACGCCCTTCTCCAGTTTGTACATTGGCTTGGAATCTTCAATCATATAATAAAGGAAGCCACTCTCTTTTTTCCAGGACTTTAACATTTCCGCTAACTTCTCTGGGTTCAGCTCTATTTCTTTTAATGGCGGTAAGCCAGCTCCTATCGGCTTGAAGAAATGCTGTATCGGCGGGGCATTTTTTACAAGTTCCATTATATCAGAGGGAGGCGCCTTGAATAATGCTGTCACCGAAGTTACAGCTTCTAGCCACTGTTTACCAATATGGTCGGTAAAATCTTGAATCGTGTCTATTTTCACATTGAGCGCACTCATTTTCTCCAGTACGTCCTCAAGATAGGTATTGTGCTCCTTCACCACCTCAACCAGCCCAAGGAGCATTTCCTTCGCTATCTTTGTCGGGACATTATCATCATCTTCCTCCTCCGCCTCAAACTGGAATTCCAGCAAGAACTTGAACTTTTTAGCGCTCATCAATTGCACTTTTATTCCCGGAATCCCGTTAAGATGGGAGTAGGATGGGAAAGCATCCGTCGTCTTAAATTGACTATGATTCCCACCAAGATAGAATAACTCTGTGGAGGTGTACTCACCTATGGTTATTTCTATATGCACCGACATGCTGGTTAAATATTGAGAAAAGACCGTTGGTTCGATGAGGGTTATAAAAATGTGCGTTAATTTTTTCGCCCCTTTGGGAATAGCGACGTAAACTATTTCCCCATATTTATTCTCACCAGGACACGAAACCTTCACCCCGGTGGTTAATACTTTTTTTACTTCTTTTTCCCCGTCCACGCTCAGCACCCCCTTTTTCTTAGCTTTTTCTGAGGTTTACCAGAGAAATGGTCTTTACAATGCACTCCATTAGATGGGTATAAAGACAAATTCCCGGGTTTATTATTACTTCTATTCTCGTCGCTATGATGAACTATCTCACCTTTTTTTAATTTTCTACCGAGCTTCTTTTCCATCACATATCGATGCTCAAAGACATGAACTCCATTAACTAAAATCTTGATGTATCCTTGGTTGTCCTTGTACCTTTTCTCTTTTCTCAAATGATGAGGCGGGCGACCTTTAAGTATTTTGCCCCTACATATGTGGCAATATTTTTTTAATTCGCTTTCTTGAGAAGGAGTAACGGGGTAACGTCTATATATTATTATGTCTACCCCGCACTCGACACATTGCCGTTTATATTCCATATTCGTATTATAGACCTATTTCAAATCAAAATCTACGCCCCTCCGGCGGTCGCCCTGTATGTTTCCACCTTCCAGCCGCCGCCCTCCCTCTGCCCCTCCGGCTCAAACGGTCTAAGTATGCTTGGGAGAAGGAACCTTGATGTGTTGTTTCCAGTGTTCGCTGGCCGCCCGTGCGTTTTCTTCGACCTCTGCTTTGACAATAAGAATATTTTCCCCTACTAACCATTGGCGGGCTCGCCGGATGAGTTCCGGCCAGGTAGCTTCCTCCCTGAACCACATCTCGAAATTAAACCATCCATCTTTTCCCACCATGGCAAGCCGGTCGTACTCCATCCAATACGCAGTACAAAGTAGCCGGTCGAGTTCCGTCATTGTCCGATAGTCCCGGTGCAGTGCCTCTCTTAAAAGCATACGAACCAGTCTCTCTGCTTCTTTCCTGAATTCTTTCGGGCACTGCGGGAGCAGCACCTCATCATCAAGTAGATTGGGCGATAGTTTGGACCTGTTTACTCTCACCTTCGACCTCCTTCAGAATCTTTTTCAGTTTATCCTCTAAAAGGACAATCTCATCCGAGACACCCTCCCAGTAGGAAATTTTCTTGGCCGTCTTCATTGTTTTCCCGGAATAAGCACTCTTGTTCTTATTAGCCCGCTTGCGAGCTTTCGCCAGGATGGACAAGAAATATCGCAGCATTTGTTGAGCCTGTGCATCTCTCACCCTATCCCACATGGAATCGACCTTCATAAGCTCTTCGTAGCCGCCCTTTACTTTGGCCGTATCCCGGAAATAAGTCATCGTCAGCTCCTCAATATCGGACTTATTAAGGAGCGCCCTGTGATTGTTTGATATTTTCATCTTCGTCTCCATCAAGTTTATTACTGTAAATCTGTGGTAGTGTAAACCCTCGATGGCTCCTTCCCCTACCATCCTTTTAGCTACATTATTTACATCTTACCACTGCACAAACATTGGCATCACCACCACCGTCACCCCCTCTAAATCTCCTGTAAATTTGCCGGCGGAAGAAGGATTGGTGATTTCCACAGAGCAGGTGGAAAAATGCCTCAAAAGGTCTTTAAGATATTTGATGTTGAAGGCAATCTTGGCCGGTGATTCATATACCCCTTCCAGCTTCACCGGCATATCCATTTCATAGTTCATTTCCTCGTCGGAAACGATGGCCGCTATCTGGCATTTCCCATCGTCCGGGCCGCCGTCGGGTAATCTTGAGAAGATGAGGCGTACTATGCCGGAGCCCAGAACATGTTCGTCAATCATGCTTAACCTTTGGGCCATCAGGGGAGCGGAGAAATTCGCCTTGCACTTATACTCGCTGGGAATAAGTTTGCGGTAATCAGGGAAAGTCCCCATCCTAACCTGGGAAGTGAGGAGGATGCCGCCGGACCTCATGTAAAAGCAGTCTATTCCTTTTCTCGGTTCCACACCGGGCACAGTACCGCACTCGCTCGTATTGAAAGATATCTCGATTTGCTCCTTACGGAAGAATATCTTCTGCATTATTGCGAGCGTGCGCCCGGGGATGATGGTAGAAAAATTACCCAGGCCGAAATTCAACTGGGGATTTTTTATGGCCACGAGCCTGAATCCATCCGCCGCAGCTAATTCTCCATCATTCACACTCACCCCGGTTAAAACGGGCCTTGTTTCTTCTTTAGACATGGCTGGCATGGCTATCCGACTCATCTGGAGAAAGAATTTGGCATCGAGGGTGGTCCATGGGGAATCGTTCCATTTGGGTATGGGAGGAAAGTCTTCCGGTCTGCCATTCGCCCAGAAACTCACCTTCCCGAGATTCAGCCGTTCGAGCGTTATGCGGTTATTCTCCACCGTGATTTGGAGTGAATCGGGAGCTTTGACTTTCAGGAAATGGTTTAACATCTGGGGTGAGAGTATGAGAGAAAACGCCTCATCATGGGTAGCTTCCAGTTCTACACATACGGCGCTTTCCATATTTGTTGCGGTCATCTTCATTTTGCCCTCGGCAAAGTTTGCCAAGATGTACTTCGTGATGGGAAGTATAGAACGGCCAGAAATCACAGGTAATAACTTCCCCACAGCTTCGGATAATTTTGCAGTTTGTATATTCGCCCTCATTATAATAGCCTCCTTAAAATTCCTTCCTTATTGAGCTCTCGCTCGATTATTATGTCACCGTAACTAACGTCTCCCCGTGAAGCACCAGCCTCACGGGAAGCGCACCATATTTGGACTTGTCTCTGCGCCGGCGTGATGCCCAGCGCTTTTGCCTCATGCTTTATCTTGTTCTCCAGCTTTGTATAAAGTTTATCCGGCAGTCTCCGCTCGGGGTCATAGCCGTAGAATTTCTTTATCCAGCGGTCTATGGGGCAAACATCCTCATTCCCAATAAGATTTTGCCATAAGCTCCATACCTTCCGTCCCGCTGCCACCGGGTCATTCATGAGCTTGGTAACGCAGATATAGTGGACATTGAGCAGGCCATTCCTTGGCACATAGCCGAACCAGTTCAGATGCCGATAAACCCTGACGGCGATGAGGACATTTGCCTCAATGCTGCTGATAGGGCTTGTACCGGCCAGCAGGCGGCTGAAAAGGTCGGCGTCGGACCCGAATGCCTGGACAATAGCCGCTCTGCTTCTGGGGAGCCAATCTGCTACGGACAATTTAAGCTCCTTTAATCGCCATTGAAGAATATTATGCTCAAGGCGAGTAAACCATTTTTTACCTTTAACCCGCTCGTCCCGATGTGGGAGAGAACCCGGCGCCCGCCGGTCTCCACATTCGTCTTTAGTTGCGCCAGCTCCACTTCTTCTTCCGGGGTGTCTGCTATGAAAGTGATGCCGGTATTTTTAGCTATTATTTGAGCCTTCATCCGTTTTTTCCTTTTTCTTATACTCAAATAGTCGGGATTCATACTCGGTCAAGGCGGGATAATATTCGGAGAAGTAGGTAAAACTATACCTGAGGAGAACGCCGCATACACTATGAGAATGAATGAGCTTGTGATTCATCTTTGTATCAATAGCGAGGAAAGCCCTCTCTAGGGCAATGGCACGGCCAACTTTCCTTGCAAATTGGTCCTTCGGGTTACAGAATGCGATTCCCCGAACGAAACCATGGCCTATCCCGGAAATTATACACACGGTAGCAACACCATCGGTCGGATGCCCCAGGATGACATCACCGAATTTGAGGTAGTAGAACCTCACGTTTTTCTCTAGATTATTTTTCGTCAGCCGCCGTTGATACAATAGTAATTTATCATCTACTTCCTGACTCCATTTTTCGCCTTTGTCTTTCACCTTTCTTGTCTCCTAATTTATTTCCTGCGTGGGGAGGTAGGGATACCTCCCCACGTCTTAGATTTATTTATTCCGGCTTCTTAGTACCAAAATGGCTACTACGGCGGCTACGATAATCCCTCCTATGATGCCGAAGATTATCCATCCCACACTGGCCCCATTGCCTCCATCGGAAGGTTCAGTCGTGGTCTCCGTGGGAATCACGGTTGGGGTTGATGTTGGCGTCTCCGTTGGTGTTTCCGTGGGTGTTACGGTCGGCGTCTCCGTCGGCGTCTCCGTTGGCGTCACGGTTGGTGTCTCGGTGGGTTCGGGGATAATCACCGGAGACTTCCCGATGATGGCAAAGGTAGTAAAGTGTGATACCTTGGCCGTGATAGTATTCGTAGCCGTATCAACAACGCACTCCAGTTCAACCCATTGTCCGGCGGCTTCGTCGTAGAAAGCCAGTACCAGATTTTCTTCACTCACGCCCTCGGGCAGACTGCCCTCTTCATAGGTGAAAGTGAGCGTGATAGAAGGTTCAAACTGAGCCCCGCTGGGTGCGAAATCATACGCCAGGCCGATGATGTTCCGGTCCTCGGGAAGAGGTGCCGGGTTGGGATTGGGGTTGACTTCTATCGTAGGGAGTTTGTCCCCATCGGCATCCAGCAACTTCGTACCTTTGGGAATACTGATAGTCAGCTCATCATTAGAAGCTGTGAAGTCACGGGTCGTTCCTTTATCGTTCTGGTAGATACTACCCGTTTGGCCAAGCACATTCGTGTCGGTATAAGAGCCGCCGCCGCTACTTCCCCCACCGCCCCCACCGCCGCCAGCGGCAGTAAATGTAGCTGTAACACTCTTGTCAGCATCCATCAGGATAGTTTGAGGATTCGTATCGCCCGTGAGGTCGCCGGACCACCCGGTAAATTTGTAGCCGGAATTAGCCACCGCCTGGAGCTGTACGGTTGTTCCATAATCATACGTCAGCTGGTCGGGAGTAGCTTGAACCGTACCGCCCGTGCCGGCAATTATTGTGAGCGTGTGGGTGTTTATGGCAAAGCTCACTTCGATGGTGCGGTCATCTCTCACTGATGTGAAGGTATAAGTTGTTACTGCCCCTACGGATACTCCATCCACCATTACATCATCGATGCTGTACCCGGCATCCGGCGTTATGGTGAAAAGCTGAGTCCCATCGTATGGCACCTCTATGGTGCCGTCCGGCACTATGGCACCGCCAGCCCCGGCGGTCGCCATGATATCGAGCGGGGTCGCCATTATGAGGTCGGCAATAGCCTGCGCCACTTCGGATTCCACCTCCGTGTTTTCATCAGCTCCGCCAAGATAGGTAGGCATCTGGTCCACCATATAGTTCACCGCATCTGAGGCTTCGTTGTAACTTCCCGCCTTCCTTAACGCCCGGGCAGCATAAGCTGTGGTCTGCATGTCCTCTGCGCCTGCATTGAGGAAATAACCTCCTGTTTGCTGCGAGCCGGTCAGGTTATCCGTCAGCTCCGTCACCTTTTCCGGGTGGGTATGCGTGACGGCAAAGGACTCCAGCGCCCCGGCGAAAGTCAGCCAGTAAGCATCCGCCGTTTCATCCCCCAGGGGGAAGGCTCCGGCATAAAGATACGCATAGGATACTCCGGCCATGTCTGCGGCTTCGGTCAGATAGGAAGAGGCGGGGAAATAGTTCCCGAGTTTTTCCAGGCTCTGAACGTAAAGATTGATATCCCACGTTACGAGAGTTTCCCAACCCTGCCCGATGCGCATATCCCTCACGTATTGGGCAAACCCTTCAGCCGTACCGCCGCCGAATTCCACCTTTGTATTCTCCCACCAGCCGGCAGCGAATGTAGCATAAGATGAGTCGGAAGTTACTACGGACATATCGACTGCAAAGCCGATATCCGGCCCTCTTGCTTTACGCACTGAGGGCGTGGCGCTGAGGGAATTATTCACCATGGCATTATAGGTTGCATTACAGGTGACCAGATACGCTGGATTAGCTGTGATTTTAAACATGTCCAGCACACCCTGGCCTGTAACCCCCAAGGTATTAGACGGAGAGGTGTTTGTGAGGTCTAAGTCACCCGGCCCCCAATCCCAGCCGCCATCGAGATTCTGGTGCGCTACAAGCCTATCTGCAATAGTTATGCCGGTCTCCTGTATGGTTTGCGGCAGGGCACTCGCCCCCACCGGGGAAACGAGGCCGAGCGCCAGGATAAGGATAATCAAGAAAATACCGAATAATTTTTTCATTTTATCTCCTTTTTTATTATTATTTTCATCGTCGCCATACGTTTGATGCTCTATGTTTCCTCACCTCCCTTTTTCTCCAGTTTTTAAATAGCTTGAACATCGATGCTCAGCCCTCCCTTGTCATTCATTCCCTTTATAAATTTGTCGAATTCCTTTTGCATTTCCCTGGCCCGAAATTAAGATGTTATATATTTTATACATACTATACCTCCCGCTTTATTCTGAATCCGGCTTGCGCCACATAGTCATAAACCGCCCGCCGCTGGCCGCTATTCTCGATGGCGTAGGAGCAATACCTCTTATGGACCTGATTGATAGCTTCTTCCGCAGAGAGGTGCTCCACCCGGGCGACGATGCAGGCCAGGAGAGTGCCCGTCCTCCCATGGGCAGCGATGCAGCCGATATCAACCCATTTGCCATGCCTCATTTTTGAAAGGGCGATGTTGACCAGTTGGGAAAGAATTTCCGGCCTTTGCCCCGCACCGTCCGGCCAGTCAATAACGAGTGCCGGATATGAGCGCTTATCTGCCACGGATTTGAGATAACACCCGTTGGTCCAGATGGCGCTCAGCCGACTTTCCCAGGAGCTCTTGGCCAGGTAGATGCCGAAGTCAGGCTTGGGTTCAGCTGTATCGTGGGAATATGGAGCCGCCGAGCAAGTCAGGGTAAAACGCCCCACCCTCACAGGTTGCCGCCAGTGTCCGCAGTCATGCCAGATAGTATAATCTCTGTAAAGACTATTAGCTAACCGACTGCCTTTTCCTTTAAAATATTTGGAACCAGCCATTATACCCCCCTAGATTCGCCATGTGTCCGAGTTTACTTTTATACCTTGCCGTCCCGTTTAGGGTCGCCGCACACCGGCACCGACATATAGTTTTTGCTTACGATAACCGGGAAGCCGCACTTTGAACACGGCGCCTCCCTGTATCCAGGATGATGGGTTTCTCTCCCATCTTCGTTAACCTCGACATGCGACTGTTTTGCTATTTCTGATAATGCCATTTGATAACCTCTTTCATAATTTTGGAGAGCCGGCAGGCGGGGAGACGGGTAGACTGTTAATCCACCCTCGGACCCGCCCACCGACCTATGCGTTAGGAAGCCTGTCCCGGACTGTCGCTTTCAGTGTCTTCGTCAAAGGCTTTGAGGATATCATCCGGGATAGAAGTCTTGGTTTGAGTTACGAGTTCGAGTTCGTCTTCCCGGAAAGGAAAGGGACCATCAGCCTTGGCTATAACTATGCCGATGCCAGGCACCGTTATCTTGATTTCTATTTCTTCCGTGGTCTTCACCAGAATAGGATATTTGTCTTTAGCTTTGTCAATCTGCACCACAATAGCCTTTTTGCCGACGAGTTCCGGTATGGAATGACATTCGCTGATTATTACCATATCATTAATATTCACCTTTTACCCCCTACAAGATTTTACTTCTTAAACTTTTTATAAAACCATACTGTCACCACTCCAATACCGAGTGCGATAACCCATATGGAAACAAGTATGGATATGGCTAGCATCTGGATGTTGGTCGCTAGGTCCTGAATACCTGAAAAGTCGAATCCCATGTCGTTGCCCTCCTTTCTTATTCCTCACTACCCGGAATGTTCGGTCGCCGGGCCGTTTTGTTTTTATTTCCCTTAGCATATGTGCCTCCGGTACTGTATAACATTTTCGCCATCGAAGCGGATACCGCCGCCAATCTAGCGGCGGATACTATTCTTATCCCATGGAGAGCCCCGGCGTCAATAGTGGCGTCGTATTTCTTATTGGAAGCCCATATCTTTACTCCCTTACCATTGAGTAACTGGACTTTCTCCACCTTGAGCCAGAGTTCGTGGGTATCGTCTAACTTGAACGATATGGTCTGGCCGACCACTAAATTCCTTGCTTTTTCGATTGTCATGTTATCACTTCTCCGTGTAAGGCACCCGGACAATGATTTCTTTATATGGTATATTATCCTTGTCTTTCTTGAAGCCACTCTCTGTGACCTCTACCTTACATTTCAGGCTCTCACCGGATATGAGCGCTTGAGAATTTATCAGGTTTATAATCCTCTGCGCTATCCTTTCATTCGTAATACCTTCCATGATTTCCTCCAGCTTTTCTTAATCCTTTACTTGCGGGGTATTGGCAGTACCCCGCCGTGTAAGGGGTTAAGGCTTGGTATTATTCATCTTCGGGTTCGGTATCACCGGGTTCATCCCCGCCGCCGGACTTGTCGAAGAAATCGGGATGCTCTGCAATTTCCCTGGCGATGATGTTCTCCGGGGTAAGGAATTTCAAATCCTCTTCCGTCTGAGCTTTTGCTGTCTCCCCGGCAACCTTGGCCTGTTTAAGCATTTCCTGTAGCTGTTTGACTTTTTCAGGAATTCCCGCTGTGACTTCAGCTACATAGGCATCAGCCGTGGCCTTGAGGTCCTTCACCGTGGCCTCCTGGATTTCTTCTTCGGCTACGTTCTTAATCTTTCCGTAGCCCGGCGCCTGTATCCTGGCGCCGGTGCCGGGATACGCTTCATAAATGATTCCCGCTATAGTTTTACCGTCACGCTCGATTTTTACGATGCCGCCTACTTTGATTTCCATACTACCTACCTTTCGCTTTCCTTATTTATATAGTCTTGAGATTGGTTTGAGACTTGCCGGGCCTCACTGCTGCCTTAACCTCCCATTCTTAGCTTCAGGATTTATCATTTAGCTTCATTATACAGTCTGATACCCAGTTTGTCAAGACACTATTAGAATAGAGTTTTCCATGCATCGAAATAGCCTCAAAAGGTAAGGAATAAATATTTTATTTGAGGCTACTCAGGAATGATTTGGCCCGCTTGGCAAACCAATTCTCCAACTCATGGACCTCTCCGGGGGAAGTGGCGGTGATATCCTCATAGGTTATACTGCCTGGCGCCTTGCCTCTCCCTACCTTTTTATAATTTTCACCTTCGTTTCCCTTTACGGCATTCTTGCCCCCGAACTTCTGGACAATCAACCGGACATCCGCCAATTCATCTGTGACCTTCCAGAGATGTTCCATATCCGGCATCATCCGGCAGCATGGACAACGGACCCTTTTTCGTTCTGACATCTTTCCTCCTTTTTGTTTTCCACGGGATGGAGACCACGAAATTCCTTTAAGATAGCATCTCTCCTTTCCATATCAGTATCCAGCTGGCGTGTACGCCCATCACCGCCACGCCTCGGCATCAATGCTTGGTATTGTATCGCAAGTTCACCCTCTCTCTTCTTCAATCTCATATAAGGGATGATAGCATCTAAAAATAAACTTGCCCTTATTCCATGCAGGACGAAAACCGACACCCCATTCTTGTTCCGATAAATCGAGCCGCCCATTTTATCCCGGAGTTCTTCCAATATTAAAAGAGGCTTCTGTGCAATCTGCACTCGGAGCGTTTTTGTATTATGGCAACCCCATATATTGATATTACCTTCACCATCAACTATACCAGCAAAATAGGCTTTATCGGTTTCAGACCAATCAGCGGTTCCTGGACAACCTATGACTCTTTTCATTTACACACATCCAAAAAAGCTATATGCTAATTATAACCCAGACAAAGAGCTGGTGTCAAACCATGGCATGTCATGTATCGACATGTATGGATATGTATGGATATGTATCGGATGTTTCCGGGAAGGAGGACTGTAAAACAAGAAAGCCGCCTGGTGGGGGCGGCTTTCTTGGCGGCTATGCTAGGGGGCATAGTGTGGCTGAAGGTATTTTTATTATGCCATTAGGCAGCTGGCTTGTCAAGAGCATCCGCATCAAACAAATTGTTCAATATATCAAACGGCTCATCCTGACCGGTATGTATAGGTCTGGAAGTCCGGGTATTCCGGCGGCCAACCCAATGGCCGGCTATCACGGCTCTTCAGCTCAATAAGAAAACGCCGGCGCAAGGCAAGAAGCCTTTCAGCTTCCGCCGGTTTAAAATTATCATGCGCCACATTTTCATCGCCTTCAATGAGAAGAAGATACAATACCTGGTTACGCCCTTCCCGGATGAGCGCCTTCTCCCGGTCACTTAATTCGATATCACGCCCTGCACGCCCGGCATTGATTCTCTTGTCTCCCATCTTTTTTACCTCCTTGACTCATTCACCTGTCCACTTTAAGGTGGGCGGAACCGGCCTGCTGTGATTTTTCTGTGATTCCTGGGCCCGCAAACCCGAGGACCTTCCCGCCCAGTCCATAAATTCTTGACGTTTCCTTCCGCTTGCCTGGAAGACATCCCCCGGCTTTATTGGGGGTTAGCACCCATTCCGTATTCAGTTTTACACCCTCTTTACTTTCGGTTTACGTAACTTTAACCATGTAAATGTCATTGGGAATATCCAAGGAATCGTCAAACTTGATAAGGTTTGGCACACTTTGCGTCCATTGCACGATTAAGACACCTTTGCACTTGAGACTCGCCCGGACCTCGTTAAGAGAAGTGCCGGTTATCTTTTTTCTTCTGGTTCGCCCGGCGGCGGCGTTTTTCACAGGTACGTATTGATTTACCCATCACTATCCTCCTGTCATAATATAAAGTAGGCAGCCACCAACCCTCCTATAACGATGACAAAGAATACCAGGAACAAAATGGCATCCCGTGTACTATTCATTTAAGTAGCCTCTCCAACCCATCCTTCTCCACCACCCGGGGTACGATTGCCCTCAAGACCTCTAGTAGGGCCGTAGTTTTTGATTTTGCGGGTTCTGGGAGGTGATAGGAGTAGTTATCCGCACCCACCTCGACCAGCTCCGGCTTTATCTCCTTCACCCACTCGGTCATAACCGGCAAATCAAAATCCATTACCGGCTCTATGGATATGGCTTTCCTCGGGTGATTAGCCGCTGCGAGAAAGCGCTGCCGCAAAGCCGGTTCCGGCGCCCAGGAATAGTCCCAGGTCTCCCGGTTGGTCTCCAGGGTCGAAGCCAGAATAACATTAGATGGAAAGACGAACTCACCAAACCTTTCCGGGTTTTTGGTGCAGATGAGAAAATCCGTCTGGGAATTTCGCTTGATATTGTCCAGCGCTTCCATTACCCATGCCTGCGGCCACCACATCCCCATCAGGTCGGACATGCTACAAACGAAAACCAGGCCGCCGGCTTTGAAATGCTGCTTCATCCTGCCGGACCATCTGCGGGGATAGAACGGGTCGGCGTAGGTATCATAACCATCCGGGCTCACATCGCCAAATTGCATCCTGTACGGAAGCGCCGCCGGGTCACAGATATCATGGTTTTCCAGATAGCGATTCTTCAGCCTCCCGTTCGCATTACCCCTTGCCCAGCAATAGGAACAGTCATGAAGACATCCCGTGAGGGGATTCCATGTCTGTGTAACCGATTTAAACATCTTGGTCATTTCTTCGCCGCCTTAGCAAATGCTTTTTCCATTTGTTTCCATGCCTTCATCCTAACATCTTTGAGAGCCTCAGCCAGAGTATCTTTCCAAGATTCAACCTCACTCTTTGTGTAGGGTTGATTAAGGAAGGCTTCCAATTCATTAGCCAAAGCGATTACAGTGAAAATACTCGGTCCGCCACCGTCTCCTTTTTGCCGATGAATCGCCCAGCGGGGGTCGGCAGCCCATGATGGGTCAATGCCTTTTCTCTGCTTGGCGCCTAGGTGAAGATTATACCTGGGGAAGGCGGGATATATCTCCAGCCTGACCCCATACCCATCCTGGGAAATACTGTGGACTTCAAATGGCCCGCATTTTCTGATGAACTTGTTCTGCTTCATTTATCGCCCCGTTTCTTCAGGATGAGTTCAAATGACTTGGTAATGCGCTTAAATTTCTCCGCATCGCCGCCGGTCTTATCTGGGTGATAAAATTGAACCTTTTGCTGATAGACCTTTTTTATCAGCTCCGTAGGGTCATCTTTACTTACCCCAAGAACATCATAAGCATCATCGAGGCTTTCTTCCTCTTCAGATTTACTATGAGGATTCTCGCTCGTCGCCAAGTCCTTCGTCGAGCTTAACCCCTGGTAAGCGATGCCGGTTTTCTCCGCTATCCTCACCCGGTCGAGGAAAAGGAATATCGAGCGGATATTCTTGGCATAATCGGGGTAATGATTGCAGAACACCGTCTGCCATGTGCCCCTGCGAAAATATTGCACAGTGACACCATTTCCTCTTTTCATCCCACCGGAAACGTATTCCTCTTGCTCCCGCATGATAGAAAATTGGTCGATATTCCAAATATCAAACATGTGCCTAATATCGTTTCTTGTCTGGTTTGCATCTGTTCCTTTAGCCATATGCCCTCCTAACTTGGTGAAATCTGAGTTGGGCTGGATGTTGGACTTCCGCAATTAGTTTCGGCTATTCGGCAAACTGTATAGAAACAGTATAGCATAATATTGTTGTACAGGGTATTGACAAATAGGCAAACAGTGTGTATAATAGGGTTAGAAAGTAAAGAAAAGGGGGACATGAAAATGCAATGCCCAACCTGCGGTAAAACCGCTAAGAGGATTAAGAGCAAGAAGTTCCCCGGCTGGTATTATTGCAATAACCCATCTTGCAATACAACCGCTTTTGAAAATAAGTCATAGGGAGGTAACATCATGGGAATACGAGGACAAGGTAAGTTCACCACAAAGGCATCACGAAAACAAAACGATAAGTTCTTAGAGGAGTTCAAAACTCACCAATCAACATTCAAACAAGCCGATGTTGTACAAGTAGTCACTAAAGGTTGCGGGACATTCCCCGGACTTATTGTGGCTCGCATTTCAGTAATGAGCGGGGAAACTGTCTATTCCGTAGCTGTTACACGCTATGGTGGTCTCTGGATTAAGGGCGACTGGGTTATAGATACCTACTGGAACCCGATTGGAGACAAGGCACTTGAGCAAGATTATCCCGGCACGATGGAAGAGATTTTGAGCAAGTTACCAGTAATCAAAGCGTGGCAGGCGTCATTGCAATGACAGACAATCAAAAGCAGGAAGTCATTAAATTACTAATCGGCTATTATCCTGCTGGTACATACCATGCAATACCAGAAGCCCTATTCCGGCTTGTCCGGCTACATGGCTTATCCCTAAAGAAAGCCAAAGAGTTGCTATTAGAGGTTATACGACAAAACGGCTGGAGCATGTGCCCTAGTTCAATAGGAGCAATGACACTAGGAAATGTTAATGGAATGAGGGGCGAAAAGCGGATATTACAGTGGTACATACGGACTGATTGCTATTACACTCATTTTTATATCCTTAAATAGGGTATCATAAAGGAGTCTTAAAAATGTCTTCACCAAGTAACTACCCTCCCGGAGTATCAGGGTTTGAATTTCAAGTGAACCCGCCAGAGCGCTTACCCAAAGAACCTAGTAAAAGACTCAAACCATGCAGTCATGCTATTAGCATTCCATATTGTTCTCATAGAACAACATCTGGTCTTTGCAGAGTAAGATGGTGCGATAAAGCGTAACTTATTATGCAGGGGGTGACCCCATGCGGGGTAAAATAGATACGAATTTAGGGTGGTTACGAGTGGTCAAAACCAGACCAGTTAGCTACGGATGGTCAAACCGATACCAGACCGCATTAGCTTTGGTGGTCAAACCGCTTAAAACCAGTCTAGACTTGATGGTTAGCCGGATAGCTTTTTGGCTGACCATGTTTACAAGACTGATTGTATCAGGGGGAGGGTTACCCTCTACCCCCCGACCCTTAAGCGTAAAAAGTGGGAGAACGTATTTGCTAGGTGCGTATGTGCTGGCAGTAGAAAACCCGTATTTGCTGGAAGTGAGAGCTAGTGAAAACCTGTAAAGAGCTAAAGTGTGTCTGCTTTGAGTGTCAGACACGGAAGAAAGACAGACCGAAATGCGGTATGTGTCCTGGGAGAATCGCCAAACCGGATTGTACAGGGCTTACCGTTTGCATTAAAGGGGATAAATGAACATCTTGAACTTGCCCGACTGGGAAGTCATAGAGCTTAAAGAGAGCGAGTACGATTACGCTATCCATGCCAAGTACACGCCGGAGCCGACCGCTTGTATCCGATGCGGGGTTATCGGGCAACTATACCGGCATGGTATCAAGAGGCAACGATTCATGGACTTACCAGTTCACAACAAGCGTGTTGGCTTGATAGTGCATCGGCAGCGTTACCTTTGCCGAGCCTGCAAAAAGACCAGCTTTCAACCATTGCCGGATGTGGCTGACCACCACTCGTCAACCAAGAGGCTTTTAGCCTACATCGGCAAGGAATCCATGAAGCGTACCTTTGTTGGGGTAGCCGATGATACCGGAATCCATGAGCGGACTATCCGGCGTTTATTCGCTATCGAGGTAGCCCGATTAGACCAAGAGGTCAAATTCGAGACACCCCGATGGTTGGGGATTGATGAAGTTCACCTTGTAAAGAAGGCAAGGTGTCTCTTGACCAACGTGGAGCAACGGACTGTCATTGATATGCTGGCAACCAGAACAAAAGACGTGGTTAGCCGATACTTGTACCGGATGCCCGACCGCCAGTACATCGAGCTGGTGGCTATGGATATGTGGCAACCCTACAGGGACGCAGTAAGGGATATTCTACCGCAAGCCACAGTGGTCATAGACCGCTTTCACGTTATCCGGTTAGCCATTCAGGGCATGGACACGATACGAAAGGATACCAGGGCGAGCCTTACGGCACGTCAAAGCCGGACACTCAAGCGTGACCGCTATATTCTTTTCCATCGCCGGAGCGACCTTGACGAACAAGACCAGTTCATACTTGACCTGTGGTTAGGGCAGTTCCCTATGCTTGGCAAGGCGTATCAGTTCAAAGAGGACTTCTGTGACCTCTGGATGGTCAAGGACAGGCAAGAAGCCATAGAGCGGTATGAAAACCTTAAGGCGAGCATCCCGACCGAGCTACAGCCCGCCTTCAAGCCTCTGACAACGGCTGTAGGCAACTGGACAGGCGAGATATTCGCATGGTGGGACCATCCGGTAACAAACGCTTATACAGAGGCCATAGCAGGGCTTGTGAAGCTAACCAACCATGCAGGCAGAGGGTATTCGTTCAAGGCGATACGGGCAAAGTTGCTTTACTCTAACCTGCCGACCCCTCACAGACCAGTGTTTGACAGGTCATTGAAAGAGCGACCGCCCTTCATGCCACTGGAAGAAATTATAGATTACGGAGTTAAGTTTTCCACACTCCGCATAATGTTGGAAGGGGGATAGTTTGTTTGAATGCATTACACATCATACGCCGGAAAGCCATTAGATTCAGCTAATTCACCGGATTTATATATGGTAAGTATCCCCCGATAGCCAGTAAAGGAGTGGAATGTTAAGTCAATTTAAAGGAGCCATTTTAGACAATTACAGAAAGCATCGTCTTTTGCTTTGGAGATTCTGGGATGACAGGCCAAAGATGCTATTTGTTGGTCTTAATCCATCAACGGCGAACGAGCTTCAAGATGACCCGACTATAAGACGCTTGTGTGACTTCGCCGAACGTTGGGGATACGGCGGTCTATATGCCTGTAATGTTTTCAGCCAGATAACCCCTTACCCCAAAGAGTTACTAGCTGAAACAGCTATTCATTCCGCTGATATCCATGCTATACAGATGGTTAATGAGCTTGTAGTTTTGGTTGTTTGTGGATGGGGAGACGGGATAGAAAAAGCCGCATATGGCATTGCCAGAGCTAACACAATTAAGTCACTTTTTAAAGAGCCAATGTGCTTTGGATTAACCGCCAAAGGAAACCCTAAGCACCCTGTACGTCTGCCGAAAGACACTGAATTAATGGAATACGGGTTATGAAGGGATACTTACCTTATATATTATATATAAGGAAGGAAGTAAGTAAACCTTAAACCCATAGTGCCCTGTGTGAGTGCGCGAGCGAGCGCGAGAAACAGAGCACTATCACACACCAAGGGGTAAGAGTAACCAAAAACGGGAGGAAAAAAGAAAATGAAACTAAAAAATAGACTACACAACCATCCCAAAATGGAGGAACAATTAGGACTAGACAAAGAGCATGTGATTATTGACAGCAAGCTATATGGAGAATTATTGCTGATATTCAGTGAGTTTGGGGAGTTTGTTTACACAATAGAGACTAAACCTCATTCTGTCCCCTCTCCCCCGCGCTATAATGCAAAACCTGCCCCGTAAAACAGTTTAGCTATAGAATTTCCGCAATGCGCAAGAAACACTTGACAAATCAGGCACAACGCCGTAAAATCATGGGTAGATTCAACCAGTGCGCCCCAGGAGACATCCCGGGGCTTTTTTATTTATAGGCCTCAACGCAGGGTAGAGCAGTGGCAGCTCGCGGGGTTCATATCCCCGAGGTCGGTGGTTCAACTCCATCCCCTGCTACCAAAATCAATCAGCCCCGTGCAAACGCCGGGGCTTTTTCTTTGCCCACAGAAAGGTTATCTATTATGCCTATTAAACCGGGGCGTCCCTGCCGGCAGCCCGGCTGCCCCCACCTCGCAAAAGATAGGAGCGGCTACTGCCCGGAACATCTCACCCAGAGCCGCCAGCAGCTGGACAGGGAACGCCCTAACGCCAATCAGCGGGGCTATAATCACCGCTGGCAGCAGGCCAGCAAACAGCACCTGCGGGAACATCCCCTCTGCCGTTACTGCTTTGAAAAGCAACCGCCCGTCATCCGCGCCGCCG